CCAAGATCCCCATGGACGAACAGAATCGAAAGATTGGATTACGAGGAGGTCTGGAAAAGACCCTTTGGTATGTACGACTCGATCTCTGGTGGGTTGGTTTTCGTATCTCAGGTAAGTAGCTGGTATAAGTACTTTGTAGGAAGAACAATATTTCAATCGGTAGAATGCACGAATTGTCGTGAGTTGCAGGTTCGAGCCCTGTTTGTTCGAGGGCTTCGGCCCTCAACTACTTTAGATAGAAGAGGTTCACATGAAGATTTCGATCAATGGCAAAGAGCACGAACTCTCTGAAGAAGACAAGATCTCCTACGAGCAGGTCGTTACTCTTGCAGGGTACAATCCTACCTCTGTAATCACGGTGGTCTACGCTCGCGGCAATACTTGTGGCAATCTCACCTTCGGCCAATCAATTGGTGTAGTAGAAGGTTTGAAAGTAGATGCGTGCCGTACAGGTAACGCGTAATGAAATCAGTTTTAGTATATGACTACATGGCTACTGGCGAAGGTCATACTCTTAAGGTAATCTTCACTAACTCTTATCAAGTAACTGATGAAGACGCAGTAGCCAAGCTTAAAGAGTCGATAGATCCGTACTTCCACAGAAGTATAGAGCTACTCCCTCTGGAATCTATTGAGTTCAATGTTCGCTGGATGAACTTGATCAAAGCTCACGTACCAGTACTTCATAACTTCATTACGGGTGACAAGGATTTCGTTATAAGCGTTGACTATAAGTTCTACGTCAATTACAGTTGAAGAAGTTGGGGCCCTTAGCTCAGTTGGTCAGAGCAGGCGACTCATAATCGCTTGGTCGAGTGTTCAAGTCACTCAGGGCCCACCAATTAGGTAACTAATATGAAATGTTCTAAACACCCTACTTACAAGGTAATGCGGAAACCAACCGCTGATTGTGAAGAGTGCAGAATGTTATGGGAAATCAAGCAGATGACGCCAGAGCAGATAGAAGCTGGCAGACGAGAGCTTGAACGCAACCGAGTTGCGACTCCTGAAAGTATTCGAGAGTGGATGAACTCTCTAAAGCAGTGATCCACTACTGTAGCAACCGGTTATTGCGGACTCAGTATTGGTTTTAGTTAGAACAACGTGTGGCAGTGGACGTACAGGTGGCATCACCTCACGAGGAGTTTCCTTATGTATAGTTTCGCTGTAACGGTAGTCTGATCAACTATGTTCTTTCAGGACTTGAAATAGTCCTACTTTTTCTGGCGGGTTGACCGAGTGGTCTATGGTAACTGACTTGAAATCAGTCGGGTCGAAAGGCTCCTAGGGTTCGAATCCCTAACCCGCCTCCATATTTGGAACAATGACCGAGTGGCTTAAGGTAACGGTTTGCTAAATCGTCGGGTTAGAAATAGCTCCTCCAGTTCGAATCTGGATTGTTCCTCCACCTTTACACAAGAGTATCTACCATGACATCTAGTCGCCCGTATCTGATCCGAGCTCTATATGAGTGGATCAACGATAACAACGAAACTCCACACATTCTGGTCAACACTGAAATGAAAGGAGTAGAAGTTCCAAGTGGATTTGATAACGACGGTGAGATTGTCCTGAACCTCTCTCCTGGAGCAGTTAGTAATCTCCACATGGGCAATGAGATAGTTTCTTTCATAGGGGGGTTCAAGGGCGTTAAACATACCCTTGTAATCCCTATTCAAGCAGTGCGGGCCGTTTACTCTAGAGAAACTGGTCAGGGCATGATATTTGATGAGCTCGAGCCTGATAGTGAAGAACCGGTCTTTGCTCCAACGGAAGAAGCGGCCACGGTACCAAAGCCTTCGTTCCTGAGGCTTGTAAAGTAATCAAAAACCGGTTAGCTCAACTGGATAGAGCTACGAGCTTCTACCTCGTAGGTTATGGGTTCGAATCCCTTACCGGTTACCAAGTTCGTCTCTAGATGGTCGGTCCAGGCCTCTAAAACCACGGACTCCCAGATCGTGTCTGGGTAGAGACACCATTTGCACAAAAACGATCATCCCTGCATAAAAACGATTAGGAATTGACGATCATGCATAAATCCGTATAGACCCGCAAATTAACCAAGCCTACACTTCGTCTCTGGCGTTGGGGTAGCGACGTCCACGACACTGGGTATCGAATCTTCACCCTAGCGTTCAGTAAGCGATTCGGCTTTGATTGTTACTTGTTCCATTACAAGACCGGCTCCTACATCCCAAAGCATAAAGATCCGTCAAAAGGTAAGAAGCTATACCGGTTCAACATAGAACTGGTCTCTGCTAAGAAAGGTGGGCAGTTCGTCTGTAATAAGAAGATCTGGTCATGGGGTAGGATGTTTCTTTTCAGAGCTGATGACTCGTATCACTACGTTACTCCTATTGAGGAGGGCAGTAGATGGGTAATTAGCTTCGGTAAATTAGTATGAGGTAGGAATGTTTCCATACGGATCTAAAAGAGTGTACGGAAAAGGTTGTCAGACGTATAGAAGGTTTGGCATGGGGAAAATCCACGTCAGAGTCTCTGGCTCTATCAAGAGCCACAAGTACGGGCGACAATGGGATAAATCAGAAATAAACGAGCCCTCCGAGTGAGGGCTTTTCTTTTGTCTGGGGATTAGTAATGAACTTTGACCAGTTGATCAACCTATTGACGGCAGAGGGTATCCCTCTGAATTCCATTATATTCAAAGCGACGTGGATGGAGAATTGGTATATCCCTCATGGTATTTCTGGATCCGGCGCGGGTATGAGATTGGACTGCACGAGTCCAACTCGAAAAGACACTGCAAGATTCGATTGGGCGAAATATTCAAATATAAAAAGTCATACGGTAGGTGAAGTGACGGTGGCACGCGGGGTTGGGGAGTTGATTTCTCGGAGTGGTAGCAAAGTACGAGTAGTCCTACATGGACATAAACACCGTTAGCCCATAAGATACCGAGGAATCAACGATGAACCAACTTTACTTCCGAGATTTTCTCAGTAAGTTTATAGACCTTGGTGGGGATATCTCCAAGATAACTTTCGTAAGTTCTTCTCTTGCAAATAAATACGAAATACGACATCTCGGCAGATACCACTTGGAATGTACCCGGATAAGTTCCAGTGGTAAACGGGAGAATGCTTCATTTCATTGGTTCGATAGTAAGACTCGCCAAGGTGTTTATGGTTCTTATTGCGTAAAAGCTATTGGCAGAGAGGCTTCGAAAATTGGCAGGATAGGGAGTAATAATAAGATAATTGTGACCCTGGTAAATACACGGGAGAGTAGCGATTGAAACTTTTCAGATTTTTGAATGAACTTTTCACTGAGAGGGGTTCTGCGCAAAATATAGAGATCGCAGTTTCTCAAAGACATGAAACCGATAGAAACTATATTCTTATCTTTAAAAAACTATCTCTAAGAGACAACGTAATCAAGTTTGCAAGAGTCAGGCCGAGCGGCGAGAGCGACCTCATGCAATACTACTGGAACAGGAAGGTAGAGAGTGATTTCTTGAGGCGGGTTGAGATAACTGACTTGAGCCGTAAAAAATCACTCGTCAGCATGACCTTAGTACTTCAAGCATTTGATGCAGAACGATAAGGGCCTTTCGGCCCTTTTTTAGATTACGTGAGAAACTTCGAAGTTCTCATAGACTACCCAGCCACCTTCAGTTGCAGGACCAGAGTTGTCTATTACGTACGCACCTGCTTTAAAGTAGAACGGATACGCAGTCCACAGGGGGTTTACTTGAGTTTGGAAACCGAGACCGTTGATAGTACCGGTAAGCAGGCCAGACTTATCTATTTTCACCGTGTACTCGAACGATTCCCCTAGAGGACATGGCACGGAAAGAACTTTAGTGGAGAGGCCTGATGGAATTTCTCTAAAATCGAACCGGGCAACCCCGTTCCACCAAGTAACCATCAAGAATGGATTCGGAGCCTTGTGAGCATGGATCTGACCTATGATTACTTTTCCAGAACTCGGAATGAGCTCCAGACGAACCTTACCGGTCATAGTGTGTACGGCGTCACCTGCCCGCCAGTTGTAGGGGTCTCCAGAGCATGGTAGTGTTTCCCGAGTCTCAGTTCTAGGGCTAGAACTTGATCCTGACAAATCACCGAGAACGGAGCACCAGAAGTTGGTATGACCTTTTGGATCGACCCACATTAGATTTTGAGGAGGTTTTTCGGGGTACCGATAGGTAGTACCGTGAGCAGTGATATTTCCGAAGTAAAACATATTTAAGTCCTGTTATTTAGAGTTTGCGTCAATCAGTTTGTTTATATCTTTCTTCAGAACTTCTTTATCCTGGCTCATAGAGTAGAGGTATTCGTCGATGGACTTACCTTTGGCCTTGCCCAAAAATCCTTTTGGAAGCTCGGAGTGGTAGTGGTCTACCTGTACATGACGATCTGCTTTTTCTAGGTGAGCATGGCTTCCTCTACGAACCGCACGGGCGATTACTTGACGAATCTTTGAGTCATTCCAGTGCGGCTCCATGACTTGCATGTGAGTAACGCCTTTCAAATTCAAACCTTCTGCCCCAGAGCTGGATAGGAGCAGAGTGTCGAATTCCCCATCGTTGTACTCGTCAACCATCTTTTTCTTCTCGGTCTTGCTCAGCTCACCGGTGTAGACTCCGTGAGAAATGCCTTTGTCTTTCAACTGTTTACTGTAGTGGGCCAGACCACTGCCGAGGTAGTTAGAGTAGACTACGTTCCTGTATCCTTTCTTCTGCTTCTTACGAAGTTCGTCTGAGTGATTGATCATCTCTTGGAACTTAGGAGATGCCTCTACTTTCGAGGGGTCCATAGTATAAGAAGCATAGCTGTTGGAAATTTGGCGGACACCTGAGGAGAACGCATTCAGGGAAGCATTCTCTTTTTTAGATAGTGGTAGGCCTGCACGTATCTTTGCCCGGATAGGCCAAGGGATATTATTCTCTGCAAAACGGTAGTACCTATCCTGCTCCTTAGACATAGGGGTCTTGTGAATAGTTTCCGTGGTAGTTGCAAACTCTTCAGGCATATCAGTCTGGGCATCATAGTTATGAACTGTGCCCTTAAGGAGTTTCTTCAGCTCATTGCCGTTACGAAGACGTTCCTTCTCACCAGGTTTGGCTCCGAACAGAGTCCTCATAAAGCCTGGACTTACTTTTTCAGTAGCTATGAACTTCTCTCTGAACTTGGCTTCTGAATCTGGAAGAGTTTCCTTGCCAGTTGCTAGGTTCACTAAAGCAGCGATGTCGTGTGGTTTATTGTACATGCTGGTCCCGCTGAGGATCAGTGCTTTGTCAGAGGAACCACGGACTAAGGCGTGGGCACGATTCTTAGCGGTATCTTTGTTGCGAAGACGATGGCCTTCATCAATGATGAGGAGAGAGTTTTTATTCTTAGCCAGAGACTCGGCTTTGTTCACCAGCTCTTCGTGAGAGAAGTACTTGGTATGTTTATCATTTAGCTTGATACCGAATTTCTTAGCTTCTTCCGGGAACTGTTTAATCACAGAAGCCGGGGCCGAGATAATCACATCTTTGTGCGGATTGCGTTTTTGAGCACGGGCAGCCGCTTTCAAAGCCAGCAGGGTTTTACCCGAGCCCATGGAATGTTGAGCAACTGCGCCATTTCCTTTATCCAGCATCTCCAAGACTTTGTCGTGATGACGGCTTGAGTCCTTGTTCTTCTTTTCAGACTGTTTGGCGATCTTGGTTAGGTACTGGTTCAATGCAGTTATTCCGAATGGGTTTAGTAAAGAGAGTTTAATAGGATTCGGAATAGAGAAAGGGAGGCTTTCGCCTCCCCTAATTTACTTGCGGTATGCCATTACGATTTCTCGTACTAGTGGATCTCTCGTGATCTCATCCTCAGTGAACTCTACGAATCCTGCAGAGTTAGAGTTTTCCATTTTCTGAAGAGCATCGGCCAGACCGTTGTCTTTTCCGTACGGCAAATCTGACTGTTCAAGGTCTCCGTCTACCACTACCCGAGAACCTTCGCCCAAACGGGTCAGGAACATCTTCATTTGGCCCGGAGTAGTGTTCTGAGCTTCGTCCAGGATAACCATTGCGTTACGGAAAGTAGATCCACGCATGGTCATTAGGGGGCTGGCTACGATCTTTCCATACTTGAGATAGGAAGCAACCTTGGTTTTTCCTAACTTACCTTCTAGTACATCGAGAAAAGGGCCTAGCCATTGAGCGTATTTCTCATATTCCGTCCCAGGCACGAAACCCATCTCTTCTTCACAGCCCACCATAGGCCGAACGATGGTGATCCTCTCAATAAGGTCAGCTTCCAGCATTTCGCAAGCCATGGAAGTAGCTACGAAAGTCTTACCAGTACCGGCAGGGCCAATGATAAAGGAGATTCTCTTATCCTTTATCGTCTGAATCATGAAATTCTGTTTGGCATTTCGACCTTGGAGGGGTCCAAACCGAATTTTGTTCATCTGCTGCTCTAGATGAGCATCCAACTCACTCTGCCCGGCGACCAATTCGGGGAATTTCCCTGCGTTCTTCTTGTTCCGACTAGCTTGACGTGTTTCTGGCGTTTTATATCTGCTCATAGACCACCTCGGAAAGATACTGGTATTTACAGTTTAAAGCGCAGGTCGGAACCTGGTATAAGAACTTTAGCAAAGGAGGAAACAAAATGCTAATTACTTCGAAGTTTCGTGATTTCTATGATAACTGCGCTGCGTATGGCGTGGATACTCAAGTTCGTTACAACCGGGAGGAAGAAAAGGTCCGCATGACCCCGTACTCTCCGGGTAAGCGGATGGACAATCCTTCTCCAGTCCACCAAATGGTCATCAATGCATGTGATGGTTGGGGCCGTCGTCTCACCGGAGATTTTGCGGACACGATTGCACGTCGAGATCCTTACGACGTTGTAGTGTTCGGGTTCTGCGGAGTCCTTCACCGGGTAGTTCTTTTTCGAGAGACTAAACCCACTAACCTCAGCGTAATGCTCCACTCATCTATTTTCGATAAAAAGAGCTATGTCGCAGCTTTCGATAAAACTGCCCTACCTGCGGATTGGTATGGCCAGTACCGGAATTGGAGAACTGAGAGAACTTTGTTCGAAGACTTCGAAACTCCGGTGTTTCGTGAAAACGTAGAGGTGTTCACTGCTTTGAACGTACCGATGTTCATCGCTTTCGACAATACTCTCATAACCAACCCCTGCTTGAAAGAATGGGGTCTCACCAAGTTCAAAGATGGCGTTTCAGTATTCCAGGAGATCTCGGCATTTATTTCCGGTACCCTGAACACCGCCAATCAAATGAAACACACCGCCAGTGACCAGGAACTGATCCAGGCTCACGGCTTCGATAAACACAGCTTCCGAAAGGGGAAACAAAAATGAAAGGCACTATTTATCTGCGCAAAGGCAACTGCACCGAAGAAATCACCTACATTCACTTTCCAGGTGGTGAAGTAGTTCCTCAAATCCAGGACGGAGGTCTCTATCCAGAGAAAGTAGAGTCGGTCGAAATTGTAGCTCGACTCACTACTCAGGGCGATCTCTTGAACCTGCTGTTTATCGAGGACGCTGTTCGTCGAGTCTATCCTCGTGCAGACGTCTCTGCCTTCATCCCGTACATGCCATACGCCCGACAAGACCGTGTTTGCAACCCAGGTGAGCCTCTCAGCATCGCCGTGGTGGCTAAGCATATCAACGCCTGTAACTTTGCCAGCGTGAAGATCCTGGACCCTCACAGCGAGGTTACATCGGCTCTGTTCAACCGCCTGGAAGTTGTGACCCAGTTCGATATCTTCCGTGATATCTATACCTCGTGGCGTGAAGTCTATATCGCAGCTCCAGATGGTGGTGCTGCTAAGAAGGCGGAATCGTTCGCCAGAAAAGTAGGTGCGGCTGGCGTAATTCACTGCACCAAGGTTCGTGACCTCGCAACTGGTTCTATCTCCGGAACCCGGGTCAACGATACTGTCGAAGGTCGTACTCTGCTGGTCCTGGATGATATCGGTGATGGCTGCGGTACATTCGTGCCGCTGTATCACTCCCTGAAAGAACAGGGCGCTGCTTCGGTAAGCTTGGCAGTGACCCACGGTCTGTTCTCCAAGGGGACTGCCGTCGTTACCGGTATCTACGACGAAGTAATCTCCACCAACAGTTACCATCGTGAGCTGCAAGGCGAAGGTAACCTCCGTATCCTCAACGTAACCCGTGAAAACTACTAAGGAGTAGCCCAATGCGAATGAGTACCCCCCCAGCAAAACTGTACGCAGCCATCCTCTGTGACGCTTACAAGTTCTGTCACCCAGGTCTGTACCCAAAAGGCTACACGAAGGGTCAAGGTAACTTTACTCCTCGAAATACCAAGCACTTCCAAGGCAGCTCGATGTACGACGGTAAGATCGTCGCAGCGGGCATTCTCCAGGGGATGTGCGCTATCAACCATGCTTGGAACTTGTTCTTCGAAGACTCGTGGGACGAAGTTGAAGAAGTGATTCGGCCATTGATCGAGGCGACCATTCCGAACGCAGACCTCACTCGTCTTTCGGATCTGCACGCTCTTGGCTATTTGCCTATCGAAGTCCATGCAGTAGAAGAAGGCCGAGTAGTAAAAGCAAACACCCCGATCATGCTGGTGACCAACACGCATGACGACTTTGCGTGGCTTGCAAGCTACATGGAGGATCACTTCAGTAACGAGCTGTGGTATCCAAGTACCGTAGCCACTGCTGCTCGTGAATACCGCATCGTTGCTGAGAAGTACGCAGCACTGACTGCAGACGACAATGGCTACGTTAAGTACCAGTGTCACGACTTCAGTCTCCGGGGACTTACCGGGATGACTGCTGGCTACAAAACTGGTGCTCCTTTCCTGGCTGCGTTCAGTGGTTCGGATAACATCCCTGGCTGCTTGGCTGCAATGCATGAGTACGGTGCAACCAAGGCGGACTTCGGTTCGATCATGGCCACCGAGCACTCTCTAACCACCCTCAACATTCAGATGATCGCAGCTGTTCGTGGCTGTTCACTGCTGGAAGCAGAAATTGCCTTCCTATCTGACTACCTGGACAACGTCGGCCCCATCAGCTTCGTTATGGACAGCTACGACTATTACGGCATGCTGGAATACGCCCTGCCTCGTCTCAAAGACAAGATCATGGCTCGTGAAGGGGGCCCATTCGTAGTTCGTCCGGATACTGGCGTCCCTATCGAAGTGATCTGCGGAACCGCTGAAATCTTTGAAATCGGAGATGAAGCCGAGACTGAGAAACACGCTAGCGGTTGGGTACTGGACTACGTTACTGAAAAAGTCCAAGACGAAACTGAACACGGCCAGCATGGCGAAAGCGAAGTTTCTGGCCTGGCTCGTTGGAAAGGTCAAGTGTATCGCTACACCGTCTCCATCGAATGGAACCGCAAAGACAGACAGTTCTACTACATGGACGGCAAAACAGTAACTCAGTTCGAACCTACCACTCCCACGGTAGAAGAGACCGGTACTGTCCAACATCTGTGGAACGTATTCGGCGGCACTGTGAACTCCAAGGGTTTCAAAGTCCTGGACCCACACATCCGCATGATCTACGGCGACTCCATCACCATCCAGCGTTTCGAAGCAATTCTGCAACGTTTGATGGAAATGGGCTTCTCTGCGGAAAACATCGTGGTAGGCGTAGGCAGCTACAGTCTCCAGTACCTGACTCGAGATTCGTTGGGCTTCGCAATGAAGCTCACCTATGGCGAAGTAGGCAACATGAAGATCGACGTCTACAAAGCGCCGAAGACCGACCCTGGCAAAAAGTCTGCGAAAGGCTGGTTGTCTCTTGAACTCGATCAAGACAACGAGTATGAACTCGTCGAAGGTAAGCCGGTCGGCTACAACGGGGATTTGAACTGTGTGCTGCGTAACAGTCAAGTCCTCTCGGAAGCGACGATGACATCGCTGCGTACAAACCTGACGGAATCTCTTCCTATGGCGGCGTGAGTTAGAGTAATAAAAAAGCCCCGTTAATTCGGGGCTTTTCTTTTAGTTTTCTAGAGATTCGTTCAATAATCCTTGTAGCCTAGAAATTTCATTTTCTGCTTCTTCCAAGTCGCTCTCTGATTTCTTAAGCAAATCTCCTAGATCATCGATTTGAGAAGTAAGCACTCCAACCTGAGCGGTTAGGCTAGCATTTGAAATCAAAGTATTGGCAGATATTTCCCCGAGCTTGTCATTCAGAGTAGTCCCACCTACTTCACCCAAAGCAATTGGTTGAGATAGGGAGGCGTTAATTACCACACCGTCCTTTACGATTTCGGTGATAGAAACGTAGTGAGAACCTACGGAACCATCTTCGCTAATCCGGATAAGAATTTCATAATCTCTGTTTCGTTCGATAAGTGCCATTATTAGCTCACAGTAGTAGTAGTGTTAAGGATTTGCCAAACAGTTCCGTTAGAGCGACATACTTTAGCCCCGCCAGTTGCGTTTGTCACATCAATTATGTATCCGTTGAATGCTGAAGCACTTGGTAGGGTGGTCAAGGTGAACTGACCTAGTTGGGATGGGGCCGTTACTGTTAGCCCACCAGTAATAGCTACCGAACCACCGAATGAAGCGCCTGCAACTACGGCTAAAGCACCATTGCTAGCAAACGTGGCCGCAATAGCTGGTCGTACTGCACCAACTGGAGTGGTAAGAATCTGAACGCTACCGGGTGAACTTGTCGAAGTAGGAGTTGCGTCTGCATAGAAATCTATACGACCTACTGGTTGATAGTTAGTGCCGTCACTACCTTCCCCCATCAGAGTCAAACAAGATCTACCTGCAGAGACTGCCCCGTGGGCGCCGTAAGTCCCTTGTGATCTCGCTCCGATGAACGCAGGCCCGAAGTTTGCGGTACTAAAACTATATCCTTGTGCGCAAAATTGAGTCAACGGGCTGCCGGAAGGACCTACCGTGTTATATCCTGAAAGTCCTGAAGTGTACCCAGAAGTCAGTACCGGCAGAGGCTCTTGACCCGCAGTGGCGGAGATAGATACCGAACCGGTTACAAATCTAGGGTTAGCAACCGGGGCTTTTGTAGTTTGAAGAATAGCGATAGAGGAGTTTCGACGGGTAATCGCTGGCTCTCCGTAATAAATAACTCCACCAGCCGGCATCGAAGACTCGTTCCACATACCAACAGAAATTAGCCCAGTAGTAGCGGAAACAGTAATAGAACCGGAGAGTTGCTGCCAGCCCCCAACGGTGTTGTTGTAGGCAAGAACTCGGGTGTTCGCTATAAAAGTACCGTCTGGCGTACTCTCCACCACTACCATTCGTGCAGAGTTAGCAGCTCCGCCAGTAACACATGCCCAGATAGAAAGATCTAGTACTTCGGAAGGACTCACTCGTATAGTAGTACTCCCGTTTTTCAAAGGAAATTGCGAGAATGCCAAAGTTCCAGCGGTAAGTTTTGTAGAAACTGCAACTCTAGTTACGGGGCAAGGAGTTGGGACCGATCCATCAGTAGCATCTACATACGACAAAGTACCGTTAGCGCTGGAAAACGTGTACAGAAGCCCGCTGGTTAGGAACGCGGAGTTCGTTACTAAATTTTCACCGTTATGAACACCACGGACGATATCTCCGAATACGGTCCAAGTGTTTAGGCCCGTACGTTTCAACCTCATTACTGAATATTGTCCTGCGGAAGATGCCACCGATCCTACTGGAACCCGGATAGTAACCCCACTAGCACCTACGAAAGTAACTTGACCGGTGCCAAGTTGTTCCACAAATATTTCAGTGGAATCAGCCCAAGGCGTTACGGCCTGAGCAGGGATAGTAATAGTTACTGAAGAACTACTAGTAGTTGTGATAAAGGACCCTGCGTCTGCGTCCGTGATAGTCCTTGCGGCAGTGGCTTCTACGACTACCCCTTCTACCGCAGTGCCATTAGCCAAAGTAGCTCGGGGAGGGGCGTTTACGTGAGATGAAATGGCCATGTCGGTTACGCCGAAAGTCCGCTTCACAACGTACATCGGAATCCAGCCAGAAGTAACAGCGGGTACGGTAGCGGAGCCGATATTCGCGTCAGAGCCAGCTACTGCGGCAACCTCTAATTTGCCATTAAATAAAGTTTGTGCAGTAGTAGGATTTGTACCATCGTCATAAAACGAGGGGTTACCATCACCACCGTCAACCAGTCGAACCTGAATGAGGTAATTACGTTCTTTCCCGGAAGTTACCGTGTTTGGGACACTGATAGCAGTGGAGACTGGGTACGAAGCCTTTTTGAGTACTTGGGTAGAATCTCCGGAATTTATTGATGCGGACTGAAACAGGACCCCTGGGGTTAGGGAGAACACCCCTTCTGAGTATTGGAATGCTTCTAGGCCTAGGGTCTTAGTCCCTACTTTGTATAGACCTGCATCTTCTGCCGAGGCTGCGACTGCTTCTGTAAGTACAGATCTACTAACGCCATCGAGACTACCTGCCAGTTGGGCAATGTTCGCGTCTAGATTCCGTAACGGACGGTTATCTATGACATAGTAGTAGGGGTCCTTATCAGTGTAGAATTCTACTGGCTGAAATTCAGAAGTAGGGTCTTGGAGAATTGGTGTGGACACGCAGAAGTTCCTCATTAAATAATTTGACGTATTTGCCTAGTTTACTCTGACAACCTGGTATAAGTAAATTGAGAAAGATTCTAATTAGATTGTGTGAGGGTAGACCTGATGAGTTTTCATAAACCTAATGGTAAAGAACGTTTTATCATGTTGATGGCCCAAGGCCTTTTGAACCGTGGCACTCCTATTACCGAGGCCCAGTTCAAAGACGCCAAGGCGTTGTTTCTGGCAAAAGCCTATGACGCTACTCCTGAAGTAGTAAAGAAGTTTACCGATAAATTGTGCGGGGTGTGCAATGGACAGTCTCAACAAAGCTAGGGATTTGCGGGACCTTCATAAACGTCTTAGCTGGCAATTCCTGGAAGCTAAGGGGGTAACTAAGGAAGGTGTCCGGCTAGGTTCCTCTAGCAATAGGAAGTTGGAGATGAGGAATACTACTGCAGGAGTTCACGCTTCTAAAAGCCCGTATCCACTTACCTTCCTTCTTTCAGCACAGATTCCAGATGGGCGCTCTGGGAGTTTTCATCTCAATGACCCTTCGTTTTTGAATGCTCTGGCAACGGCTATAACTGATAAATTGCCAGATCTTCTTGACGACGTTTTGGTCATCCTAGAAAAAGAAGGGAAAGAGGCGTTCCGAATTGCGGAGAAAGAACTCCAAGATTCTCAAAAACGTCTCGACGCTCTCCGTCCGGAAATTAAAGTTCAACAGGAGTTGGTCTGATGAAGCAGCCAAAGAAAGTAGTAACGATCACCCTGAGCCCACGTCAGCGGAAAGAGAAACGGGAGGCCGATGCCAAAAAGAAGTTAATGGCCTCGGTTTCCGATGATCAGATCTGGCGGCACGAAGACGGTCAGGAGTACACCACAATTCTTCTGACCAACGAGCACGCAACTAAACCTGACTACCTAGTAACGGTGTGCTACTACGCTCAGGGCAAATACTGGTCTCAGACGCTTGAGCGGTTTGTCCAAGACAAAGTGTTCGTCCGCAAGTATGAAGAGAAAATGACCCCTGCCGAAGATGAGCTTGGCGGCTGGCTCTCAGGGGCTTTGGAAGACCCTTCTTCTTGCAAGGAATTCAAACAGGCAGTTGAAAATTGGTTTAATGAATTGCCTATCCCAGTTCTGACTAAGGAAATCAAATGAAACGTATTTTTCTCGTAGTTGCAATGATGTTCAGCTCAGGTGCGTTCGCCGCGTACGGTACTTGCGAAATCGGTAACTCTGGCCTTCCGGACGCTGTGGTTCAAAAGCTCAAGGCCGATTGTGAGACTCTTCGTCTCGATCAAATCCGCAAAGAAGCTTTGGAAAAAACTACTGAAAAAAATGCACCAATGATCACCCCGGAGCGAATCACCGGTTGGGCTCAGGTAGCAGAAGGCTTTGCTAACGCGATGGGCGCAGCGGCTAAGCAGTTGAACATCTCGGTAAACGAGTTCATCAAAACTCCAGCTGGCCTTATCACTATCGGCGTCATTCTCTGGAAAGTAATCGGGGTATCTATCCTGAAGTTCCTGGCTATGTACGCGGTGTTCGTAGTTACAAAGCGGATCCTTCAGGTGCTTTGGAAAGTTGGCTCGGAACCGGTAGAGCGAAAATTTGCGTGGTGGACTTGGACTCATGACAAGCCAGTCTACTCTACGTGGAATAGAGCTGACGACAACCTCTGCATAGCGAGCTTCTTCGTTCTTGCAGGTGGGTGCGTTGCAGAAATCATTTTGTTAGTTGGCTTATTGCTCTGAGGTATCTATGGATCTGGCTCAAAAACAAGTGCAGTTCAATCGTCTGCTCAAAAAGTATATCTTCTGTGTAGACGTAGAAGCCACCTGTTCTAACGATGCCTCGGTCCCGAGAGAAGAGATGGAGGTCATCGAGTTCGGTGGCGTCCTTCTCGACCGGGATACTATGGAGGTAATCGAACGGGTTGAGTTCTTTATCAAACCCACGATTCACACCACGTTAACTCCCTTCTGCAAAGAGTTGACTCACATCACTCAAGAGCAAGTTGACGAAGGTCGTACCTACGTATGGGCGTTGACCTTGCTCAAAGCATTCACTGCTCGTTTCGGTGATGATTTTTGCTGGTGTTCCTGGGGTGCGTTCGACAAGAACATTTTCATTCAGGACGGCGTTCTTCATGGACTCAGCCCCCTCCTTGAGCCCCACAATCACTTCAACCTGAAAGTGTGGTTCAGCAAGCTCCTGGGTAAGAAAAACGGCTTCGGTCTGAACAAGGCCATCGAGTACAAGAAGCTTGAGTTCATCGGCCAACATCACCGAGCTCTGAGCGATGCGGAGAACGTGGCTCAGATTCTCAAAACTATGGTGTAGGAGGAATCATGTACGTCATAGACCTTAATGGATTTTTGAGGAGAGCGAAGAAAGCGGGGATTCTATCGTCGTTATTGGTGGAATTCCGTCGAGGCACTTACGATATGGGTGTCGGTCTTCTTACAATTGCCCCTCGAGAAGGTAGCTTCGATGGGCTAGTAATGACAAACGAAAACGGGGCTACCCACCGCTGGGGATTGAGTCTCCAGTCAGGGTCGTCTGAAATTATCGACCTCAGAAGGATCTCTGGTAAGAAATTGGTAGGGGGCCAGAAAATCCTCGTCAAGCTCGGGAGGAAATGTAGTGGTGAGGGGCTAATTCGATGAACCTTAATAGATTTCTAAGAGAAGCTCTGGCCGAGCATCTTGATTTCAAACGGATATTCTTTATTCGAGAAACCCGGCATGAACTGTGGGACCAGTACTTCCCTAAGGGGGAGTTGATGAAGCTCAGACGAGATGTGGCTAGTCGGGACCCTTTTCGATTCGTAGTAGAGGGCATCGGCATGGGTTGGACTGCGGAGAAGGACACGTTCAATGTAGAAATTCTTTCCATGGAGAAATTCGGCAAAAAGAACATCAAAGTTTTTCTCGGGAGAGGTACTCGGAATGGTAGCTACAGTATCCCTTAATGCTTTCCTTCGAAAGCTTCCTGAACTGGTGGTTGATAACCTTCTGTTCATACGAGACGACCGCCTGACGGAATTCTACATAACAAATGGTACCTGGAAACTACGCAAATTAGGGTATAACGAATATGCTATGCGGAAACGTGTAGAACCTAAGTTTGCTATGCGGAAACGTGTAGAACCTAAGTTTGTAATACAGAACGGATCGTGGCATTCTGGGACCTCTGCAGGAGATATACGAATTCAGAAAGTTTCTATATCCCTAGAAGGCGTCATCGTAACTCTCGGTGACGACGTACTTGACGGAGAAAATTAAACATGAGCACTCTCACCAGCATCATCGGTGGACTCGTAGTTATTGCACTGGTACTTCGCGGTGCAGCCGGTTTCTACGATGACTTCAAAGCAAAAACCTCGAAAACCAAAAAGGAAGAACAACAGTGATTAACCATATGTCTACCCGCAACATTCTCCTGGCGATTCTCGCCGTCATCATCGCCTCTGCCGTGTTCAGCGGCATGTACACGGTCAATGACCGTGAGCGTGGAGTGATTCTTACCAACGGCAAAGTTACCGGCATCGCCGAGCCGGGCCTGCATGTGAAGATGCCTTTCGTTCAGAGCGTAGTCTTTATTTCTACGCAAAACCAAAGCATTGCTTTCACGGGCGTGACTGCGTATTCCAAAGACCAGCAAACGGCTACTTTGCGAGTCTCGGTCTCGTATCATGTACCGGAAGCCGAGGTGGCCAACGTCTATTCCAAGTTTTCTTCTTTGGAAGGCTTGCAAAGTCGTCTGATCGAACGCCAGGTTCCTACCCAAGTTGAAAACGTTTTCGGTCAATACACCGCAGCGGATTCTGTAGTTAAGCGGGTGGCATTCGGTGCGAGCATCGAGAAATCTGTTCGGGAGTCTCTTGTAGGACCTCTGGTCGTTGACTCTGTACAGGTTGAGAATATTGACTTCGATGATTCGTATGAAGGCAACATCCGCAAAATGATGGAGAAGAATGTCGAGATTCTTACCCAGAAAAACGAAACCTTGCGTCAAGGCGAGACCAACCTCCAGAACGTAAACCGGGCTACTGCGGAAGCGGAAGCAACGGTGGCAAAAGCAACTGCGGAGGCTACGGCTACTCGCATGCGCGGTGAAGCAGACGCGTATGCTATCGAAGTCAAGGCCAAAGCTCTGGCTCAAAACCAAAATCTGGTAGACCTTACTCGCGTAGAAAAATGGAATGGAGTACTGCCAACCACTATGATTCCTAGTAGCGCGGTACCATTCCTTGACGTAGGTAAAAAGTGAGAGAAAAACTTGTTAAAGGTGTGGGGGTCCTGGGGAGGGGCCTCTACGCCAGTTGTGAAAACGGTAAGCATACCAAGGAGTACAATACTTGGTTTGATATGATATCCAGATGCTATGACGAAAACTATCAACGAGAGCTACCAACTTATGTTGGGTGTTCTGTCGTAGAGCCTTGGCATCACTTCCAAGTTTTTGCAAAGTGGTATACCGAGCACAAAAACTATGGGAAAAAGGGATATCAAATTGATAAAGATTTAAAGTATCCAGGTAATAAAATTTACGGGCCGGAAACCTGCGATCTTGTCCCGGCAATAGTGAACAGCTCAATAATAGTCCCTGACGTTTGCAAAAATTCCAGATATGTTGGGGTTCACTGGTGTAACCGGGATAAGAGGTTCATAGCAAAAATTAGAGTAGGTAACGGTAAGAGGCGTTGTCAGTATTTCGTAAATGAGGACGAGGCCGGGGCATCGTATTTAAAAATGAAATCAACGTACTTGGAGGAACTTGCGGAGTTTTATAAATCGGAACTTCACCCCCTAAGTTACGAAAATCTTAAGAACTGGAAAGTTCAGTAGGTATACTAACCCCTGAGATATTTTCAGGGGTTTCTTTTTTGTTTAGCAGGAGAACGTAATGAGCGGTGAAAGTAAAAACAGCATGATCGTGTATTTGAACCAGGAAGGCCTCAACACCCTTTTCCCGGAAGGTACTCCTGCACGAATCCAGCTTGGCGAGTCAGTCCTTGCAAAGGCTATTGGCACCCATGTAAAAGGGTTGCTGGTCCCAGATGTTATTGCGGAAATTTCAAAGCAGGTTCGGGAGGCAAGCAAGCTGGTAAATGTTGAAGCATTGATCCGGGAAAACTTCAACCGGACTTCCTGGTACGAGCCTCAGAAATTAATTGCAGGTAGTAAACTGGATGTCTCCATCAAGATTGCGGTGGAAAATGCATTTAGTAGCGCTATCATCGAAGTTGTTGAAAAAGCAGTCCTGGCGAAAGTAGAGGCTCTAACTTCGGATATCGAACGACGTGTCAGTTACGAAGTTGAGAAGCGTCTTAGCGGAATAACCAACGATATGGTCAAAGCCCGTGTAAACGAAGCTCTGGCCAAAATTCAACTAGCCTGAGCATAGGGGACATAATGAGCACTTCAGCATTTGTTATCAAAACAATAACCTTAAATGGTCAAACCATTAAAACTGCGGTGCGTCCAGGAAAGCCACATCTGACACCGCTGTTGCTGTGCAATGGCATCGGTGCAAGTATTGACCTGGTAGTCCCCTTCATTAACTCTCTCGACCCAGATCTTGAAGTTATAGCTTTCGACGTTCCGGGAGTAGGTGGTTCGTCTACTCCATGGCTGCCGTACCGATTCGAGGGCTTGGCTAAAACCGTAGCTCGCATGCTCGATTATCTTGACTACGGCCAGGTTAATGTCTTCGGCGTATCGTGGGGTGGTTTCTTAGCTCAACAATTCGCAAAAGATTATCCAGAACGTTGTAAGAAGTTGATTCTTGCTGCTACTTCTACGGGCTCAGCTATGGTGCCTCCTTCAGCGAAGGTATTGGGTTTGATGTCTAGTCCTCGACGTTATACCGATCCCGAGTACGGAGCCAGTATCGCTCCAGATATCTACGGAGGGGCTTTCCGAGATAACAAAGAGCTCGCAACTGCACATGCGAAAAAGATGCAGTCGTCAGGTGGTCTCGGCTACTATTACCAGATGGCTGCAGTTTACTGGTGGACAAGCATTCATTGGCTGCATAAGATTAAGCAGCCGACATTGGTCTTGGCTGGTAACGATGACCCCCTCATCCCCCTGATAAACATGAAGATCATCGCAGATCGCATTCCAAACTCAGAATTACACATTCTCGATGATGGTCATCTGTTCATGGTCACTCAGGCGGAGGCGATCTCACCAATCATCATGAAGTTCTTAGCAGAAGAACGTCAGCCAGCAGTAATGCATTACTAAATTCTATTCTATAAAGGAGGTGTGCTATGCGAATGTGAAGTCTATAGGAGATACCTCATGTCCCGCACGGTACGATGCAAAGGTTTGACCCCGCCTGAATCCTGGTTGATCTCGGAAGAAGAGTTCTACTCTTTCAAAATTCAAATGTGGTCCAAGGGTTACCGGAAAAATTGGAGACACTTGATCAAGGACACGTTCAAAGAAACACGCAAGGCTGAACTCAAGAAGGCTCACTCTGACCATGGCTGGAGATTTTTCTGGCAAGGGAATCCACCTGCGGCGTTTCGTCGTGATGTGGCTGCAAGACGTCGTGCTATTGGTAAACAAGATCTTCAGAAGTCTATCAAACGTGACTTTGGAGAGAGTTACCTCCCGTACTATCCACGAGAATCTAAAACTATCTGGTGGGATTGGGATTAACGTTTGACAGTTGTTTTGGGCTCAGGTTAATATGAGTCCACTTAGCGAGTATGGTGTAGCGGTAGCACTGAATCCTTCCAAGTTTCCAGGGCCAGTTCGAATCTGGTTACTCGCTCCATTTTCTAAAACGCAAAAGGTGTCACATGTCTACTGCAGAAGAAAAGAAACGTAAAGAAGAAGCTGAACGCCGTCGTCGTAATGACAGCTCCTCGAGTTCTCGCGTAAATACGAACTCCGACTATTCAGGTTACGGTTCGTCTGGTGGCTCCTCTAACTCCAGTGATAACTGCGGGTCTTCAGATAGTGGCAGTTCTCCAAGTAGCTGTGATTGATGAGAGACTTTATCGGCCAAGAGTTAGAAGTTGGTGATTTGGTCGCAGTAACAGTTCCTAATTACCGAAGTCTCATGAAGGCTACGGTAGCGAGGTTTACACCGAAGAGAGTTGTACTTCAGTACTTTGAACGATCTACTCTTCACGAATACACCACCCCACCAAATTTCGTAATCAAAATTCCGAAGAAAGGAGACAGCAATGTCTGAAGTACAAGCAGTAAAGTTGGTTGAACGTCGTACCCCACAAGTCGGTGAAACCGTACTGGTTCGTCATCGGGTAAAAGCGAATAAACGTGGCGAAGCTTCGTTGGAGCCATGCAAGGGTGTAGTTGCGAAGATCGCTGCTGTATATCTGGACGGTGATGTCCGTGTCGGTGATGATCTCTGGGCAATAAAGCGTGCAGCGGACAGCAAGACTGTCTGGATGACTCACGCAGAAGTACCCCGTGAAACACGAGCCTAATAAGCTCTGAGAACAAAGGCCCTTAACTGGGCCTTTTTCTTTAGGTGAATTTATGACAAATCGTAGCTATTCAGATTTCAGAGCTCTGCTCGATAAAATGTTGCCGGAGTTAGATTTTTCAAAACCAAATCATCCAGTATTCGGAGTAGAGTGGTGGGATCCCGCAGAAGGGGGTTACCACACCCATATAAGCATATCCGACCATAATAACGGGAGTCTCTCCTATAGGTACGCTGACCGGAGCACGGGCCCTAATCAAAGATTCACAGGGAGCTGGAGGGTAGAAATATCTTATAGTGTTCTCACGCTATCCTGGAGGAAGATTGGGGCTTTTCGTCATTACCCAGTATTTGGAATCGTAGAAACCGAGGGGCTAAATAGTGGACAATACCCAGATTGACCTTAAAAAGTTCATTCGTAACTTCGTAAACAGGATTCCGAAAGACAGGGACCGTGAAAAACCGTTGTTCAGTATGATGTTTTTAAGCCCTGGTAGCGTTTCCGGTTACTCTGATCACATCTACGTGTACGCCATTGAGAGCTTGAAAATTCTTAGGTATCGGTTTTCTACGGAGCAATCAGATACTCAAAATCATCAGTGGTCTATTCCTGACACAGATTACTGTATTGTTGATCTCCTTCCGCCAGTAGCTCCTCCTAGAGTTTTAGTGAAGAGAGATGCTAAAGATAGCCTTTGGGGAATTAGAGTGAGGTATGTCCGATGAAAAAGATTGAACTGGTAAAACACTTCCCTTTAAATACTGAGGGTCGAGACTTCGCTATCGGAGATCTTCACGGTTATTTCAACGTGCTGGATCGCCTCCTCGAAGAAGTGGGCTTTGATAAAACCAAGGACCGATTGTTTTCTGTCGGGGACTTGGTAGACCGAGGCCCTCACAGCATAAGGTTCTCTGATTACATATTTGAACCTTGGTTTGAAGCCGTGCGTGGGAATCACGAACAAATCCAACTTCAGCGTGACCATGAAAATGGTTACAGAGTTCAAAACGGAGGTCAGTGGTTTGTAAATGAATGGATTGATTCCCAGAACGAGATTCGTCTACTTCTCGGTCAGCTCCCCGTAGCAATCGACGTTCAGACCAAACACGGTCTCATCGGCTTCGTCCATGCCAACGTTCCTTGGGATGACTGGGGTGAATTCACGAGATCGTTAGTGGACTGGAGAGAAGAAGTAGTCCAGTACGCTACCTGGGATCGTAGTCGTTGGCGTTATCGTGGCCGAGAGTCTGAGCCGGTAGAAGGAGTTCATCATGTGTTCTGCGGACACTGTGCCCATGAAGAAGTCCGGCACAGTCAAAACGTTACCGACTTGGATACCGGTTGCGGCTACGAAGGTGGCAAGCTTACCCTGTGGTCTCTCGACGAAATGAAGATAGCCGCAGAAGGAACTTACAAGTACGACCCAGTTCCTGAGCCAATTAAAACTGGTTGGTAAATAATTTCAACAAACTACAAAACTCTGGTATAACAATAGTGCGAGAGGGTGATTAACTTCACTGTTCGTTCTTAGATCCGAATGGCTAGGGTTACCTTCGTAATGTATCCCCCTGACCAGTTAACTTGTTCTAAGACTATTCTTTCTGGGCCGTTCGATTCTCGGTTATAAATTTGGCTTATACCCCCGAGGAACTGCTGTATTTTGTCCAGAGCTTCAAGAGCCGTTGGTTGCGTGGGTTATCGACTTCTAATCGGCTGGTCGCAGGTTCGAGTCCTGTCACCTCCATCTTGCCTTTGGGTAAGGTGCTGTAGGGTGTAGCTCAGTTGGATAGAGCAGCTTACTCCACGTCCGTAAACTTGTTCTTGACTATGTTGTTCCCCTGATCTGCAACGCTCATTTTGTCGGTAGTAAAGTCCGGACTTCGTTTCCGGTAATACTTGCTCACAATCTAAGACCGCTGCAGATCTACTCCTTCCTGAATTTGGTTGTGCTCATTTAAGTTGGATTTCCTCATTGCATGATGCCCGTTAGGGCTACAGGGCCTTGTTGAATTCTCACTATCTAAGACTACGGCCAATGTTGCACCGCAGTAAATCGTTGGTACGAAGCTTGTAGGTTATCCCAATCTAGTGGTCGCGGGTTCGAGTCCCGTCTGTCGTCAGTAACTTGATGCCAGTAGCTCAGCTGGGAGAGCACCAGACAAAACCCCTACTTGTAATCCCTTGACCAACATCTAGAACGGACCGTAGAAAATCGCTTATCCAAAACCGGTGTCCCTAGCGGCTTGCAGGTTCGAGTCCTGCCTTACATCTTCGGGTGTTTGTGATGGAATTGGTAAACATGCTGGTCCCCTTGCGATTCTCGACAAACTTGTCCGTTCACCTTAAGCACTAGTATCTGAAGTTCGAGGAGAGAGTAACTGTCTCCGTCCCTTCCTTTTTCCCTGTGGGAAAACTGAGTGCCTCCTCGCCGACGGACATCTCCTGGGTCGACCCCGTCTGGGTACCCCTCGAGATCCTGAAGAGCGCGAAAGCACGGGTAGTGCTAATTGGCAGGGCTATCCTCTTTATTGAGCCTCCGCTTCCCAATCCGGACATCCAGAGTTAGATAGCCCTGGGATGTCCACCCCGGAATAGTATTCAATGCTTTAAAGGTTGAAGTTACTTCAACCGCCTCTTTTCTCCCAGAATCGGGAGCTGGAGGGCTCACCGGTAAAGTCTGCAGCTGAGTTAACCTGGTTTATAAGTACTTTAACCAGGAGCTCGGGGAGACCAACCCGGGTATTCCGAAACCTGAAAGCCGACCTTAAAACAGTCGGCTTTTTTTAGTTCATCTACGGTCTGGCTGGTATAAGAGTAGTAAGAAAGCCCATTGATTAGATTGGAGGATGTATGATTGATCCTAGAGCAAATAGTCCAGAACGTCTGGATGCACCTCACCCTCTTCCTTGCGTTAGTCGTCGTGCTCTGAAACGCGTCAAGAACCCCCTTCCTCCGCCTACGGAATGTCCTTGCTGCAAAGGCCCAGTTAGACTGGTCAGCAACTCTGAGATTTACAATGGCCGTGAGTACGGGGAGTGGCCGTACATGTACTACTGCAAGCTCTGTGACGCCTACGTGGGCCTTCATCCGGCTACGGACATACCTTTGGGTACGATGGCTACAAAGGTCGGCAGAGAAGCTCGTAAGAGCTCCAAGACGGTGTTCCACAAACTCATGGACATCACCCAGAAAAGTCGAGCAGATATGTACGCTTGGCTTGCAGACAAAATGGGTATGACACGAGGGGAATGCCACTTCGGATGGTTTGACGAACAGAACTGCGCTAGGGCAGAAGCTATCTGCTCACTCGAAATCAAAAACATCAAATAAACCAAGGAGACACTTGTCATGACTACTGCAACTTCTGATGTACATGGCCGATATTTCATTACCCCGCTGCAAATCCTGGAGCGGTTTCTCCTCACCGGCTCCATGGCGGCAACCTACACCGCCAACGATAAGTTCGCAGATTACTCTGCGGAGAACATCAAGACGGTGCGGACCATCTTCGAATGTTTCCCTGACGCAGCGTTCAAAGTTCTTCACGACGTCTGCATGTTGAAGAAAGCCCCGCGTAAACCTCCGGTGATCCTGGCTCTGGCTGCTGCTCTGGGCGTAGAGTCGATCAAGGCTCAAGCCGAAGGTCTGGCTATGGCCGAAATCAACACGGGCACTGATCAGTTCGTTCTGACCAAGATGTTGGTTGATTTGGGTCGTGGCGGTGGCCGTTCGTTCAAGCGTCAGGTTAACACCTTGTACCGGAAACTGGACCGTCAGGATGGTGAACATCCACGAGATCAACTGGCCATGAACTTGGTCAAGTTCCGTAACCGTGCTGGCTGGACTCACCGCGACATTCTTCGGGTTGGCCACTACAAGCCAACCAAGAAGAACAACGATCTGTTCAAGTGGGTCGTAGGTAAAGGCCCTGCGACTCACCCTCTGATCATTGGTTTTGAAGAGGCTGGTCGAATCACTACTCCGGTAGAAGCAGTTCAACTTCTGGTTCGAGATCCGAAATTACCGTGGGAAGCCTTTCCTACCGAAGTTCTCTCCAATGCTCCGGTCTGGGAAGCTCTCCTGCCAAATCTCGGTAACTCGGCATTGATCCGTAACTTGGGTCGCATGTCGTCTCTGGGTATTGATCTGTCTCCGTATGTAGGCCGCATCGTCGGTGCCTGTCGGTACCTTCACCCAGTTGCAGCTTTGTCTGCCTGGAAAACTTACTCGCAAGGCAAGGGCCTGAAAGGTAGCTTGGTCTGGGCTGCGAACAAAGATGTAGCAGTGGCTCTGGAAGAGGGCTTCTACGCTTCTTTCGGTCAGCTGAAGAAGTCTGATTCCAAGGTCTTCTTTGGCTTGGACATTTCAGGTTCCATGGGGACCAACTCCTCTACGGTCGCAGGTTTGAACTGTCGGGAAGTAGCAGCGGCCATGGTAATGGTGGCTATGAAGCAGCAGCCCTATATGGTCTATGGATTCAGCCATAACCTGATTCCGTTGGATCTCAAGGATGACTGGTCGCTTCCTCAAGTGATGCAGTACATGAGCAACATCCCCTTCGGTTCTACTGACTGCTCTCTGCCGATTCGTTTCTGTAACCAGAACGCCATCCGGGACGTGGACTTGTTCGCCATCTACACGGACAACGAAACCAACCAGCGTAATAAACCTTCGGACGCTCTCAACGAGTACCGTCGGAATATCAACCCTAACGCCAAGCTTGCTACGGTGGCGTTGATGGGTGGTGCGTTCAGCATTGCAGACCCAAACGATCCAGGCCAAGTTGACTTCGTGGGTTTCGACCCTAGCGTCCCTTCTGTCATGGTTTCACTGGCTGAGCAAAAATTGGTATAACTACATTGTGGGAGCCGTAACTGGCTCCCCTTTTTTGTTTAGGAATGAAAATGACAGACCTCAAGAAAGTAATGATGCACACCGATGGTTCTTGCATTGGAAATCCTGGACCTGGTGGCTGGGGAGCCATCCTCTCTTTAGGTGAAGTAGACAAAGAATTCTCTGGCGGAGAGTCCCACACTACGAATAACCGAATGGAGATGATGGCTATCATCCAGGGTCTTGCAGCTCTGAAAGAACGTTGTGACGTTACGGTGGTCTCCGACTCCAAATACGTAATCGACAACATCCGCAGCATCCACACCTGGAAAAGTCGGGGATGGAGAACTACCGCAAAGAAACCGGTGAAAAACAGAGATCTCTGGGAAATTCTGGACGAGAGCTGTATTCACCAACAAGTAACCTTCCAGTGGGTCAAAGGTCACGACGGTCATCCTGGTAATGAACGTGCTGACAAACTCGCTAATGACGCAGCAAAGGCTGCGGAGACAGAACTTCGTGAAAAAGCTCGTTAAGAAAGTTGCAGTACTTTCCATCAACGTAACTCTGTACTGGATGATCTAATGAAAACAGTAGTGTTTTATCACTCTCATTGCTTCGACGGGACCATGGCTGCTGCGGCAGCTCTGGAAGCAATTCGTGAAGGTCGATTGGACTGTGATGAAAAAGAAGGGTTGATCCCTATCGGCTACAACCAGTCTGACTGGGATGGATTCTTCGCAGAAGATCCAAAAGCACCGTACCAATTGGCGCTGGCACAAAATGTTGAGCAGATTATTTTTGTGGACTTCTGTCCTAAGCCTGTAGTGGTTCAGGATCTACTCTCAGTAGAGATCAAGGTAGTTATCCTAGACCATCACAAAACTGCTCGCGATGATGCGAAACAGTTGGAAGGGATGAAGGGCCTTGATCTGATTTTCGATATGACGAAATCTGGTGCTCGTTTGGCATGGGAGTATTTCCGTAAAGGCGTTGAGAACCCTTCGGGGATACCGAACCTCGCTCTTCACGTAGAAGATCGTGATCTCTGGACTTGGGCGATGCCTAGGACTAGAGAAGTTATCGCGTGGATGTCGGCATCGGCAGAAACCAATGACCCGGCGTCATACCTACTCGCAATCTACGATTTCAGTCTCTTTCCCGAAGAGTGTATCAAGGCAGGATCCTTTCTCTGCAAGGAGATGGATACCCAGATCAAAAAGATGGCCAGCTCCTACCGTTATCTTGAAGTCCAGGGTTATGGTGGCGGCATCGTAGTAAATGCCTCGTGCTACCAGTCCGAAGTTTGCCAGTACCTGTACGACCGTCACGAAGTTCCTTTCGTGATTGCCTACAATGCTACTCGTGGTGGGGAAGTAGCTCTGAGCATGCGCAGCAAGCAGGGTGCTGCTCATTCAGTAGATGTGTCGCAAATGGCCAAGATGTTCGAAGGGGGTGGCCACGTTAACGCCGCAGGTGGCGTCTGTGAACTTGAACGTTGGGTGGATTTCCTTCACGGGAGTAGCCACCAAGATAAAGCTCTTGCCAAACGAGGACTGTAACCATGTGGAAGAAACTTTGCCTTGCCGACATCAACCCGATGAAGGCTTTCGAAATATCTCTGATGCGTGATCGTGCCAAGTTCTGCATCGAAAAGAAGACCAACCTCGTTGGGGTTGCCCGAATCGTAATCAAAAAGAAAAAGGCCATTAGCCGTGGAAATTAACGTGATCGATGCTATCCGCAATCTCTGCAACGCTGCCGAAGCTGCTGGCGGTCTGGACTCCAAGTTCGAGTTGAAGGTGAGCCAGGTTAAATCCTTGCTAGGAACCATTAACGAACAGGAGCGTGAAATCCTGGGCATGGAACGTTCCTACGAGTCCATCAAGACGAAGATCCAAGGTCTGATCGATACTTTGGAATGCTACGACTTCGACGAGTTCAGCCCGGACGATGATTTCGACGGTGAGATCTTCGAGATCTTCGTTGGTACCACGTCGGATCACGGTCGTATCTTCGGTATGTGGGATGCTTCTTCAGGTTCGTTCCACGAGCCTCCTGAAGAAAGCGGCCAAGTCTTCTACCGTGAAGATGTCCTCTTCTGGCGCTACTCCCTGCCTGAGCCTCACGAAGCTCTCGATCTGGGTGATGCACTCTGAGCTTTCAACTTAGCCGACTCCGAGCTATCATCGATTAAACGTAGTTAACTTGGAGTCGGAAATGCTTGAAGAAGACGAAGGCGCATACTATTTAGAGTTCTTCTCCCGGTCTATCGGGATTAGTATTTTTCTATCCCTGTTCTTGGCTCCTATAGTTCCAGGATGGGTGGCGCAGTATTTCCTAGTAGCAGTGGTTTCTATCGCTGCTATTTCAGGAATTCTGTTTATCTGGATCAGAAAGAATTTTCAAAAACTTGCTGAAACAGGTCTTTCAAACTCTACCGCTCAAACTTTGCTTTCCGAAGATGCATCCACTATGTTCAGAGTCACTGGCAGTACGACTCTGATTCTATTGGTTGTGATTCTGTGGATGGGGTTCGCGAAGATGCTTTGGATATTCGAAAGTTTCTTCGTACTCCTTGCCGCAATTCACATCGCAACTTCGGTAGTTTTTACGTTCATTGAGTTGGTAGCTATACGAGGGGAGATCGATGACCTCACAGATTGTGTTTATGGAGCACAGCCCGATAACGATGTTGAAGAGGGCTAACTCCCCTCAGTCGTTAGGGAATTTCCTGTACTCTGTTTGTAATTACCCCCATCATTCTAGAGAACGAGAAGATCTTAGGTATAGTCCTAATTTCGAAGAGAATAGCCTGCAAGGGTCTTTTCACATGACTATCATGACTGGACAAGTGGAGTTCAAGGGGAAGTTTTTCAGGGAGCAGGCCTACGTCAACCAGTACCTACTAGACCGAGGCATCGCTATAAAGCTAGGCTTAGTAGATATGAGGGAAATCCGAAATCGCGCAGGTTCTGGTAGCGGAATCCTCTTTATCGAGGAAATTAAGTATTCAGGAGCTACTCTGGGCAGCATGGCTGTCAGCCGAGCAAAAGCTCTTCTTAAAATTCCCGCATCGACAACCGGCCACCACGATTTAGACACTCAGTTTCTAGGGGTGAAGGCCGGGAAGCTGATACACACCAGATCTGGAGACTTAATCCCTCCAGATGAATGGGTTCCTCTGTATCGTCCCGGAAGTATTTTGGGGCCTGTAGAGGAAGGACTCCCTATTAATTTGGAAGAGGTGGAGCATGTCATCGTTTAAAAACAACATCCCTAAATCGTTTGTAATCGCAGCGTTCAACCAAGTTAACAACTACCTGATCGCGATGAACTACATGCCTGATCTTCCGGAGATTTCTCCGAACGATTACGGGGCGGAAGTATTCTTCGGCGGAAGCGGCGATTGGGATCCTGAGGTCGATGTTCCAAAGTTCAATCTGGTAATGACCACTCTGGCAGATAACCTTTCAGTCCAGGCGTTCATCATGAAACGACACGGGATGACAGGCACTTTTGTGGAGCGCATAAAAGACCCGTCTGAAGTGACGGGTTCTATCTATGGCTATGATGCTCTTTTTGAGCAAGCAGCCCCGGAACTACTCTGAAGAAACCGTCGGACTTCCTGACGTAACTGTGTACTGACCATAGTTCTGACCGGTATCGCCTACTCTGTGAAGCAACTTCCCATTTGCTTTAGAAATAGCGCTTCCGGTCAGAGCTGTTGTCTGATGGCCACAAGTTGAATTACCGAACGACCCCACAGTACAAACTAATTTCCCGTCTGCCAAAAACGTGGCTTCCCCAGAAGTGAAGGTGGTAGTGTAAATCAAAGGTGCCCCATGGTTTGGGCAAACACCGATACCGATATCTCCAACTCTTGCTACTTGTTTTTGAGCCATTTTTTTTAGCCTTTATGCAACTAGGATACGGCGTATTGCCCGTACTAATGTGTAAGAATCGTTTACTATAGACGCGTCCGATCCATCTGAAAAAGATTTGGTGTGCATGTACAGTGGTCCGCCAGATCCTTGGGTAACAGATGCGTACGGGCTAGCCGCGAATTGCTGAGCTCCACCCGTTCTAAAAATAGCAACAGATGTCTGTGGTGGATTTGTAGTTGTATAGTTTGAGGTGGTAGGGATGGAGCTAGAGTTCACTCCCGAGGTAGTTACGTTGACCGTAGTAGACGGCTTAAGTGCTCTGTATATTACTTCCATCTCTTCTTTAGACCCGATATACCAATCAGTGAATCCCCCAGCGTTTACGCTAGAAATAACTGCTTGCTGAGCAGGGAATGAACTTATCCCATACGCTACCATATTCGATTGAGTCAGCTTACCGTCGTTCAGAGAAGTGTTACCGGTAAAGGAGAAGTTCCAGGCCTGATTCGCTAGAGTCGCTTCCCCAACTTCTTTAGGGGCTACTACGAGCTCGTAGACATTTGAGCCTATCTGAATTCTTCCAGCGTAATATCCCCCTCCGTAAGATTGACCAATAGGCCTGGTGTCTACGGGTATTGATGATGGCCAAGAAGCCAACAAGGCTCTGCCTAAATTCAATTGGAAGCTCCCTTCCGTCCCAAAAAAGCAGTCCCATTTTGTGAGGTGACTACGAACTCCGCTATCTTGTTCGCCAGCGGCGCGGTCGGCACAGCTCCGCCAGTCGTCAACCACGTTAGACCGGAAAACCACGCTATAGAATACGGTGTAGCCCCGCAAGTAAGTCTTATCACTATAGTCAGACCCTCTGCAGATAACGTCGGAAAATTCGAAAACGTAAGAGTAGTGTTGCCCGTTAGGGTCAAGTCAAATACGGTGTAGGCAGATAAATCCAAGTTAACCGTGCCTGTGGTCGTAGCATTCACATAGACCTTGTCTACGTACTGACTCGCACGTATAGAAGTGATGTCCGAGTTAGCTCCAGCTTTAGCATTGTTTATCGGATAAGAAACTACAGTACCAGTTTCATTGGTGACATAAACATCGAACCCACTCCCTACGCGGACGTAGTAAATAGAACTAGCCACTAAGGGAGTAGGCAGGGTGGATACGACTTTATGATGGAGTACAGCGGCCATAAATTACCAATTCAAAGTTGTCCAGTTAGTGGTGCCTCCGCCAACTGCAGAACCATCGTAAGTCATAACACCACCTGTCTCCCCTATCTTGTCCAAATAAATCTTATTGGAATGGGCGTGGGACTGACTTACTGCGGTATCAATCTGAGCTACGGAAGACGTCGGTTTGTTCTGAAGGGAAGCCCAAGTCAGGGTGACATCTAAAGATTCATACTCAGTTACTTTAGTCCAAGTATCGCCAGTGTTGTTGAAGGCGTATAGAGCTGCTCCGGAGGCTACGGTGGCGTCTCCAGTCGCATCTGACACTAGGACAAGAAGGTTGCGATTAAGAGTCGCAGCGAGCGTATTACGAGCCGCTATGGTGGCCACGATCTCCATGGCGTTATAGGAAGCCAGAGTAGAGGCCATCTGAGAGGTAACAATCGACGTAATCATCGAAGTGTTACCTAGGGATTTCGATACACCAGAAGAATCCGTAATGTACGATTCTGCTACTGAACCGTTACTTACGAAATAAAGAGAGTCTGCTACCAGAGTTCCTGGGAGAGATGTGACTTTGTAGAAATTTAGAGTAGCCATTGTTTACCATTCCGCCTGCTGCCAGGTCTGTCTAGTGGTGGCGTTGTAGAAATCTTCTACGGTGCCTGTATTACCTTGAGACAGCCAAATTTCATAATCGGACTTTCCGATTTTTAAAGGTGGCCTATCATTTCCTAGTCCGATAAACAATTCACCAGTATCTGTGGCGAACAATGGCTGTGCTAACTCTGCTCGATTTGGGAGGTTGGACCTTAGCCCCCTTTTTATCAATACGTCACCAGACCTGGCTGCCATTAGAAAGTACCCCCGTCTATAACCATTTCAGGTTCTTCTTCTGGGGTAAACGTTACTGCTACTGCCCAACCTTCTACATCACCAAACGGATTAAGCAATCCCCTCCATTCCCAGTAAGTAAGGCCAAGACCTGCGGCCCCACTCTCATTAAATACTCTGCCTTCAGAAGTTGAAACCGGGAACACCTGGGTTCCAATCTTCATGCTGAAAACGTTTGAACCCGGCATGTTACCGGAGAACGTAACTCGTAGGCTTCCGCCTGTATAACTCAGTTCAACTACTTCATGACCCATATAGATCGCAGGTCTTAGGCTACCGGTAAGAAGGAGACCTCCCCCGATACCTAGCTTGATAGGGTTCATGTAGCCGTAAAGGTCAATGCCGTTAGGAAGAAGAGTCTTGCCTGAGGTAAGGACCAATGCGTCTGCTGGCTGTATCGGCGAATATTCCAAAGGAAAGGTATTGGTATTGTAGATGTTCACAAACCCTTTCAAAATCTTGGATCTATTCTGGTCAGGGTCGGTCAAAACCATATCGTAGATACCGCTTGACCAATTCAAATTCGTAGTAAATCCGCCTGTAATTCTTAAGGTTATCTCCCCGTCAGCCCCGAGGGATATAGAACCGTCTGCGTATGAGTACGAAGTGGAAAGGCCTTTTAGTACCTGAGTACTTCCGGGAACCATGCGGACATAAAGATCAGCCCGATACCCCGTCAAATCTATAGGGAGTAGTGTGCTTTCATCTACGTAGATGAATTTGAACGTATGGTCCATTCCTTCATCGAGTGGCAGATGGAATGTGTCATACCCTATTAGTCTTTTTGGTTGCATGAGTTGATCGCCGTCTCCAACTTGACACGATAAGCTTTATCTAACTCCCTACCTGCAAGCAGAGTTTTTACCTTGTAGTGAATATCGTCTGTTTTCTTCAAGTTCATAAAAAGATCAACCGGAGGTTCTACCCTATCAATCTTGCAAGGAACTGGTGGTCCAGGGACCGGAACACGAATATAGACAGTTTCTACTAAAGGTTGTGGTTTAGAGTTCAAGCCGAAACAGCCTTGAAGAAACAGGGTGAATAGAAAAAGTAATACTTTCATTTTTCACCCCGCTCTTTGGCCAAATAAGAATTAATCATATCGTCGGCTTCTTTACACATGTTAGACGATTTTGGAATAGTGGCCAGTAGAGAAGCTGAATAAGATTCACGTTCTTTCACCACTTTCTCTGCGTCTGCAATGGCTTTAGAAATCTGCTCTGCTTTTAGTAGTTGCAGTCTCTTGACCTCCTCTAGAGACTTTCGGAAGTCTGAGATGATCGCATCGTTTTCCGCAGCGTTGGAAACGTACCTGTCGATTACAAGTTTGTTAGCATCGATTACGTCATCTCTGTCGGAAACATCTTGAGTAAGATTAGATACCTCTACTCGCAGATACACGATGTAACCTGCACAGGAAACAAGGGCCGACAAAAGTAGGCCCATGATAGCTTTGTTTACCCAGTCAATCACCGGACACCTGCCGAGAACCTTCATCAGGCTCGATAGATTTCTCACAGTGGTTAGGGTCAATTTTGTTTAGTAGATAGCAAATCACTTTGCACAGTTTGCATCTGCCAGCACGTACGTTCTTGCCCATTCGAGACGATAGGGTTTCATCAGGATCACCTCCGAGGGCAGTATTGGCAAGCTGATCTACTGCAACCAAGAAGTTCCAAAAATACAAAGACACTTTTGCTTTTGCGTATTCAAGTTTAGAGACCGTCATTTGGAACTACCTCGTTCTTGGCTTTTTTTAGATCGGCGTAGAAATTACGGATGTGAACTACGTAATCCATTGTTTCTTTGCTGTTCTTACCTGTCACCCTAGGCAGGCATGGGATAATTTCTTTGTAGAGAGCCGGGCCCCCACAGAGTTTTTGTGCAGTGATCAAATGACCTGCCCCCGCGTTGTAGCTCGCGGTAGCAAGGTTATGTCTGTCTTGCATCGGTCTAGGAGACTTCCACATCTTGTACTGCGTACCCATGTAGTAGGCCGCAGCTTGGATGTTGTACTCAGGATGGAACACCGAGATACTCTCGGAAATCTTCAGTGCTTTTCTAGTGTCTTTCCAAGTACCGGGCATGAACTGACAGACGCCAGCGGCCCCTACCGGGGAAACCGCCTGCTCTTTGAATCTAGACTCCTGCCAGCACTGAGCCTTTATCAAATCGTAGTCGACACCCGGTAGGTACATCTGGGTGTACTTTATGAAGAACCCATCGTACTTGCTCTTTAGCGGAGGCGGGGCCGCCTCTACCGAAGTAGCCGTAAAAAGGAATGCTAGAATTACGGCTAAGACTTTCATGTCTACGACCTCAGTAAAGGAAGTTTGAAGCAATGATGTACGCGTTTCCCAGGCCTAGAACTGCATAACGAACGCTCAGGTACATGGATAGGGCTTTGGGATCGGTCCCGACAACCAGGTATGCATGTTCGAAACGTATTCCGGAAAGCTTGTTAGCCACTCTCAATAGAAGAAAGGTGATGGTGGAGAACATGAGCACAGAAATAGTTGCTTTGGCCAGAGAGACCAGAAAGCCTACTGCTACAACGTCGATTTGATCCATTTTGAAACTCCTAAATTAGCCGCCGAAGAACTTAATAGCTCCGGCACCTGCACCGGCAGAACCCAATGCAAGTATGAATGACGATGCAAACTTCTCAATGAAGCCCGTAGTTTTACCCTGCATCTTATCGTTTGTAGTCAATTCTTGAACTAGACCTGTCAAAGTCTCTAGCTGTTTGGCTTGTTTGTTAACGTCGCCAGTCAAGTACTGAACTTCTCTCTCGAGAAGAGCAATACGGCCACGGTCCTGAGCAAGATCTGAAATACGATCCGCCATTTCCTTTTGACCATTACTCAACTGGTTCATGTAATTGTTGTGCCAAACAGTTTTTTCTTCTAGAGTAGCTAGACGGTTCAACACCTCTCGAATTGCATCGAGAATTTCTATTACTCTATTTTCGAGTTGAGGGGATGAAGTCGTCAACTTTATAACTCCGGTTGAAAATTAATAGCCTAGAACTACCCAACGATAGCCTATCGCGATAGCTACTGGGGTTGATCCAGCTACTGCTCCTGTGGTAAATACCGAGATATTTGAAGGGCTTAGTGAACCGCAGGTAACAATATAGTTAGCCGGTGAAGATGCCGTTGCAGTTGCGATAAATTGCGCAGCTGCAGTCGGGAAAGCTATTGGGAAAACCAAATTTCCAGTCCCGCTCGTAGTAACGGATTCACCCCATTGAATAATCATTCCTCCTGGAAGTTTTTGGTAACCAATATTGGCTTTTGTCTGATTAGTACCCGTGAAATCCGCAAGAGCAGTTTTAAGAGCCATTTCACTAGCCAGAGTAGCAACGTTCAAAATACCTGCGTTAACTGGAGAATCGTAGGCTTTTATGCAGTAGAGGACCGAAACGTTTCGTGGGCGGGAAGTACCGTAATGTGCAGCCGAAAATAAAACACTTCCAGGTACTATTACTCCGCTATTGGTATAGGTTCCTACCCCAGAATATTCCGTTATAGTAGGTACGTCCCATCCAAGTCCAGCCCTATTAGCACTGATGCTATTTAGTCCATGTACCTCTGCTCCGTTATCGTCATTTCCATAGAGGAGAGATCCTTTCTGGTTACTTCGAATTGTGCGACCCGTATCGATCCCTCTACCATTATCCCATCCACGGAGGAATTCCCCCCGAAGATCCGGAAGAGTTGCCGAAGTAGTTCCGCCCAAGAAAGTAACTAAGCTTGGGAAAGTAGAACTAGAGACGGTTTGACCCGAGCAAGGGAGGTAGCCGTACGGGGCAACACTCCCGTAGAAGGCAATGATGGTGCCGATTGGGTTTGCTGCTTTTAGAACGTCGTCCGCCGAAGCTGCACCGAGGTTAACAAGGGCTGCAGGCTTATCTACTACATCACTGAAATTACTAGCAGCGTAGAGTGGTTTTTGATAGCCGTCCGGAGACTGGCCGAAGTAATCAGACATGATTTTTCCTTAGTATCCTATGGCCATCCAGTAGGCAGTATCTATGTTCGCTGCAGAAGCACCCGACCAACCGTATATTGAAAATCCGGCAGTGGTGGCTGCGCTAGTACTTGTTCTACGGGCATCCGAAGTAGTTTGTTTATTAGTCATTACTGATGTACATGCACTTGGGAAAACTATAGGGAAAGTTACGGAGCCAGTTGTAGCATTTATATAAGTCGTACCCCACTGCATAATCAAACCGTTTGGAAATTTTTGGTATCCGTTTCCTGAAAGAGAAACTTCAAATTGAGTCAACTTAGTACATTGACTGAGTTCGGTAAGAACGTTGCCTATATTGGCAGTAGAGGTGTTTACCAAAGCTCCGTAGGCTTTCATGCAGTAGAGAACTGAGATGTTGCGAGGTCGGGTCTCTACGTCAGCACTTTGGCTATACGTTCTTACCGTACCTGCTGGGGTTCCGAAAATATTGTTGTCACTTGCTACTCTTGTTACCCAATCTGCGGGGGCATCTTTAAGGACTATAGTCGGAACTATACCTGCTGGATCAAAAGTCGAGCCCGCACCGCTTTCGGTTGGCAAATAGTGGAAGTGGTTTTTAAGGGCATCTGCTTGAGCAGTTTTAATAGCTCTGCCCAAATCCGTCCCACGACCATTATCCCATCCACGGAGGAATTCTCCACGAAGATCCGGAAGCGCCTGTGAACTGCCACCACCTAGAAAAGTAACAAGGTCAGGAAAAGTACCAGAGTTGACAGTTTGTCCGTTACATGGCAAATATCCTACTGGAGCAGTGTTACCCCAGAATGGGATGATGGTGCCTATTGGGACGGAGTTCATCATGATATCTGAAGTACTCAGCGTCCCGAGATTTGCAAGAGCCGCAGGTTTATCAGGCAAGTCGGACAGGTTTTGACCAGCCCTTAGCGGGAGAAAAGCGGCGAGAGGTGGTTGACCGAATTGAGACATTGTGACTCCGTAGAAAAAACTAAGGGGACCTTGTTGGGGGTCCCCTATTGGTCTTACTGAATTTTAACTTGACTTATTCTGGCCATACCGCTAAGGCATCTACTTCATCATAATCTGCAGCAGCGTCGATAGCGGCCTTGATTGGCCAAGCTTTAGTGTAAAGAGACTGGATATAAAACCCAACTTCTAGACCCATGGTAATTAGTTCATCAGCAGTCATTTCATGCGTAGTGTTACTCTCCGCCTGAAATTTCATTGTGCCAGTAAATCCAGAAGCTTTGAGCAACTGAGCTGAAGTAACCATAGATGAGACGTTTAGTAGATCTCGGTTATTTCTAAGCTGAATTACGTCGGTTACTTCGTCTGGGAAAACGTAGGTAAGACCTTTTTCTTCAGTATCTTTCCGGATACCGTCGATTTTATCTTTAGCCTGTCGTTTGTAGGTTGGGAGATCTGGCTTATCTGGAAGTTTGGTGGTGGGTTTACCATCTTCTCCTACACAGATAACTCGACCTTCCGACTGGGCGGTGAGCAGAGCCGTGTGTTCTGATTTAGTGATTTCCACTCCGTCAGAAGGAATAGTGGTGTGAATTTCATCATCGTAAAAACCAGCGTTAGACGGGCTGTAAAAAAGAGTCATCTTATGTTCCTTAAATTAATAACCAATGGCAATTACGGTAGTAGCTACTACTGCACCTATTGTCCCAGTAAATCCAGTACACATCAAACTAGCTCCGGAGTTATTCCGGTTATTTATAGTGAGACCAACAATCCCCGCAGTACTCATGGTGTGGTTAGAGGCCAGTGCAAGTGTAGCAACCGCTGTTGGGAATGCAATTGGATAGGTAAATGCAGTACTGGCAGAAGCAGTAGTGGGCATAGCTACTGGAATCCACTGAAGTATTATGCCTCCTGGCAATTTTTGGTATCCTGAAGAAAGTACTTGCTGATTACTACCTAAGAAATCAGCGTATTTAACCGCCGCAGAGTTCAGAGTGGAATAATCACTTATCAATCCAGCTATATTAACGCTAGAAGTGTAGTTGGCTACTGAACTGTACGCTTTGATGCAATACAGGACAGAAACGTTGCGAGGACGAGTCTCTCCGGCTGTCAATTTAATGTTTGGACCGGTATTAAGCCAACTGTCTTCTCCAGAAGAGATGTAGGAAACACCGGAAGTAATAGTATTAGTCCCTACTAGGATTCCTGAAGATGATCCATACGGCCAACTGCCAGTACCTCTAGCAATTTGTATATTTACGAGAGACGCCGTATCATTCACGGGAGTTACGTGGCTGTGATCTTCTGTCTGGGCATCTTGAGCAGTCTTAATGGCTCGCCCCAAATCTGTTCCACGACCGTTATCCCAACCTCGAAGAAACTCTCCTCGAAGATCCGGAATTACTTGCGAGGCTCCGCCACCTAAAAAAGCAACAAGTTCCGGAAATGTTCCGGAAGTAACTGTTTGCCCTGAACACGGCAGATACCCTGCAGGAGCTACAGAACCCCAGTACGGTAGAATCATACCTACGGGTACTGAGTTGTAAAGAACTTCGTCTTTACTCGGTACATTTAGGTTATTTCGTGCAGCAGCTTTATCTGGAATGTCTGAAAAGTTTTTAGACTTAAAGACTGCACCAGTGATATCTGCCGGGTTTTGACCGAAGATACTCAATTAGGTTTTCTCCACGTAAGAGACGTAGGCTTGAATAAAAGAAGCTGCGTCAGCGGTCATGTAGATTTTCTCCCCAGGGCCTAGTACGAATTTTGGAAGAATCAAAGACCCACCGACGCTTACAGGGGCGTTCTTGACAAGTACAGTGTAGTTGGAGTCCAACGCTTGAACTTCTACCGTAACACCGTGATAGGCTTCGGTAGCATCGATATTAGAAATGGTCCCGCCAATGATGATGGTCTGAATGCCGGTGGTGGCGGTCAGTACTAAAGTTCGAGTGCTACCGATTAGAGCAGATGCTTTTTTGAGTGATGCGGCCATTTCTTAAGATCCGAAAATGATTGCGTTAATTATGGATTCATCACTCAATGCAGAAAGGAGTGAAATCTGATATGCGTTACTTACTAAAAGTTCTACCTGAGTACCATTTGCCGGAGCAGACGAAGTTGGTAGACTCCAGCTTAGCGTAGTTCCAACGATTGCAGTTATCAGACGACTTTGACCTGCGAAGGGGCCTGTCAGAAAATTTAGAATGTATCGTCCGGTAGCTACTGGTAAGGAGTTAAAACCTGCAGAAGTAATGCTGGTAGTAGTTGATCCTGAAGAAACAGTAGCCACTGCAACTACGCTGTGTGTTGGGAATCTCCATCTATCAACCCCTTTAGTGGCCATGATAGGGTTGCCGCCGTCGTCAGCTGATGTGCAAAGAAAGGAGTTACCGGTAGCCGTAGAAACTGCTGGCAGATTGTCTACGGTATCAATATCCCCGAGACGGTCTGTAAGTCTAGCCATTCTTGCCAAAGTATCTTTCGTAACACGCATCTGCACCTGAGCACCGATGGGGAAAGAGTTTGCAATCGTGCCTTCTTGAGATCTCTCTACGGTGAAACTATCACCGATTCTAGAAATTACCTTACAAACCTCAATGAGGCCTGCGCTTTCAAAGGTAATTAAGAAAAATTCTTTTGCGCTAGCTATTGTCGGAAATCTACTTCCTTGACCAGAAACGACCGAAAACACGGTATCCGTAGGGCCAATTGCTAGTAGCAGGGTTGACTTTGCATTGTTCCCGTACAGCTGGATATCAGTCGAGGACATAAGTTTTAGTAGACTCTTTTTCGGAGTTGAATTCTTTTACGAATTTTTGAAGAGACCCTTTTAGATTAAGGATTACTTCGTCCACGTTATGGGTGGTGTCTACCAGTATTTTAATAGTGGAAGCTCTTACCCAAGGGGACTTTGATATTGGTATTGCTACGCCGGTCCATCTAGGTATCTTAGTCATATCGGAGATGGTTACTACCGAATGCCAACTCCCCAACGTGGTGGTCCCGGAATTTTCATAGACGAAGATATCCGTCGGTATGGTACCTCCAGCCCCTAGAGAACCGGTTATGCTCCAACCGTCATTGGTCAATCTTTTGGTGATGGTGACTGAGTTAGTCAAATTACACCGCCTTGATTGACCATTCGAAGTGAAGACCGAATTCAGAAGTTTTAGGAACAGCTGGGAAGTTCTTAACGTTGAAAATAGCACCGGACGCTTTGAATAATCCTGCCTCAGTAATCTTCAAACCATTTCCTTCAGATTGATCCAAATCCGCTAGATAAGTAACTTTTACATCTAGTGGATATTCTACGTAGGAAGTCTGTACTGAAATTTGAGGAGTGATGAGATCAGTCTGCTCCGCATTTTCAGGTTTTGGAAAAAGACCTTCTGGGTCAATAGCCCCTCCTGTCCCCAGTTTGAACGTAGTAATACGATCCTGGACAAAAGACGGGTTATAAAGGGCTGAAAGCAAATGGAGCTTTGCAAGCCTGATAATTAGGTTTTTTTTAAGAAAGATCTCTTCCTTGGTGCCGTCGGGAAATACCTTCCAAGCACCCAGAGTTCCTTCAACAACTTCCCAACCTGATCTGATTTTCATTTAGAGCGTAATTCCTCTGTTAAGCCGGGGGATTTATATCCGCTCCGAGAATGGCATCGACACTAATTTTAGCTGAACCCCTTGTCTTTGGAGCATTCAGATTTACAAGATCGGAGTAGGTAAGGCCTGTAACTGGAGCTCCCGAAGGATCTTCGTTTATACCATTTGCGTTTATAGTATGCGAAGAAGGAGTGCCGCCGTCGTTCAGTATCCCGCCTCGGGTCATGTATATCGGGGCGTTAATAGCCGGGGCCAATCCTCTAGTCATAGGCATGTTAGCCTGAGCTATTCTAATGGTGTCGGGATCCGACATTAGGGCTACCGATTTGTAATTGATTGCGGATCCTGAGTACGACGAAGTAATCCAGTAGACTGCATAAGTCTGTTCGTAGATCTGAGTGCATAGAAGGTAATCCGTTTCTCGGATCTCGGTTACCGGAGGTTTATACGTACCCAAGGCACTATCAGGTACGAAGTTACCTGCGTAGTTCCCCTTCGGACCTTTTGTAAATACCGTGGTGTATTTTTCAATCATTAATTGATATTGAGAAATTTGTACACCTTCGTTAATTCCAAGATCGTTTATTGCCCCGTCAGTCCAGTATGGCTGCATGAGAGTAAACGCGGATCCACCTTCTGGTACTGGGACCGTGATAGATCTGAACCTAGTTTGAAGATCGGCAAGTGTAGTTATGTACAGAGGTACCGACCACATGTTTATCGGTATGAACTCCGGCCAAGGGTTATAGCATTGCCCGGTATGATCTGGTAACTGGATATCCCGGGCGTACGCAATTTTGGACCGAAGATGTGGGACATTACGATCATCCCTACGAAACTTAGCGGCCATCAACGCTTTTTCATAACCAGTATTTTCTCTAAGTGCAGAGGGCCTGTTTATGAATCCTGTAGCATTACCGCCCATAACTGGGGAGGTGATCCCGTTAGTGTAGGGGTCTAGTCCCAGAACAGAATATTCATGCTGACCTAGGTTGGAGCGAATCCATTTCGGACAGCCACGATGCACCGGATCTTGAGCGTTTCTTCTCATGCGGGCAATCTGGGCAAATACCAAGTCACAACGATTGGTATCTCTACGAGTAGAAGTCTCCTCTTCGATAAGTCGAATTATTTCATCTTCGATAGGTACCGACCAAATGTAGATCGGAGTAGTGTACGAAGGCTTGACTCTCTTAATGATATCGCCGAGTTGCTGAAATGATTCGATATTTTTAAAAGTAGTGACGTTTACCTTTACCAAGAAGGTGTGATGACGTAGGTAGTTACGCATTAAGTAATCTGCGTAAGTGCCGGGCTTAGCGTATGAGTCCGGTTGATCCTCTGGAACGTACGGGAGTAGAGATTTCGGAATCTCTAGGTTTATCCACCAGTCACCATCTGTGACGTAATCTTTCACTTCAACCCAGGTAGTTACTTCGTCACCCACGGTAAGAGTGTCACCTTCCGAAACGGTAGGAATAAGACCGAATGGTAGGATGTACGAGTTCAAATCTGTAATTACGAAATACTGACCTGAGCCTGGGTATTTTCTAATCGAAAGAACGGTTTCGTTGTCCCTTGCCAAAGGAACTCCTAAGGCAACATTGAGCCCTCGGCGAACCATAGCCAGGTCAGGACCGTGGACGTAGAGATAGAATAGTCCGTATAGAAAATCCTTATACTTTTCAGTGGATTCTTGTGGATCTACCCCTATCAACTTTCCGTAGTGGTTGTACATCATCTTTTCGTCAGTTTCGACGTCGATTGCCCACAGGGCTATTTCTTCGAAACCAGCCGAGTTAACTCTGCGAGGAAATTTATCATCAAAAGGGTCTGACGCAAATTGAATAGTATTCGCATCAATGTCGATCAGATAGTTGGTACTGTCTTCATATGTGACCGTGGCGAGAAATGGTCGATTGGCCAAGTACCGGGCATCTTGAAGACCTTCCGGCAGAGTGTATGTAGCCAATGAGCCTTGGACGAAGTCTTTTTTAGAAATCAAGACGAGCTTCAACTGAGTCCCTATGTTCGTCTGGATATCTTCCAGAGTAATGGAACTTGTCAGTTGAAGAAATCGGCTGTAAACATCTGAGGCTATGATCGCGTTTGCTTCTAGGAGCAAATCTATTTTTTCAGAATCTTCGAATAGGAGGTGCCAGAAATCAGACAGACCATACAGCATGGTCATATTTCGAGTAGAACCCTCTTCTGATTGAAAAAATCCGGTAGAGCCATCGAATTCAGAACGCATTAAAGATACTCATTCGCCGTAGTTAGGGACTCAAGCATGAAGATTGCAGTACGGTCAGAAGGATCAAGGAAATCTGAGATAACTCCGTCTACTGGAGGTATGTTATCACGGTGGAAATATCTGTAGCTCACATCGATTGGAGTTTTGATAGTAATCACTCCAGCCTTGTTAAGCAGTGAAATTAGATCTGCCATAATAAATGGAGCACCTGGATCCAATGAATCTAGGTATTCTTTTGCAACTCCGGCACACTCCACTGCGCTTGGAGGGGCGCTGTTATAACCGACGATGTTCATCGACAGATAGTAGATGTTGTATCCGCGAGCCAGTATGTCCCCGGCAAGAACCTTTCGAGTTTCTTGGTTCATATACGTCTGTATACCGTCAAGTCCCTGTAACCCAAGAGTAGTAAAGCTAACGGTTTTATTTGCGTTCTCTACTCCGAAATTTGCATGGATAGTCTGAAGTGGAGACAGTCCATTATCCTGCATGTAATTAGTCAAAGTTAGGAGTGGGGCACCCGTTGCTGGTGACGATAGGGTCGCAGCGTTAGTAACGGTGAGAGTGTCTTTAGTTACGGTATTGACTAAGAACCAACCGTTGTATCCAGACTGAGCAGCACCGGTAAGCAGGACATAACGTCCGGCAATAACACCGTGATCCGCAGAAGTGACCGTAACTACGTTTCCAGACTTTGTGAATGAAGCGTTTAGTACTTTCCGGTTAGGGTACGTTACTTCGAATGCAGTCAACGTTTTTGCAATTATAGTACCGGTAGGGACAGATGCAGGAGTGCTTGGAAGTACGTAGGTGAAGGTGTTCGGATTGCTTACTAAAGATACTGAGAAAGACCCGTTGTATACGGTAGGAGTTGCCCCGCTGATAATGATGGCCTGACCTACGGTGAATCCATGGGCAGTGGCATTGACTGTGGCGATATTCCCAGAAAAAGTAATATTAGTAACTGAGACGTTTCTGTATACGGGCACGGTATCTTCTTCCGCCCCACCGGATATAGTGCTTCTTTCTAGTTCAAGGTACGGTCCTACTACTTCCGCAATACCATTTGCATCAGTTGGGTACTGAAGGACTTGAGTCTGCAACGGAACGCGAGTATAGACGTCGGTCTTGCCTCCGATATGGATAAGGATCGGATCTACTGCTGGCGGAGCCATTACTGTGACTTGATCTCGATACATCTCTTCGTCACCGTACCCAACGGTAGTAACGGCAGTGATGTAATCGAAGTCTTCTCGCAGACGTGCGTCGATAGACGGAACGTTAATAAGGTTGCGAGTAGAAACTGCGGTCTTAGTACGTGCGATGAAATTAGTGTTGGTTTCAGTAACCGATGCCATTTCTCTCAGGTAGTTGATCTCTCCACGAAGGAAATAAGCATCGAAGTTAGAGAAATACAAAAGGCTACCAGAAGTTAGGTCGTAGTCATTACCCTCTTTATCTGCTACCAAATCTATGTCGACATAGTACTCACCGGAAAAACTTTCGTACTGAAGTTCGGCGGGTGAAAAAGAGTAAGTGTTTACTGGATAGAACTTCTTGATGTTATCTGGTGAGAAGAACACCTCAGTACCTACTGTTATATTTTTCTTAGTTGCAAAAAATAGACGGGCACTGATTACTGATTTTTTCCCAGCTTTACGCTCTACAAACCAGTTTGACAAAATCTTGTCTACGATTTCTGTAGGAGAGTTATCAGTTACTCCCGGAAGAGTGTTCTGAGAAAAATAGTAGATGACTGCTTTGTTCACCAAAGCGAGAAGAGTTGCCGAAGGACGGATGACCAAATCTCTAAGGCCTGTACCCTGACGAAGATCTAGGTCTGGATATCTTGACGATAGGATTTTTTCAGCAGCCATTTCTGCTTGAAGGATTTCGTCTTGAGATACTTCAAGACCAGGTAGTACTGTATAGAGATCGGTAGCCACGTAGACCAGTCCTGATTGGAGCTGGCCGTGTTATTCAGCCAGTCTCATGTCCAATTGCGGGAACGGTATCGCTACTTGAGCGCGTTCACCTGCACGAGTGATTAGGTATAGAAACATTGTAATAGATTCTTCACCAACATCTATCGCCAGAACCTGAACTCGGTCAAGCTGGCTTGTAAGATCGCCGGAAGATCTATTTAGTATGTATTTTACCTGAGCCTCTGCATCCGTTATCTCATCGACCAACTCTGCTTCTACGTTTGCCGCAGTACCTACTCGGTTTGCGTACATAGCCAATGCAGAAAATTTAGTCCCTTTGTTTGGCCTCAGGGCATCTGAGCCACGGGTAGTCATCAGTGTAAGAAGAAACGTCTGAGCTACTTTTTGAATACCCGTTATCTTACGCGGGGTATTCGTCAACGTGAAATCTACGGCACCTACGGGGAATCCACCCGAGAAATCCATAAGCAACATATCATATGTGCCTCCGGCTTCCAGGTTGTTTGAGATACCTAATCTGAGAAGTTTTCCTGCGGCCATATTAGTTCTGCATGTCGTTTCGACCGTTGATGAAACTAATCATCGACTGGCCTTGGGTTTGATAGAAGTTAGCATCCTCTGATGCTGACCCCTCTGCGTCTGCGAAGTAATCTGAACGGATCTTAGCCCTCATCCCAGCTTCCCGTAGGACGGCGAAGATAGAACTAGTGGTTTCTATCAACGCCCCGGATACCATAGATGGATTTCCTTTGGCGGCCTTTTGAGATTCAGTGATCAGTTGTGTGAAGGAAAGACTTGGCAGAAGCTCCATAAAATTAGGTGGGGTCACCGTAGCGTCTTGGTAATACGCACGGGTGGCATTGAAGTAAGTGCTCATTGCTCCGTAAAAAGCTTGGGCCTGACCTATGGAGCTATCCGCCATTATTGATACCTCGACATTTCATCTTGAATGTCTTTTAATTTCTTAACCATCTTACCTTTCAAGTAGTTAAGACGGTTGACGTTAACCCCGAGCTTATCTGCAAGTTCTCCGGAAGAGAGCTCTCCAGTATGAGTCATGATCAAATGTTCTTCGGGAGTCAACTGCTCCATCATGTGTTCAAATAGAGGTTTGCCAGTATCGAATCGAGAATACTCGCTAGCTTTCTCTTTACTGCTCTCCACGATATCTTGGAAGATACCTGCTTTGAACTTTATCACTCCCTTTTTAGACCAACCAAGTTCCGCCGCCAGTTCTTCGTCAGTGGGCTCTCGGCTAAGTCGTTCTTGTAGTCCTTGCTGGGCGTTGTTGTATTTGTGGAAAATGAGTTGGTTGTTCTCCGAAAGACGTGCAGCGTTCTGATACCTGTAGTTCATCCTACGTACCTTTTGAAGGTAGTTGGTCACATGGGTAGAAAGCTGAGTACCTTTTGAAGGATCGTACGTATTTATAGCATGGATGGTCCACTTCTTAGCTTCAGAGGTAAGTGCCTGAGTTGGAAGAGTACCGGATGCTCTTTTGACTTCGGTATGAATCAATGGCATGAGTTGGTTCACCAACTTGTGGAGATCCTGAGGGGATTTCGTTTGCTGGTAAGTATGAAACAACTCTTGGTCTAACTTGCGTACTTCAGACATTACTTATAAACCGCGTAAGGAGAGCTAACCGACATGACGTAGCTGACCAGGAAAACCTGTAGTTTTTGTGAGAACTGCTGTTCCCTAAAACAAGTCAAAGCGTCAGAGGTACCCGAGAGATTGCCGGATGAGGCAACTCCCGTAGGTAGTTTAGAAGTCTGGTCTACGCCAGTATCTGTAGTGTATGTAGTGGCCATTATGCAATTACCTCTCCTGAGGAGCCATCGTCGTCTGAAGCTACCACTGGAGTTGGGATAGTCCCAATCTCATCTCGTGAAGGTGCAGGATCGTCAGAGTAATCCAAAAACATGCTTTCTCCAGGCTCCATCAATCTTGATTCTTCAAGAATAGGTTCTTCATACGAGAATACGATAGGGCCGTAGTTGTCAGCAGACATATCAATGAATTTAACTCCGAACCTCTCCTCGTACTGAGCTTTAGTTTCAACAGGTCTAAATACTAGGCCTAGGTTCCCTTCACCAGATACGTGGGCTGTGGTGCTCCCTTCGCTTAGCGTAGTTGGTGATCCATTCAATCTGGTATGTGGGTATGGAGTACCGGTTGAAAAGTCGTACAGGAACTCTGGAGCTGCTGCACCGACACCTAGGGTAGATAGGTAGAACTTGGAAGCAGTGTCTCTGGCAACCGTGTTATTTACGATGGTTGCTTTATAGATAGTTTTCCCGGTCTCATCAGTTTCTTCTGAAAGAGTGTCCGTGACTGACTGAAGCCAGGGGTGCGTATACTGCTGTTCGTAGTTTCCAAGCTCTTGATAGCTCATTGCAGAAACAAAAGATACGCTTGTCTGAAGACTTCTGGAGGTGATGGTATGAGAGACGTCTACGCAGAACGCATGGAAGCTAGGTTCTGTAGGAGTAGGGTCGATGATGTCCATCGGGTAGCCTGGGACAATGTACGGGTTGAAAATCAAAGTGCAGTTACCCGTTCTAGCTTTAGCAGTCTCGGTCGTGAATTTATAGTTGGCCGCAGCGAACAACATTCTTTGATAACTGTTTATCTCCGAAGACTGATCCCACGGATTCAGTTGTTTTTTCTTTTCGTCCTGATCGTACCGGTACTGCCATGCTTTTCTAAACTTCTCAACCTGAATACCTTCTGGGGTTGTATCGGCAGGACGAGTTTCACTTGAGCTAGGAGATTCCTGCTGCATGCTTTCTGCAAGAATAGCCAGCCACTTAGGAAGTTGAATTCTCTGGTGGCGAATACCACGACCTTGTTCGTACTTACCAATTTTGAATTGAGAAGACGAAGTGGTCCGGGCTAGAGACGCGTAGTGCTCGGAATCGCCATTTAGTTCAGCGATACCTTTCGCAATGGCTTCTAGAACGGATTGCGGGGCTCGGTAGTTAACTCCAAATTGTCCAGAACTCTGAGGTACGTTATCGTTTACAGCAGTAATTCGAGTAGGTACCGATTGTTCGTCTTGGTTGATATTCAGGGAGACGATCATGTGCGGGAGAACTACGTTACACGCAGGTGAGTAGTAATGTGGCATCTGCGGCTTAACGATTACGTCTATCGCCGAGGTATCTACTCCGGCTTCTGCGGTTCGAGGATCTTTTGGAACTTCCGCAGGAGCATTCAAAAACACCATGTCGTATTCTACAGACATCATGAAATTCTGAAGAATCTGTAGATACGAAGTCAACTCTCCTGAGAATTGCCCTACGGTATAAATTACTTGCGTAGAGATATCTGCTTGGACGGCAGACTGCATAAGGGTCTTGTGGGCAGGAGGAATCAACCTAGGATCAGTCTCTAGAGAATGGTCGCCGGTAGACTCTGAAGTACAAGGATCACATTTGGAATCATTGATTTGTTGTTCTACCGGAAAATGTCCACCGATTCTTCGGAACAACTGCGTTCCCTGCTCCACCATCGGAATGTACATACGGGTCATTCCCTCGTACATCATTGGATTTTGGTAAGCCTGGGCTTTCAGTTGATTCCACATGTTCAGAGGTACGCCAGGAAATCCGGTGAATCGGTATTTCAGATCCTCTAGGTACTTTGGTACCGAGTCATACTGGGGAACTCTCGTTTTGTCTTTTAGGTTTACGATATTTACTTCGTCACTGCCCCCGACTTTCAGAGGATCGATCCCCGTGAGTGCCATGCCTATGGATTGTAGGGAGTTGAAAACGTTTGTTTTTACTGCCGCCTCACCTTCGTTGGTGTTTGTCACGCTGGCATTACTATCACTGGCGTACCCGGAATAATCCATGGTAACCATGTCTAGTTTTGCATAGCGGTGCTCACAGTTAAAACTTATGTACTTTTGTCCAGGAGATTGGGTGGATTTATAGTAGGTGGTAGATACGATATTTCCAGAGAAGAACAGGCAGTCCTCCTGAGTCACAGGATCTTTGTAGAATACATGCACCTTAGGCTCGTAATACCTGCAGATCTCCATAAGTCCAGTTTGAGATGGGACTTGGATATTCATGCGGGGTAATGAGCCAAGGCTTGACTGTATGTTGATAGCCATGAATGGGACCTGTACACCTTCGATGTACAAGCTGAATTCCTGGAACATCACATCTGTCCGTGGACTTGATGCGATAGATCCAAGATTCTGGTTACCAGTTAAATCGAAACCCATTTACTACACTCCCACGTCGTAGAACACACCGTACAAAGCTAGGATGTACAGCTCCCGCTCTAACGGGTCTTTGATATTAGCAATATAATTCAAATAGGTAGGTGGTATGTACTGAGAAAATTCACCAAGCGCAGTTTCCAGAGATGCCAGACGACTTTCCGTGATCCGTTCTTTGATTAAGGAAGCCCTTGCTGGCAATGCCCCGGTTTCCAGATATGAAGCACCGAGTAGATTTCCGGAGTACGTGGCCGACAAATAGCTCATGTACGGAGAAGAGGTATCCTTAAACATTCGAATGAATAGAGAGTCCGAGCTGGTAACTACGCCATTATAGGTAAGACGCAGTTCTCCTGTATCTATCTCAGACATCGTGTAGTTAGAGGTGTACACATCATTGAAGTATACTGATACGCGTGTGATATCAGACCCGTCAGTATTTAGAATTACGGAGCCGTCACCTTCACTAAGCATAGTGTACTGAGTAGCCACTACTAAGTAGGTTTTTAGTTTTACCGTAGAGCCTACTGCTGGAATAGCTTCTCCAGGATTCACTGCTTGGTAGCATTTTTTACAAATCCCACCTGGACTTATGCAGTGTGGTGGATTTCGTATAAATCGGTTGTAACTACCCTGGCTCAAGAAAAATTCGATATCTTCTCGAGTGAGCCTACGATCTAGGGCTAAATCCCATTGACCTACTTGAGAGAAATCAAGAGTAATCCTATCTCCCAAACTAGTATTGCAGTTTTCTTCAACTACCTTAACCGTGGGTGAAAAGAGTTGCTGGGCCTCGTTATACAAGGCCGTACTGATGTCTGGCAAATTATCGAATAAGTCTTCTAGCAGCAAAAAACCTGAATACGAGCCCATTTATTATCCCGAGAGAGTTGCTCCAGATCCAGAATTATACGGGGATCCAGAATTGATTAGAGCGACCCTGGCTGCCGATCTTCGACCTGATTTAAGGGACGCTATGTAACCAGCCTTATGGCCAGTCTTAGATAGACGTTTCAGGATATTAGAAATGTTTTCCGGAGAACGAGTTATTGCTCCGACAGCATTTTTAATGGATTGTATGGTTCGCCTTAAGTCGTTGGCCCCAGCTTCAAAAGATCCGACAATATCATTGATGCCTCCTTCTATGGCATTCACCAGAGAGATAGCTTCATTAGATATCGATCGAATATCTTTCAGGATATCTCCTACAAAAGAGCTACCGGTGTTGAACAGAGACAACACTTGGCCAGTTATGGACTTCACTACTTTCGTAAGGGTAGTAAGAACTCCATAGACCGGTGCGATAAGGTTCGCTCTCAAACTAGCTACCGATAGAAATCCTCCGACGTTACTGTCAAAGAAATCTCTGGCAGCACCGATTGCTCCGCCAATTGCGTCATTGACGCCTCCGGCAAAACCCTCGATGTTTGAAGCTACATCCCCCATGAACCCATCAGCTTTACCTATGGTAGACCCGAGGTATGCCTTGGCACTTTCTACGTTTCTTTTGATATTGTTTATCGAAGCTACGTCTTGGAATCTAGCCGGGGTTTCTGCCTGTTTGATGTTCAGCTTCAAAGCATCGTTGTTCAATAGCTCAGAAGGAAGCAATACAGGTCTTGGAACAATAGACTTGGCCAAGAACTGCATGTTGAATCTAATGTCAGTATCTCGAGATGCATCTTGCTGATAGCTGATTCCCGTTATAGTGCCTACGATAGTCATGTTCGGAAGATTGATCTGTGCCAACTGGTGGTTCTTAGCCATCTGAGTTCCTCGAAGGATACCCCAGTAGGCCACCATGAACCGGTAGAACCAGTTGTTATCAACGTCGTCGAACAATAGACCTGAGAAGTTAAACTGCACGGGGCTTCGACCGAAGTAGTAGACTACTTCAGAATCTCCGAACACTTCATTGATCTGGACTTTTTCGTTAAAAGCCACGTCTACGTTCGTAAGCAGGAAATCAGTATAGCCAGTATCACTCAGAAGAGAGTTGGCTACTGAGTCTAGACCTTGTCCAGAAGTAGGAGCGTTACCCGAAGTGATAGCACTCAAAACTTCAGAACTAGATTTATCAGTCATCAGTTTGATAGATGCAATAGGTCCACGATTCGCAGTGTATTTATTGTCGTTATCAATAGGCGTAGATCTAGGACGTACAGTAAATGCACGTTCTGATTGTGGAATGGTACCTGACCCCGACGAACCAGATCCTCCTGCGGCTTCCTTGTTTCCGGTAAGGGTTCCGAGAGGATCTTTCAGCATCCCTGCCGCAGTATCTTTTGCGGTTCCGATGTAAGACACCGCTCCGCCTACGGTATCTCTCAGATTACTTACGTTAGACATTAGTTGGACTCAAACTCGATTAGCTCGAGAATATTGGGGCTGCTGACCATTACTTGTTGGCCGAATAGTCCGCCGAAGCTTGGTGGGATGTAATCTTTACCAACGGCGCTATAGCGAAATGCATCATAGGTAGCTTTGACTCGTTGGAGATAAATCTCTCTCGGAGTCATCGCTATCAATCTGTTAACTATCTTAGGTTCATTACCCGACATTATTTATTACCCGTAGTTTCTGACTTCTGATTTTTAGATCCGAAATCAAACCAACTAGTAGATGGCTCCGGAGCAGCTCTTTCAAATTTATCTGCTACACTGTCAAGCTTCGCTACAAACTCTCCGAAAGTATCTACCGCTTTAGTCAAATCGAGAGCTGCCAAAGAACTGTACTTGGTATCAAAGTTGATAACCCCCTGAGACGCCAGCGCATTGATCTGTAGAGTCTGCTTAGACAACTCACGGGAACTTTCCAGGCCCTTATCAATGGTATCAACCGACAGATTGTTATCACTCAGAATTTTAGGATCGTAAGTAGCAGAGAAACCTATCCCAGTAGCTTTGGAGCGGTAGAATGAAATAGCTTCACTGATTTTCTTCTTCTTTTCTTCCGAAGAAAGATTAGAAGACTCTATTCGTTTGATCTCAGCCTTAAGCTCCGGTGCTGCGGGGCCGAATTCACTAGTACTTCCTGACCGTGCAGCTTTATCCAGATCTTCCGCAGATTTACCGTTCATCATGCTCGGCAGTTGGGCTACCCCGTTGAGAGCAGAGGCTTTATAAACATCGATGGATTTCTCTCTAAGCTGCGTACGGTTCAAATCTTTACCGTAAACATCTCGCAGCAGCTTCTCGCTTTCTGCGTCCCCTTGACCAGTAGATACCTTACGAGCAGCTTCTAGAATAGAAATGCCCTTCAGCATATCTACGTCTTTACCTACCGAATCAGTAACTCCCTTACGAACTTTGTCTGCCTTAGTTACCGGACCAGCGTCTTCTATTGCAACAGTTCCGGAGTTAAGAACCTGGCCGGAAAGTTGATCGAGTTCCGTATTGGAAAAAAACCTGTTTAATTTATTTTCCGCGTTCAGATTGTCGAGAGCTTTCTTACGTTTATCAGGAGTAGCATTTGGATCGGAAACCATTCGAGCATCTTTGTCACCGGATTTAACCAACCGATTGATCGAGTCAATAGCTTCGACATTATTTTCGATAAGGTCCTTTCCAGTAGCCAGCTTGTAAGCACCTTGAGCACCCCAAGACCCTGGCCATTTAGCAAACCATTTTTTAGCAATCTGTCCGTTAGAAGCTTCTAGTTCATATGCTTTGGTGGTGGGATCATCTTCTCCTGAGAAGTCTTTGAAAGTCTTGGCTTCAAGCCCTTCGGTCAAAGATCCAAATCTTGCGTTGGTGACCCAGTTCTCTATGCTATCCCCAACACCACCAGTTCCTTCGAGAACATCACCTACAATACCTGCTCCCCCTGCCTTAAAGTCTTTCCAAGCAGTTCTAATAGGTAGCGTGAGTTTGTTTATTCGACCAGAGCCCATACCTTCTTGTTCTAAGAACTTAATGGTATCTCTCTGCATGTTTCCTTTCAGAGCTGAAGACATCTGGTCTCTAGCGCCTTGTTTGCCGTAAATCTGTAGTTCTTTCAAAACAGCTTTAGCTTCCATCTCCGGAAGCCCCATTTGACGAGTCATTAGCAGGAATGCTTTTTCCACATCAATTTGACCATCCTTGTTTTGCATTCCAGGAATTGATCCAGAAATCTGCTTGAGCTGATCTAGGATTGCACCCGGACCTTTCTCCATCAGTTGTTTACTGGTCATCTCCCCTTCGTACATGCCCATGGCCCCTGCCGCCGCCAAAGGATCTGCTGCAGCCATCTGACCAAAGCTTGAAAGGTTTCCTACGACGCTTCCTTGATTACCGCGACCGAAGGTCTGGTTCATCAACATTATTTGGTTATACGGAGTTTGAGCTGCGTTAACTTGACCGGTAACGGCAAGTTGAGTAGCCCCCTCTCTTCCACCAAATTTGGCCATAGTCGCATCTCCGACAAGACCCATGCGATATGCAGAAGAGAACGCACCGTAAGTCTGTGCTGCCTGAGTTTGACCGATGTATGGAGTTAGGTTGTTACTCTGATAGATGTACTGACCCTGAGCCCCAACGGTGTTCATCATTTTTTGAGCAGAGATGCCTGCGATAGCTGATGAGCCACCAATGTTCTGCAGAACTTTACCTGCGGTGTTTGCACTCACACCTGCTATTTTCAGTTCCGCCATCATCTCCATGGCTGCACGGAAGTCTGGTTCGTTGGCAACACGCATCATGACTTTGACTTGTTTAGCCAATTTCTTCATGCGAGATTCAAGTTGCTCTAACTGAACATCATCCAGTTGACCTGACCTAGACGCCATATCGGTAAGGTCGTTCATTCCGTAGGTATCAAGGCTCATGTCCTTAATACTCGAGGTGGTCAGTCTAGAAGAAAGACCTGATGCGAATTCTCTAGACGACCCAAAACCAGTAACCGAGTTACCGTTAGCACCTCGGCCTGCCATGATATGGCTGAAGTTTGCACGAAGACTTTGCTCTCCAGATCGAGTGGCCGAGTATGGATCGAATACCGCTTCATCGGCCACCGTACTAAGACCTTGACCAATAAGCAGTGGAAGTGCAAGGGATCCCGCACCTGCCCCAATTAAACCTGCTGCACCCGCTAGTCCGCCAGCAGCCCTGGCACCTACGTTTACTCCGGCAGCACTGAGGCCTCCGGTAAGTCCTCTTGAAAGACCCTGTCCAACCGAAGAACCTACTCTGGCACCGATACCTATTTTTGCAGAAGCAGATGCAGCCATGGACGGAGCCATGCCAGTGGCAACTCTCCAAGAATGCATGGTTGCAGAATATGCAGCACTATTCGAAGCGACCTTCATGGAAGAAGCTTTCATACCCGCAGCGAAAGCTAGGGCCGGAACTATTCCTCGTTGAAGACCCCACGCAGCGTTATCTGTAGGTTTATACGCAAGAGCGGAGTAGTACGGACCTTCTTGCTGGACAGTATCACCATACATCCGACTTTCGCCGAATGGAGTGAATACGTTGTACAGAGAAGTTCCGTATCCTACGTTATTATTTGGGGGTGGAGCCCCCTGTGGACCCTGGTACTGAGGACGATACGGTGCAGCGTAGCTCGGAGTGAGATACGTTGGATCAATGCCCCAGGAACCTTGAGTTGTGTTGAAGGGGTTCAGAGGGTCCTGAAAGGAGTTATTACCGACGTTCGCAGTAGTTTGAAACAAGTTCACAGAGGGTACTCTTTACTAAGGTTAAAGGCCCTGGACGCTAAGTACGCCGTCCTTACGAACCAGTCTTACATCTCTAGCCTTCATGGCTTCATACTCTTTCAGCCAACGGACTTCATCTGCGTCTTCTGGTTGGATAGGCTTCATAGGTACTTCTCCACCAAACTCTAGGTCAACCAACTCGGCCCATAGTTTCTTCAAAGTATCTTTGTTTTCTTCCCCAGCCGCCAGATAAGCGATAGTCCAAGTTATCTGCTCTGACTTAAGCTTTCTTCGAATTTCATGGTCCATGAATCTTCGAAGTACTCGATCCTTTACCGACCCTAGGCCCGGAACTTCGAGCCCGGACATATACATCCGGGTTCGTTGTACTGCCCAGGGTCTTTTTAAAAATTTTCTTCGCCGTGACGTACGGAGGCCTCTACTTTACGGTCGAATTTAACTAGTGCGATCATCATTGCAGAAATTACTGGAGTAGGCATCTCTTCAATGAGCTCTAGTTTCTTATCGAATCGTTCGCCGGAGATATCCTTGCCATTTACGATCATGGCCGACTGAACTAGGTTGTAGAGACCACGAATGCTTTCTACGGTAAGGCCTAGGCTGTACCCGGCTTTATCGAGAAGAGTCATAACTTCACGGGCTTCTTTGCCAGTACGAGTCTTTAGGGTTATCGAAAGACGTTTACCGATTTTCACTTCTTCGGTATACGAACCGTCGAACATGAGGGCATCAAAAATCTGTTCCAGATCAGCTTCGTCAAATTCTGGAGATCCTCCTTCGAGAAGATTCACCTCGGGTTCCGCAGCAACTTCTTTCTCTGCTTTAGTACCTTTCGTCTTTTTTGGAACCGGCTTAGCTTCTTGTTCTGGAAAATCAAAATCGTTGTTCATCTATGTCTCACTTCTAGTTAGATTTTAGGCTTAGAGTTAATAGTCTTCACGCCCGAGACCACCGAACATAGTGTCGTCGTCATCTCCTGCGCCCCACGCATCTTTATCCGCATAGCCACCTGCGAAAATTGCTTGTGGGATATTGGTGCCGACTTCGAGAGCTTCTATATACTTGAACTCTTTTCGAAGTATCATCAAGCCGATATTAGCAAATACAACGCTGTGCAACCAATCATCTGGAATATCTGGATGTTTGCAATAGATACGGCGTCCTGCACGAGTCTCTTCTTCATGGACGCTGAGAGCGTCTCTCCAGAATCCAGCAGTGACATCCCAAGACGGAGTCTCAAAGCTGTTTTTGCCAAGCTTCATCTTCATGATAACCGAATCGATACACATCGTACGGTCTGCCGCAAAATATTGGCCCATGCCATCCCAGCGAAGAGCCGCTTTAGATGCGACGTAGTTAATTGGCTGAACTACATCTCTGCCCAGTTCATTTTGAAGAAGCTGGCATTGAAGAACCCCGACTCCTCGGTCAGAGGCGATCATTTGAACTTTGAATTTTCTGGCTATGTACATTACATGCCGTACTTGGTCCAGGATATCAACACCGTTAAGTCTCTCCGAGTAGAGGAGAAACATCTTACCCAGCATATTCGTCCCTACTACCGTGATGATGGTGTATGACTTAGACGCTGAAGTTACAGACCAGTCAACGCCGAGAGCAATCTGCAAGATACCACGGTCATCTACCGGCCACTGATCGTCAAAGGCGGTCTTCTCTAGATTGCAGCAAAGCATCGCTTCTCGCTGGGTAAGAATCTTACCACCCATACCCGCTGCTAATCCAAAGACCTCGTTTGCAAGTTTCTGAGGGTTGTACATCGTCAGCTTGTCTTGCAGTTCTCGCCATTTCTTAGGCTTGGTTCGAGCCCCGATGATGAACTGAGGGATATGCAGGCCAATGCTACGAGTAACTTCTGGATTGAAAGAAACCCAACTCCCCTTGGTTACATCGATGGTGTGACCGCAGTGAGGACAACCAGGACCGTCCTTGTGCTCGAGAATCTTCATGCAGGTTTCGTAGTCGTAAGCAGCAATATGACGACTACATCCATCACACCTCATTACCCACTCACACTGGTTACTGGCTCTCCACTTCAACTCCAGAGTGTTGTTCTCTGTCTTGGCAGTTCCGGTAAGACGCTTATATGCGTAATCCGATGCAGAGAGGGTTTCGTACAAAACAGGTAAGGCATCAAAGCTGACGTCTTGGATTTCATCCACGCAGAGCAAGTCAGCGTTGACGCCTCGAATACGGTCGGCATCAGCCTCGGTCTCCGCATACCCCAAATAGATCGTGGACTTGTTCTTAAACGATTTCTGAAAGACGTTCTTCCGAGAGTTAGTGTCTCGGTAGTACTTCTGAAGCAACGGGGACTCCATGAAGGTGTCGAGGTATCCCGTTGAGAAACGACTCGTCTGCTGGCTGAGAGGAGCAATGTACAAAGAGTTGAAGTGAGGGACAGAAGCACTGTTAGAAACCAGAGCACCGGATAGAGATACCGATTTACCTACCTGACGACCACACTTCAGAACCATCTCATCCGGATACTGATCGTAAACGTCGATGAACGGTAGGTATTCATTAAATGAGAGAGGCTTACCTTTGATCTCTAGGATCGCGGTCGCCAATTGTGCCCGTGTAAGGGTAGTTATCTTGTCAGTCATAATCTCAGTTTAAAGGCCTGGTAGCTATCGAGAGTAGTTTACTCTGCTGAGCTATCGAGAGGCTCTATAAGCCCCGTTAGTAAGTAATCAGTACCGTTGGGTAGGTCGGCAGTAGATCGGGTCTCCTGCAGGCTCTCAGGAGCTCCTACGTACTTACGAAGAGGTATTCTGAAGAGACCTTAAGGGCACGACTCCTACAAGCAACGTTCTAGAGCCTGCGCGGCATTTGAAGGCTCTAACTCAATAGTTTCAGCATGGACTAAATCCTCTAGACAAATCTTGTCTACGGCCAAGTACCCGTATTCATTGGGCTTCGTCAGAATCTAGACAAAATAGACAAAAGCTGTCTAAGGTTTGTCTAGGGCTGCAGGCCACGTCCTGTATGGCTTTGAATCCTGCGCTAGACAAAATGACAAGATTTGAAGTTTCACATGCACTCAAAGCTTGTAAACCCCACATAAAAGATTTGAAACTCCTACCTACATATATATATATAAATATATTTATAAATATACTCATGTGCTGGTAGACAAAAGGGGGGGTGTTGTCATGGATCTGATTTATTTTCTTGAGGTGACAAATCCACACTCTGAGTGCATGTGCAGAGAAAAATCTTGTCATTTTGTCTAGCGCACCCCTGCAGGCCTTACGGACCGTGGGTTTGAGCCGTAGACAAACTCTAGACAGCTTTTGTCTACTTTGTCTAAACTTTGACTAAACCCAATGAAATCAAGCACTTATCCGTAGACAAGATTTGTCTAGACCAAAGACGCCACTCTGAAAGCATTGATATAGAGCCTTTAAACTCCGCGCAGCTCTTTTTAGGCTAATAAATTTCAATATTTAGTGAATGTCTGGTATAACAATAGTGCGAGAGAGAACTATCTCTTTAGCTAAAAATCCCAAATGCATTAGGAGTTTCATCCATGGCTATCAACACTACCAAAATCGTTATCAGCACCACCGGTCAGACCTTCACCCTGCCAGGTGCTCAAACGGTCGAAGCAGTGAAAAGCATGTACGGTTCGAGCGTTCCGGCCATCAACAGCATGGACGGCACCAGCGTCGATTCTGGCGAAGAACGTACCATCACCTTCGCTGCACGCGTCGGCACCAAAGGCTGCTAATCCAGCCCGGTCGGCAAGAGTGAAAGCTAGGACTTAGTCTTAGCTTTCCTCAAGCCAAAAAAAGCCTCCCTAGTGGAGGCTTTTCTTTTAGTCATTTGGAGGAGGCTCCATCATGTATGCTTTTGATGAGAACGGAAACGTTCTGATTGATAATACTCAGACTCAATTGATTGCCAACGCCAATCGAAATCGAACGATCTCTCGTCGAGCACAGGCGTTGTCTAACAACCAGTACACCCCGTTCCAGCCCGTTAGCCATAATACCTGGGCTTTGCTCAATAGCCGTCTCGGTACTATGTTCACCGAAATTTTCCACCGTATGAAGGTACCTACTCGAGGCACCGTTTCTGCTCCCCGTGGAGCTAACGATTTCCGGAGTATTTACTTTAAAGCTCTGCACGATTGGGCGTCGGTAGATCTTCAAGGCTTCAATGGGCCTATTCCAGCGACCGAAATAAACGGTCTTTCTGAAGTAGTTTTCTTCCTCCCGGCAGACGGCGCAGTGATTCGTTACTTGGGCCGACTACTCCGGAAGTATCCGGGCTTCTTCGACATCCGCATTGGATCCGGCAACAGCTTCAACAGCCGGGTAGCTACTCTCGATAACTCCTCTGCCGTCGTGGGCGAAAACATCCATGGAATGTGTATTCGAGTTCGCGAGCAGTTCGCTAACGATCTCGGCGGAAGATTTGACGGTAACGTCGGTACTTTGAAAGCTATCCTCCGCACCATGGATATCGGTCAAGTAGTCAATGGCGTCAATAAAGTCCTGAGCACGCTGACTCGGAAAATTCGAAGTCATGATGGTACTTGGGGCGAAGACCCGAAGTTTCCAATCGTTAATTTCAATCGAAAAGTTAATTTTCGAGATTGGCGTGTTCTTACGGAATACGATCAAAACTTCCACGGGAATAACAAAGATCTCTACTCGGATCGTAACGTCTATAGCGTAATTGCTAGCGGCGACAAGCTTCCCTTCACACAAACATCAGGCTCTTCCGGAGAATACAAATGGACGCAGCCCAGGTCGTAATTGAAGAACCCGTAGATCGTTTTGCAGGCCTCACTTTTGGTGAAGCTTGCGAGATGTTGTTTGCTGAGTGTAAATCGAATGCCCCTTCTTCAGAAGGGTTTCAGAACATGATCGATTACATTCGAAAAGTTCATGAAGCCATGGGCGTCGAATTCTCCTGCGAGAATTACTGGAACGAAGGGACTATCTCCGGAAGTCACGAAGTGTTTCCTCCTGGCCTCGGTGAAAGTTTCAATACTCTTCCCGACGAATTAACCCGGGAATACTTGGAAGGAATGATACTGAAGATTGGGGCTCTCGAGGCCGCTACTACTCAGTATCGCACCAATCATGAACGAGTAGTGGGTAATGGTTCAAGCCGTGCTCGTTCTGGGAACGGAATTATCGATACTCGGATTCTTACTCGCAGCGTAAACACGGCTCCTGTGTTTATCCAGGCAAGTGGGAACGACGACGAAGACGACTTCATTTAAGTACTGCACACCTTTTTGGTATAAGCAAAGTGCAGAAGAATATTTAGCACTCGGAGGCTCAATGTCCAATCCAGTAATGAAGATTGAACTTTTCGATGACTGTGCCCATATCACGCGTCACGGGTCCAGTCTCGCAAAGCCAGTCTCAATCAAAGATCTCGTGGCAGTTTTAGCGGAATCTGCACAGGGAGTTCTCAACTACTCCCGTGCAGAAACTCTGCGACTGCCAGAAGGCTGCTACCTGACTGCGTATGCAGGTAACAATCTCAACCTCGCTCTTTACTACCCAGAGCGGCCAGTAACGTTGACTCACATCAACAGCAGCAAAACGAATCAGTATGAGATCATGATGCCTAACATCGTGATCCATCTGGTCCTCAAGGTTTCGAACAACGGTATGAAGCACGAGGTAGCTCACGCTTATTACTATTCGACTCCTGTTGCTCGTGATGATCTACCGATGGTTATTCCAGGTCGGCTGTCAGGCATCTTCAACTACATGCCTTTCCCGAACTGCTATGACAACTACACGTTGTGCATGGGTGGGAACCAGATGTTCAACATGGTTGAAGGTGGTGATCTCCGTATTTTCCAGGCGTACTACCAGGTCTTGGCGAACTCTCCGTTCAACAATGACCTTCGCCTGATGAACGTCAGGTTTGACTCCAGTAGCCACTCCAGCTGGTTCAAGAAACTTGCGGAAGTCTACAAAGAAGAAAAACGTTTCCCTTACGAACTGGTTTCCTACTAAGGATTGAATCATGACCAAACGAATTATTCTCCCGTACTTCTCTTGCGTAGTTGATACGAAGACTGACCTCGACGAGGCCATCTCCGAAAACTTCGCAGAAATCTACATCATCAGCGGTAACGGCTGTTTCCGTCGTACCAACTTGACTCACGGTCGTTCGGTTACAGTTCCCTGCCCGACTCCTCCGAAAGAAGTTGAGCTGATGGACTGCAAGCAGGACACCAATTCGTTCTTTCCTGCGGGCAAGATCCCTATCAAGTTCCTGCACCAGATCGAGCAATTCTTCAAGCAGGTAATGATCGAACACAAAGGCGCCAAGCTCGAAGCTATGGCTTTCGTAATCTGGAACCCTACCCAGGGCTACCATGTTCGAATCCCTGAGCAGACTGTTTCGGCGGGTGCGGTTAACTACAACTGGGCTGGGTTCCTGACCTCGGAAGACGTAATCGTCCTGGACATCCATAGTCACAACGATATGGGTGCATTCTTCAGCGGTACCGATGACAGCGACGACCGTGGCAACTGCTACGTTTCTGGCGTAATCGGCAAGCTGAGCACTACCTGCGACAAGGTTTTCCGATTCAACCTGCCTGGCAATATGAAGATCAATCCACTTCCTCCGGAGTTGATTTTCGAAACCTATGAAACCACGGAGGTGCCCGCCGAATGGTTGGCACAGGTAAAAAAGCAGCAGTATGTAGCCCCGACGTACAACACCCGTCCTCTGTATTCCCAGAATACGAGTGGGGCCGGGACCACTGGGGGTGGTGCTAACAGAAGTACCACTACAACGCCCGGAGGTCGGGTAGTAGCCAACGAAAGCTTTCGCGGAAATAATGGCTCGATGGCTTTGGAATCTGTAGGTTTGAGCGCTGACGATACGGAGGTGCTGAATCAGTTTGGTTTCCCTTTTCCGTGTAGCGGAACTGAGGAGGACTCTTTCCTCCCTTTTCCGCAGCGCCCGCAGGTATCGGGGCGCCAATCTCGCAAAGGCAAACGAATGGTTCCGGGTTCGACTCGTCTTCAGAGGAAGCTGAAAGATTTGGATGGGTCGGAGAAGTAGGGTTCCTAAACAAAGCACTTCCGCTTGACTACGATCCTCAGGAGCTATTCATGAGCGATGAGATGTACGACGAGGCTGAACTGCGTAAAGCGATCATGCCGCTTATCGAGTTCTCGAGACAAGACGACTTCACCGTCGTCGAAGAAGTAGAGGGCACCGATGTAGCCATGGCGTACGCAGTCGGCCTCAACTGCATCGAAGTCCTTTCGGATCAAAACCAAGATGATTGGTTGTTGGAGATAATCCGCAAGGCTCATGACGAGCTCAGTGTTCCGGGTAAAGCACGACTCGCAGAACAAGGCTTGTAGTTGGTATAACAAGGGTAGAGAGGAGATTTCCTTCCTACCCTTTTGTCTTTCAGGAGAGGCTCAACATGTCTACAAATTTAACGTTCCAACTCCCATACATCCCACAGACCGTAGTGATCTTTGGTTGTGGTGGTACGGGTTCTCGCCTGATTCCGGCGATTGCACAACTGATGTCCACACTCACTACGTTGATCATGCCTGAAATGGTATTGGTCGACTTCGACGAAGTTGAGGAGAAGAATCTCAGCCGTCAGAATTTCGCAAAATCAGACGTCGGTAAAAACAAGGCTCAGGCCTTGGCTGCCCGCTACAGCAAAGCTTACGATCTGAAGATCACGCCCATCACCTTGGCTGCCGGTACAGACGAGTACCTGGAAGCGCTGGAGATGTTCAACCTTCGCGAGCGTCTCACTGGTCCAACTCTTTACGTACTGGCCGTAGATAGCGCCTCAGCTCGTCGTGCGATTCTCAAATCCGGTTTGTCTACTCAGGCTGGTCAGCCTAACTCCAGCGTAGTGATTGACGCAGGTAACGAAGACATCTTCGGCCAGGTAAGCTTCTTTACCACGGGCAAGATCAACGCGGCTTCGGCCAAAGATCTGGAGTTCATCTACAACTGGTATCAAGGCTACCTGCCGGGCGATACTGTGTTGAGCGAGTTGCCTATCGATATCGCGTACTACGCGGAAATGCTCGATGGCGAATCGACTCGTTCGTGTGCTGATCTCGATCAGACTCTGGCGATCAACAACCTGATGGCTGCTCAGGTAATCGCTTACGCTCAGAACTTCCTCATGGGCAAACCGGTTCGTTCATGGCGTACCAGCTTCGATCTGTTCAACGGTACCAGCTACGACCCGATCTCGATTAATGAAGTCCTGAGACGAGCTGCTCCGTGGAAAACTACTGGTCGAAGCCGTGATGTCAATCAGTTTGCGGAAGCCATCCGTAGTAGTCTGTTGGCCAATTCCAGCACCATGGATGCAGTATTCACCGAACTGAGCTCTTCGTTGGAAGACGAAATGCTCTCCAACAACCCTGTTCGTTATGAAACTGCGAAGATGATCAGTTCAAGTCTGGGCAGCAAGTTTGTCCCGTCCCTGATCTTCCAGGCGGACTACCCGGACTTCTACACTCCGGCGTTCATCGAAATGTGGAATACCGGCTTCCAGATTCCGGAAGCTTCCGAAGAAGATCGTCGTACGTATGAGATCGCTGAACGTATCCTTGCAGAAATGCAAGCGGAAACCGAAGCGTTGAATGCCCGTGCTACTGCGGCGGCAGCACTTCCAGAAACTGAAGCGGCTGCTGACGAAGACTGATTCACCGCAATAAAAAAAGCCAGGTTAATTCCCTGGCTTTTTTTAGACTTTCTGAGATTACGGAGTAATCGTTTGTCGAGAATACGCAGCTTCCAGAGTGTCATCCGAAGTGTACGTTCCGAGAACAGAGCCATCCTGACGATAGATAGTCATTACTTTGGTACTCTTGTCCCACTCCCATCCGCCCAGAGCTTGGTCTTCCAGGTTATGAAGGAAAGAAAAGACATCCCGAGTAACTACGTCTACTGATCCAATTACTACACCGTCTACTACAAAATCATAGTAGCCAGTTTCCACTGGAGTAAAGGACGCAGAATATACAGTCGTACCTGTAATGGGTAGAACTTCAACAGATGCAATAACCATGACTCCATCTTTGACAACCACAGTAGTAGTGGGTGCTAGAGAAATGGTAAATCTAGCTTCAGATCCAAGGCCTATCTGCCTAGTACTCATGTCCAAGTCTCCATATGAGCAATGTATTGTCTGACCGCTTCATTTTTAGCTTCGCGATCTTCTTGTTCTTGACCCGGAACCAGGTTCTCTGGGAAACAAACTTCCAGTAAAGGACCTGGGCAAGAAGAGAAGCCTTCTTCGTTCAGAATCTTCGTCACACCCGTCTTCACTTCGTAATCAAATTCGCCATCTACGATATTGTGGATTTCATTCGAAGACCACGCAATCTGAAGACTGTTAGGCATTGGGAAAGAATCGAAGTCAGCTACCACGTTATTGAATACGTCAGTGGCGTGGAGGAAGAACAAAAAGTCTTGGTAGAACATCTCGGGTTCAAGAGTGATGATACGAAGGACGTTCAGTTTATCCAGGATGATCTGAGTCATACCTAGACCCATATCTAGGCTGATCGTTTCATCTTCCAAGTCAACCCATTCTTCTCCGTACTTAGCCTTCAATACTTTGAGCAGGGTAGGCAGACGGATATTCTCCGTCGCCTCCGTAGGTTCTTTTAGATCTATCAAAGAAATCTCCCCAGAGTAGTCTTTTCATCAAGTGGAAGAGATTCCAGGACGGCCTTGTCATTGGCATAGTCACCAGTCAGAGCTGCGGAGACTTCCTTACCAAGAACGTCACCGACGTGATCTTTGTTGATCTTTTCCCAAGGAACTGATTTACCACCTAGGTTTACGTAGTAGGAAGCTTCTTTAACAAAGGCTTCTTTGAAGAAGTCACCGTTGTAGAAATGTTCTTGATCCAGTTGAGTAACCGTCTTGGCAACGCTTGCACGTTTCTCTTGACCACCGAGATTAAGGCACTCAACGCTGTACTCAGCGATTACGCCCAAGACGTCGTTGTACCGAACATCACCAGTTGCGTAGGCACGTTTTTGCAAAGCGTTAACTACTTCAGATTCACCGAAAGGAAGGGAGCCTGAATACAACTGAGTTTCATGGCTGAATTCTTGACCATTAAATCGAGAGACGATGTCTTCGGCGTAACTGGCTACCTTGAGGAGATCTTGATGGAAACCTAGATTACCGCGAAGGACTTCTTCTTGAAGGTGAAGAGTCTCTTCCGCGTTGTAGAGAGATGCACGTTTCTCAGCTTCACCGAAGATCTTGATCTTCGAAGCCATCTTCTCCATCTGAGAGGTGAGGCCGTAAGCTTCCAAAGTACGAGCTACTTTTTCACGAGTAGCGTAGTTGACTTCTTCACCGGCAACCTTAGTCAGGTACTCAATGCGTAGACCGGAAGCAAATGCGGAGTCACGATTATCTACGGGAAATGCTTCTTGTAGAGAAGCTTCTTTAGTCATGCTCTCGGCTTCGGGGACGATGAGCAGGATGTCTTTCATATCATAAGCAAGCATTATTAGCTCCGGGCTATTACGTTGATTGCGTCTTCTTGTGTGTTCGATCCAGGCTGTTCATGTAGAAGGCGTTTAACCATTCTCATGTTATTTCGTGCCTGAAGGGCTTGGTAGAACTTTGGTGCTGCGATACCTGCACCGGCAGCAGAGATAGCGATACTCTTATACGTCTTGAAATCTATTGACGGAATCTCTCCATCGTAGGATTTCCCTTCATCATGAGAAGCTCGTACGGCTTCACCGTACTGGTAGCCCCTTTTCAAATCAGAGACTGCATGCATTGCAGGTTCGGCAACCATAATAGCCGTACCCATTGCACCCATAGCAAGATCTTTCCAAAACTTACTATCCATCTTACTACCGTTGTGGATAGTATGACCATGCTCTTTTAGAAGACGGACCTTTTCTGCGAGAGGCATAGTTTTAAATCTAGGATCAGTAATGACTCGATCTAGACTCAGTCCTCCCTGCTCGTATTGTTTGAGCAGATTTAGAAATAGTTCTTCATGCATTTAGACTGTGTCCACGTCTCCGTCAGCATCCCCGTTGTAGACAGGCTGACGTAATTTTTTACTAGCAGTAGGCTTCATAGCCTTTACCTGGATAATCTTGTTAAGCCAGGCATTCGGATTTTCATGGATATCGATACGAGTTGCTCGGTCGAATCCTGTACCAACTTTACCAACGTCATTACCAGACGCATCCTCTAACTGGAGAGCCCCTGCACTTGGCTTTAGATTCCCGTGAATATCTCGTTCTTGTAGAATCCCACGAACCTTCAAGTTGTAGTACTTCTTATGTACAAGTTTAATCCTAGGGTTCTTAGACTCATCCTTGGTCAAATCCAAGGTGATAACCCCCTCTCGCCCTTCGGCTTTAGACTGCTGGATTAGTCGCTCCATCCCATCCTCCCCGAATTCGAAATGTGGATGAAATAAAAGGTCCTTATTCCCGAAGTCCTCTTGCAGACCCTTCATATGTTCCATCTTCTCCTTAAAGGTATTAATCGGAGGATGAATCACATCGAAGACTACGGCACGAATAGGACCGTCGACGTTTTGTTCTCTGGTTGAGCGTTCGGGGAGAGCGTTGAGTAGACCTGAGACACGAGAGTGACTCTCAAAAGTATGAGGATCATGACCAGTATGAATAAGCTCAACGTTATAGACTTTACCTGCTTGAGAAGGAATGACCTTAGCCAGATGAGGAACACGGTCAACTTTTTCAATAGGTTCTCCTTTCACAGAAAGTCTACGAGATGTAAAAGTAGGAACGCCATTAGAGTCGTACTTAAGAAAGTAGTTAGCCCCGTCATATTTCAACGAGGTAACTCTCTCCTCAGCGTTCCTAATCTTTTCCATATCGTCATGATATTTAGCACGGGAAAACATAGAGGCTACCTTAATAAGATAAGCGTTCATTATACCTTGGTTCCTCTAGGGTTCATCGTCTTACTTACCTTTCGACAGTACGCCGCCACTGTTTTTGTTATGTACCGCAGCACCCGCAGCGAGAGCAGTACCGGCAGCTAGCTGGAATGCTCCTAGTTTACCGCGAGCTTTACCGCTGGCAGTGGAGTAGTAGCGACGAAGGTTTTTCTTGGTGGCGAAGGCTTTAATACCGTGAGCATCCTTACCGCCAACAAAAGACTTTGAGCTTATGTTGTGCTTAGAGCGTGCCGCGATAGGCTTCAATTTGCTCTCCTCAGTAAACATCCGCATATGCAGAGGGAAGGAGTCCGGATCCATCTTGAAGCCTTTCTCCCAAGTACCGTGAGACACCCGTGCCTTTAGCACCTTGCCATTTTTAAATCCATCTTTCAGAGTCTCGATGGTGCCCTTGGCACTGTTTACCCCGTGAGTATTAATGTGCTTAGCACTATCGCCTGCGAAGGTTCTTCCTATAAATTTGTTCTTAGTCATATAGACATGTTTTTTAGCGGTATTTACAAATTCATTAAGAGAATCTTCTCCACCGATAGACACTTTAGCCCCACGACTACCGCCTTTAGATTTATTCAGGCCGTTCTTCAGGATAGACTTCGCGTTCTCTTTGGAAGTGCCGTGGTACATATTGTGATAGCCCAGGAGCTTACTTGGGGCTTTCGAAACATGATTTAGACCGTACGCACCTACTGCAATTTCTTTAGCTGCAGTGGCCTTAGTACGCTTATCCTCGGAGGCTTCTTTGATCATGTTCTTACGAGCATTTTTATTGTCGAAAGATTTACCTAGGTAGTACCCAGCAACTCCTCCGACCAAGGCTCCTGCTGCAGGATTATATCGGTTGAGCAAAGCTCCTGCGTTCGCCAAGCCTATAGTACCAACTACTCTACGACTTACACCCCTACGGTCTTCGAATTGTTCTTTGAAATCGTGAAATCCAATCTCGGATTTGCCACTTTCTTCACGTTTCTTATTGATGTGGCTGCGAGCTGCGGCCATGTCTGAACTGCCCAGAGCAGCAACTTTCTCAAGATACGGGTTTTTCTTATCTTCCACTTTCTTCTTCCTTAGGAAAAGCCAAGCCTTCTCGCCGTACGAATCGGGGGCCTTCTTTATTAAGAACCTATCACCGTTGTTTAACTCTAGGTGGTAAGCATCGTTTTTAACTATGGCGTTGCCTTTCTGAGCGTAATCAATTACTTGAGTACCAGCACCGTACTGCCCTTCCGGAATAGTAATGTCGGGGTTATTCAGATATGCGGCATGGTGGATAGGCTGCTCCCAGAGAATGGTAGGCTTACCTACTTCCGGAAAATCTTTACGAGATGCCCACGAAAAAGCCTTCTCGCCAATCACTACGCGATAGTCATTATGTAATCCGGCTCGCTTAGCGTCATGCCGCTGACGGACAAAGAGAATTTGGGTAGGTTTGCTCATCTGAGTATTTTAACGGTAGCCCCGTCCATCTCAGACTTGCCGTTTGGGTATAAGAAGTATGATGTAAAACCACGCTCAGGAGATGATTATGGTTAGTGCGTCCATGCAAGATACTGTCAACGAACTTCGTGAAGCCAGAACGATGGTTGAGAAAGTGTCAGAGAGTAAAGACCATCATATTCAACAACTTGAAATCAAAGTACAAGCGTTGACTGCGGAGCTCGAGTCTGTAAATGCCTACTACGGCGGAATCAATGAACTGCTTGATCGGTTGGCTACCGTAAAAGGTGCAGTTCAGCAGCAACGAATTGCAGTTCAAATAATGGAACTGCGAAATAGAAAAAGTGGACTCAAGAAAGTAACGAGATCTACTGAGTAAACCACTGAGGCCTTGTGCCTCTTTTTACGTTCTATTGGTATAAGGATTGTAGATAAGAACGCATAGGAGCTTACGCATGATATCTGATCTGTCCCGAATGACCTATAAAGGGTACTTGTACCTGATAGGGTTGTTCCGTAGTGAACCCAGGGAGTCACCGGTACCCCCTGAAATTAACGATGTTATTTCAAAAATCACTGCTGCACAAAATGCCTCTCGACAACGATTGGATCAAGTCTCTGTCGAGGCGTCTGCTCTTCTGAAAACTCTTATGGAGAAAGAAGCTGAGAAGATTGCTTTGTGGAAAAGAGATATTGGCGGGTTTCTCAAAGAGCAGGGTGTCGATTGCAAATGTCTCGACGAATTTCTCCGAGATCCAAGTTTGGAAAATCTAAATGCTCTTCGGAAGAAGTACCCAGATACACGGAAATAAGGTTGGAAGGGCCATGGACGGCCTTTTTTAGCTACTCAAGGAAACCTGCATTTTTGGTATAACAGTAGTGTAAGAGATTTCTTACACAGTTTGTTTTACAACGAGAAGCCCACTCAAGGATGTTGCAAATCAAACGCTACATATCGAATAACTAATTTCAGGAAATAACCAATATGAACGCAAGCACTTTCGACTTTTCAGCAATGAGCACTGAGGAACTTCTTCGTCTCGTACAACGGTTGGCTATTGAGTTATACAACCGCTGCGGGCCCATCAAGACCCTCGTAGTGCGTACGCTTAAAACAGTTAAGAGCTGGCTTTTCTAAACGAGCTCAGGAGGCTCTTTAATGGCAATTCGACAAAGTACTGAAGCCTCATTCCGGGATGTCCTTAAATGCCTGAGGCCTCACAAGGGCCTTATGTGTTTCCGCCCCGAGGAGCAAGATTACGTTAAATACGCAGTCGTGCTGGGAACTCCAAACAATGCGGGGTTCATTCCGCTGGAGAAGCAAGTGGGGGTAATTCGCGTAGGCGTTATTTACCTTAAAAATACCGGAGCTGTTCGGAGTGGTTTTTATGCAGTCTATCCTCGAGATCTCTACCGCCGTCGAATCGACGCTCGGCCCGTTCGACGACTCAGCATTGAACAAGCAACTCTCCTCATTGGAGGGAACCTTGAGCACCTTGGACTCCCCGACGTCACTGAGTCTGAGCTCAATGCCTCAATCGAACCGAGAGCTCTCGAAGCTGCTGAGAGTCAAGAGCTCGTCGACGCTGACGTATGCTTCCAAGAACAAATCCGAGCACTACAAGCTTCTGAAGATTCCTAAGAAGGGCGGACACCGCGTCGTTTACAATCCAAGCGATCTAATGCGTCTGTTGCAGTTCCGAATCTTGAAGGAGGTCCTAGAGAAGTACTTCGAGATTCCGGATTACATTTATGCTTTTGAACGGGACAAATCCATTCCGGTCATGGCAAGGGTGCATGAAGGTAGTTTGCAAATTGTAAGCTTAGACATCGAGAATTACTTTCCGAGCATTAAGCAACACGTTCTGAAAGATTTGATGCTGAGCGTTGGCTTTGGAGAGTCTCCAGCCCGAACACTCTCGGAGCTTATGACCTTAGGTCCTAATGTTCCGCAGGGTGGATTGACCAGTCCAAAGATCAGCAACATTGTTGCCTCTAGGACCTTCGGGCCTGAAGTAAAGAAGTACTGCGATGATCGAGGGCTTGCCCTCACCATCTACGCAGATGACATAACGATATCCTCCAAGGAGTCTTTTGATTCCAAAGAGGCTATCGACTATGTGTCCGGAGTCCTTACACGGTACGGTTTTCGAGTTAACCGTGGAAAGACGAAAGTGATGAAGAAAGGTACCCGACACAGTCGATTGTATGTCTGTGGTACGGTAGTGAACGAAAAGGTGAACCTCTTAAAAGAGGAGCGTCTCCGCCTAAGGGCAATCGTTCACAACGCAGGTAAGAATGGTTTGGAAGCAGAAGCGGCCAAGACCAACCTTACCCCTAACGAATTCATGCTGAGAATTCGTGGGAAACTCAATTGGTTTGGACAGCTAAACCCTGCAGGTTCGTCGAGGCTTATTTCGTCGTTCCAAAGGGCATGCACGGAATGGGAAGAGATCTGTCGATCAACTCCCTACCAACACCAACCTGAGTGATTCAAATTTAATACGTCGTTCAAATGATGAGAATGAATATGACGTGTTACGGGCTTCTCAAGGTTGTATTCTCGTTATGGCCAGACCTGACTGTGAGGCAAGACAGATTGGGTAAGCGCTATGTAATTGCCATGGGCATCAACCACCCGCACTTATGAGGACTTCCCGGCTTTTGCCGGGGCCTCTTTTTAGCCTTCCGAAACTGGTATAAGTATTATGGGGAAACACATAGAGGTTCACCAATATGCAAACTATCACTTGGAACAGACGCTATATCAATGGGGCTGTTGAGGAGATTCATTTCACTCGACTGTTTTCAAAGAAAGGGGGTGTCGAGGAGTTGACCGCTAAGATTTCTTTGGAAATTATCGCCCGTAGGCAGGGCATCATAAGGAGCAAGGCGCAGTTCATGGAGGAGATGGATAAGCTGTCTCTAGAACATGAAATATCGTTATTGACGGCTTTATCTCCAGAAGAGATTGGGTTGGCTGGAGAGTATTTTGGGACTCAAGCAATGCTTGCAACCGTGCGGTATGCCCTCTCTGGCTCTGACGAAATGACTACTCGCAGTGCTGTGAAACGCTTTGAAAGGTTTGTGAACGAGGTATTCCAGCGCAGTTCTAAGGAGCTAGTAGCAAAAGTTTCTTAAAGGATTGGTTGAGGGCATGATGCCCTCTTTAGCCCATTTGTACGCCGGAAGGAAGGATATGTACGAAGTGTCCACCGGAAGCATCCAGGAGAATGGAGTCAACCAAGACCTTCGTAGTGGTGGTGCCTTTTTTAGATACTACGCCGAGATCGTTTATTGTCACGGAAGCATCTCCGTTGTAAGTCATTGATATTTCAGCGTTTGTAACCTTGATGTTGCAGTAAGTGCCGTTGGTAGTGGTTAGGTCCCACTGGCCATTTGCGTAGTTGACAACGCTGGAACTAACACCATCTGCAGTCTTCGTAGTGGTGGACACGTTTCCTAGAGCATCTGTAGTTTCGATGCGGAGAGGTAAACCGGCTGCATCTACTACCATGATTTTCTTTATAGGCCCGCCTGGAGTTACAGAACCTCCGGCAGATCCAAGTTCATAACCGTCTTTCAGAACTTCGGCGGTCTGCGTATCACCGTAGTACTCAGTATATCGAAATAGGCCTGCTCTAGCTTCAGCGGGAGTTGCGGCATAGGCGACGTACTTGTATGCAGTCCCTTTTACGGAAGCGAAAACCTCTACCCCAAGCTCGGTAATAATCTCGGTGCTACGGCCTACGATCCTCACTACGTCGTCTATCTTACTTACTAAGACCTGAGCAAGGGCACTGGCTTTCATGAGCACCGTGCCGCCTCTCAGGACGGCTAGGAATCCACCACCTTCTGACGAGATGATATGATCTCCGGCCAACTGATCTCCTGCTTTCCCGGAGTTAAAAGAAGTTCCTTCCAGAGGAGTTAGCTTGCCAGGATCTCCAGGGGAACTCCCTGTATCGATGGATAGAGGCGAAGTAGGCTCTCGGTCTATTCTCGGTAAGAAACACTCAATTACCGGGTACCCCATTCCCGTAGAGAGTTTTACCCGGTCACCCATCTTTGGGGTGAAGGAAACTCCAGATCGTCCAGATCCACCAGAAGGCATCCCCCAGATGACATTGTTGTACCGTTGACCTTTGTTAGTCTTAACGGTACAGACCCATCTTGCGACGTCTACGCTCTGCACAGTTGCTTCGATGGAACCGCCAGTAAGCGGGGTGGTTTGGGAAAATAGGCTGCTCATAATCTCAGTTTAACGTCGTAAAGATGGGTTGTGATTTTTGGTATAACTATAGTAGAGAAAGATATCTCTTGATTCATCCTGAACTAGGAAAAACTAGAAATGAACAGCCACATTGTAAATGCAGACCTTCGTCGAGATAAATTTGGCCGATACCTTTTGGCTGATATCTACAATTTGGCCCGTAATAAGGGCATCAAAGATCCTCTGACAGTTATGGAGTTTCTAAACAGTTCAGCCATGAAACTCTATGAGCCGAAACTTGAGAAACATCTCGGTCGTAAACCGGTTATCGGTAGCGCTGGCGGGTATTACGCAGAAGAAGTTATTGCGTTGAAATACGCAAATCAACTCAGCCACACCCTAGAGGTTGAACTCTACCAGGTGTTTCAGAACAATTGTAAGGAAGACCCGACAATGCCAGAAGCTATCGATACCCAAATGATTTCCGCAGACGCGTTCTCTGCGCATTCCGAAGTCCGAGTTAACAGCATCTTGTCAGCCATTCGAATGGCAAACGATATTCTCGCAAACACGGACGGGATCGACAAACGTAGTTGCTCGGAATGTACGTTGACTCTCTTGGAAGTAAACCTTGGCGTAGATATGTCTGCGGCAAAACTGCTCCTGAAAGATCCTGCAAAAGAAGTTTTGGATATCCCTGCCAAAACTCCAGACGTAGAATCCGAAGCAGTGGTTGCCGACAAGTCATCTCTTGCAGCTCAATCCGCGTCCGAGGTAGGTTCTCCATACACCATGTTGCCTAGTGATATCGCACAAAAGCTCAAACTAAGGCAGATGGTTGTAAATAAGGCGTTGTTCGATCTTGGTCTTCAGGAAAAGATCGCCAACGGTACCTGGCGTATTACCGAAAGAGCAAAGGGCATTGCTGATATGGTGAAACTCGGTGCAAAGGGCGGGTATAACCGAAGACTCATGTGGCACCCTGAAATCGTAACAGTCCTGGCAGATCACTTCTCCAGGCTGAACTCTAAAAGCGCAGAATAAGGCGTAAAAAGAAACAGCGGATTACACCGCTGTTTTTAGTCAAATAAAAAAAGCCCAGGGAGACGTTCTGGGCAAAGGTAGCAACCGGGTATAAGATAAGTAACTAAGGAGATTAAATCTATGTTGCAATTTCTAGCCGATCACCCCATTACTGTGACTACTGCGGTTGTAGCGTTATTTCTATGGGCCTATAACGCAGCTCATACCTGAGAAGACTTGGCGGCTTGCGATACTGCAGCCGCTGTTCTTTTTAGATGTGCAGAGGTAGGATTGAGGAGGAATTTCGAAGCCTCATGTTTTAATCCTTTAACTTCAGCAGTAGCCTTCATCCCTTTCTTCAAAGGGTCGTCGATGAAAGTCTTTCTCAAGAAATCTACGGCTTTCTTACCTGTCTGAGTTGACTGCACTGCAGAGCTACCTGCGAGTGCTTTGATCCCATCAATGGCAGCAGCACTAGGCTCGATAGGTGCAATGGCTATAGAACTTAGGGTCGGTAGGGTTTGGTTCATATTCCCAACTTTGAACTGAGGACCTTTAGGTATTTCACCTCGACCAATGTTCTTCGCAATATTGCTGAGCAATGGGTGAGTCTTGTCTTTCCAAAGATCACTCAAAGACTTAGAGGCGCCTTTGGAAATATCATTCAACGTAGGTAAATGTTTTGCAGCCAAATCCTGAACCTTCTTAACCACAGGATCTTCATGCATTTTGTATTTTTTTAGCTGCTCGAATTTACCCTCTACCGCCATCCTCGACGCAGCCCTCTGTCGATTCGTAGCACCACTGAGAATATCTTTGAGACTAGCCCCTGCTTGGTGAGCTGCTTTATGAGCAGCGGCTACGTCTGGTACTACTACGGATGCAGCGGCACGAGTGGCCTTAGCTTTTATAGAAGTATCTACTACGCCGTGGTATCCCTGAGTCAGAGAGTTGGCCAGATACTTGGCAACTTTCTTGTTTTTCAAGGCCTGGTTTGTAGCTACGTTTTGAACGAGGTGAGTCAACGCAGCCCCAGCTAACAGGCTTGCAGATTTCTCAAGATAGGGATTGGTAGTAGTCATTGATGAATTTTAGTCGAAGAAAAACCCGTACTAGACGGGTTGAGTTGGTAAGACCTGTTTGTTTCGTGGTGGACGCGCTTTCGGTCCCTAAGCCTCCTATCGCGGAAGCAACCCCACCTTAGACAATTTAAAGATGGCAGGAATAGAGCTAGTTAGACATGAATATTTTAACGTAAAAAAGCCCGCATTGCACGGGCCGAGGTGTAAGACCTTCCGTAGATTCCGGGACCAGATCGGTTAGCCATCATCATTTACCAAGCGTTGCGCATTGACAAGGAATGTAACTTTGTTAGACGGCTTACGTTGCTTTCACAACTTCAGCAAGGGGCTCAAAGGCCAGTGGGGATATCTTAACCCAAGAAAAAACCCTCCGAAGAGGGTTTTGTCATTTAAACGATGCTTACAGGGACGGGTCGGTCGTACTGTAGGGAAACACCTTCTACGATTACTGGAGATTGAGCGTTGATCGAGAAGTTGTAACCTTCGATCATGCAGTATTCCAGATAGACCGCAGTCAGAGTTTTACCGTAGCCATCTGAGTCACCACCACGAGTCTTGAAGACCAGCAGGAGACCGAAAGGAACTGCGAAGTATTCCGAGTCCAAGTTCATCATGATGTTTGGACTAGGGACGTCAGCTCCAGGAGCCTTCATACCATCGGTGTTCATCAGAGGCTTGTAAGCATTTCGGCTTAGAGCGTTCAGGATGTTACCGTTGTCCGCAAGCATTCGACCGAACGAGATCGAACTGATGGTCTTACCACGAGTGAAGAACGCACGGTTTGAACCAATCTCATAGAGACGAGCCAGGCTTGCGCTTGCACCGTATTGGATACCATCGGTTAGACCGATTGGAATCAAGTCTGCGGTAGAGTCCGAAAGTCCAGTGTAGCGTGCAGGACCTGCGAACATAAGGGTGGTATCAGGAGAAGCCGAGAACTGGCTAAAGCGTTCGTAGCCATCCTCCGCCAACTTACTGACGTAATCACCCTTCCAGTCCCAGCCAGTGCTGAAACCGTAATCGGATGTTGCACCGAGTTGGTCATTCTGTTTAGTTACAGCCATAATCGTGGTCCTTAATGGAGTGAAGCTTTGATTCGTTCAATCATCGGCGTCTTCGCCATTGAGTGAAATCCGAAGTTCTTTTTACCAGAAAACGCTTTAGCAGATCGGACAACCTCACCTAAAGCGTTCGCCTTTGGTCCAGGCAGCTTCAGTATCGAAGCCACCTTTTCCAAATACTTGTTACCCATCAGATGATCAGGTACAAGTTGGTGTAGTTGTTCGGATACACGACTGCAATTTTCAGATTGATATCGATGTTATCCTTGTTTACCGCATTCTGACCAATGATCGCCAGGTTGTAGTCAACCAGTGGAGGGCCAATCTTCGGCAGTTTCTTAGACTTCAGCAGTTCTGCGGAAGCTACGACGGTCTGGCGAATGTTGTTCAGAGTATCGGTAGTGATGTTCCAAGTACCGATGAATGGCTTCAACTTGTCGTAGAAGTAGTAGCTCAGGTAGTCCCAGTTTTTCACTACGAGGTATTCACGATATTCCAGTACGGAGATATCAGTGGTCATCGCGTGACGAACGTAAGGAGTTCCACCCTGAACATCTTGAACGATCAAGAAGGTACCGGTCTCAGCCATGTGGTTCATCTGAGCACGGGTGAAGTAGAAGTTACTCCGCTTCAGGTCAGTGATACCGGCTAGGCCGATGTTGGTAAAGCCTTGTTGAACTGGGAAGCCAGCAGTCATACCTGCAATCGCACAAGCCAAGTAGTAGCCAGGCAGGTACTTAGTAACTCCACCGATGCTCACGCCACAAGTATCCGGCTGGATATTGATAACGCGTTTATCGTTGAACTGTGCAGAAGTCTTCGAAACCCAGTCAGCTTGTTGAGTCTTGGTGAGCTTGCGAGAAGCCCAGTACGAGACGTTGATAGCTGCTTCGGTAGCGTCAATGACTACTTGTTGGTTGCTGACTACTTCTTGAACTACGTAATCGTTGATCGAAGTACCTGGAGTAGCAGAGACCACCTTGATGATGTCGCCAGGAACCAGTGCATCGCTCAAGAAAGTAGCGTTAGCAGCGTTCAGAACAAACTTACCAGCGATGTTCTCGATGGTAATACCGGTAGCTGCGTTCAAGAACGTAGCAGAGTATTGACCAACAGATTGCTCATCCGGAGTCTTAACGTTGACCAGTGCAACACGCCACGAAGCTTCTACTGGAGTAGACAGCTGATCGCAGTGTGCTTTCAGAGTATTGATGATGCCAATATCCTGAGTAAGCGGGGTCATTGCGTACAGACGAATGTTCTCAGCCAGTTCCAGTGCAATCTGATAACCCATCAGGTCATCCGAAGGAATAGCAATCGCACGAATCGAAGTGGTGGTGTTGGCCAGAGCAAGTTGAACACCCAGAGACAGCGGGTTCTTCTCAGTCGGATCACCCAGCACACCTGCCAGATCGTTGATGTCTGCAATTTCCAGAACAGATCCAGATAGGTCAGTACGAAGAGCACGGTAACCTACGTGAACATCTGCAGAAACGATTGGGCCGTAGATCAGTTCCGAACCAGCATTGATGGTGAATTCGTATTCATCACCGATGTTATCCAGGTTGTAGTTAGTACCTGAACTGATTGGCTTATTCAGTGGAAGCAGTTGATCGTTGTATCCCTTCTCTACAAATACAGTAGAAGAGTTCAGAACGTAGAACTGAGCACCTGACTGAGTAGCTGGAATTGCGTCTGCGAGAGTAACTACCAAACTTGCAATACCAGTTACGGTAGTGTAGATGTCGAAGCCAGTACCTACTACACGAACACGACCGTTTACGGTAATGCCGGTTGAGCTTGCAACAGTTACGTCGCTGCTTGCAGCAGTGGTAGTAGCAGTGGTTTTAGCACTCACATCTGCTGGCAGGTTATCGGTCAGAACCAGACGAGTGATTCCACCGGCAGAAGAAACAACTTCTTTTACCAGGGACGAGAACACCAGAGACTGAGAAGAGGTATTGGTGTAAGCAACCTTTACGGTGTCACCGGCTTCTGCGTTATAGGTATTGCTCAGCTCATTTACGAGCATCGGGTTATTCTTGGTGACAGCTGCGGTGCTCACGGTAGTACCAACTGCACGGTCCAGAGTGAGGACATTGCCGGTGATATCTACGATTCTTGCGGAGAGGTTCGCACCTGCGAGACCTGCGCCTGCAACGGTGATGAAATCTCCGTCTACCAGACCCGAAGCACTAGCTACGGTAACTACAGAAGAGGCAGCGGTAGCTGCACCAGTAGTGGCGAAAGAAGTGATCGACAGGACGTTGCCCTGAGAATGGCCTTCAGCTTTAGTAGCTACGGTAGATACCAAAACGTTGTTTAGGTAAATACGAGTGTCAGCAGCAACTACTTTTTGTCCAGGCTTAACGTTCGGAAGAGCGTAAATGTTAGGAACAGAAGCGTTTACTAGAAGACCTTTTTTAGAGATCGAAGCATCGGTAACGGCGGTTACTACAGCAACGTCCAAAGTAATAACTGTACCTACTACAGATACTACGGTTGCAGCCAGAGGGCCACCAGATGCAGCAGCACCTTCCAGTACAATGCTATCGCCAGAGAAGAACCCGGAGATAGAAGCGACGGTTACATCTTTGCTGCCAACTACGGCGGTGCCGGTGGTACGGATTGCCGATTTAGCTGCGGTTTTCACCAGAGCTTCGGTCGATCCTGACTCATAAATGACTTCGGTATAGCAAGGGCCAATGATGCACGCATGCAGGTCCGGGGTCGAATTGAGTACGCCACCGCTGTTCTCTAGCTGTTGGTATACGAGAACGGAGGGGATTACGTAAGCCATCAGGCTAAGACTCCTTCGGGTTAACTTATAGACCTGCACCAGCAGGCCCTTGTGAATTCAAGTTTATTTTAGCCGGGATTACCGGTTAGCAATACTCAGGAATAGATCACGTAATTTTAGAGCGTCATTGTTTGATTGCCAGGCGTCTTCAATCATATAAGGTACAGATATCTGCACCTCAAAACATTCCACGTCTGGTTTTACAGGTCTTGGAGAACTTACGTCCATTGGTAGGCCGAAGTCTTTAAAGCCTTGTATGTCTGCGATATGTGGCCTTGACCATTGAAGAATGTGGAAAACCATATCGGTAAGAATTTCTACAGTCCCTTCACTCCGGGCTTTTATTATCACCGTAGCGGAACCTTGGGCAAAAAGTAAACTTCTTCTATCCTGTAAACCTTTAGTTTCACTCATCGGCTTACCGTCCATCATATTGTCACTTATGCCGGTCTTACTTACTCGGAATGCTCCTCGGTCAACCAGAATCTGCATGCCGTGATCTGGTAGTTCCTTAGTGGCGTCATTCACCATAGATATATCAATCTTAGTCTTCTTGGGATCGGCATCCCACCACATTTCACCATCAGGGTTACGATTAGCGAAAAAATAACGAATTGGCTCTAGAATAAGACGACCCACTTGGATAGGGGTAATTTTGCTCATAGATTATATTTCTCCACTAATTTATATTCTGCGTAATTCTTAGGCAATTCAATTAGTTGAAATCTCTGACTAACAGGTTTCGTGAGAAGCTCAGTGGTGAGGACCTTATCTACCCGGTACATTCTGCCGTCTTTGACTCGGTAGACAATGTCCCAATCATCCAAGTTAGGAAATGAGATTGTCATACCGACAATGGCGTTTGGTTCGTTCCGTCCGTACACCGAGAGTTCTGTGTTGTTCGGAGTGGCGTCGTATTGAATCAAAGTTGAGTAGGGTTCCATATAGCCACCCGACCAACCTATCCCCATACATTCAGGGCATTTGTCGTTAGTAACTTTGTGGTTCCTGGGATCCCAGCAAGTACCGCATCTCTTTCCAAAAGTCTTACGTTTGAATACCTGAGTTTCTACACCTACGAACTTACGAAGCATCAACCAGAAACGTCTCTGAATTTCAATGCTGCGTAATTCTACCCATCTACGTTGCTGACGTTCCCAGGAGTATGGGGCTGACCGAAGGAGGGCATCGTTTTTATCGTGTAGGATAGCTTCGACTATGTAGTAGTCTTGGTGGTACTTTGAGAATTTACGATGCTCGAGATCGTTAAAGATCAACCCCAGAATTGGAGTGGAGTTCATCTTCGTAAAGGGCCCGGTTTCTGACTCAGACTTATAGACGTTAAATGAGCAGTCGCCCCAATCAGCAGGGATAGACCATTTAACAAGTGCCCGGTCGAACCAGTGAGGGAGTATCTCTATTTGAAAATATGGATTTTCTATTTGTGCTTGTACGTCGCCTTTATAGAAAAAGGACGAGTAGAAGACTCCAGGACGTAGTCTCATTAACTCACCAAACTGGGAAATTAGCTTGGTCGCTACCCACTTCACCCCAACCAGATTCGATATTCAGATACTGTTTAGCTCTGCCAGCAGAAGATAGGAATGCTTGTTGGAACTGTTGAGCCATACCTTGGTACAACGACATACGTTCTTCGATAGGAAGACTGATGCCGCCATCGTTATAGCTCATCGTGTTACGTGCCAATAGAGCCATCTGACCTTCAAATAGCTTCCATAGAATCCCCGACATCAGAATAGACTTACCAGCACGCATGAACGTGTTGAGAGAGACTCCGCCAATCGGGGGTAGAAAGTTGAATTCAGAGATGGCCAACTCCGTAGCCAGCGAAATACGGGTGTCGCTGAACTCAACGCCATCTAATAGATGATTATTTTCGACGTAATCAGCGATGAACTCTCGGACTTCATCTGGAGTTATAACAGGAGTGGACATCTCTTATCCTTCAGGTTTATTTAGCTTTGCGAGTGGCTTTAGCAGGTGCTTCAACTTCTTCTACGGCTTCCACTTCTTTAGCCGGTTCTTCCTTTTCTACCGCAGCAGGTTCTTCTTGCAGAACTGCTTTAGGTTCATCCTTAGGGAACTCAGTGGTGCCTTCGATGGCTGCCTTTTCAAAGTTGACAGTCTCGCCTGCGAAAACGATTTCTTTTGGAGGAGAGTCATGCAGGGAAGCCCACTTGGCTCGAACTGCGTATGCGGTCTCTGCAGATTCCAAAATATACTTGTCTGCTTTCAGGTATTTGCCTGGAGCGATATCGGCGAATTGGCCTACGGACAGAGTAGTGTTAGTAAGGTTAAGAATGTACATTGTCTTCCTCGTTCAATTAGTAGTAATACTGAGGCTGGTAAGCCGCGTTCTGCTTGTTCTTATTGCTACGGTAGGCGAGAGTAAGACTGCCCGCAGATCCGTATACACCCACTTGGGACAAACGTTGTTGGCGGTGAAGTTTCTTAAGCTTATCCAGTTCAGGACCTTTTACGAATTTCTTCTGTTCTGTTTTATTGGAACCCACAAACTTCTTAAAGTTAGGGGTATGCTTTCCGAAAGTATCCACGCCGAACTGTTTTACTTTCCCACCATGAGCAGTGTTCAAAATATTCAAAGCACCTGAACCCACTGACTTTAACCCGGAAACTGTCTTTCCTGCAATCCCTGCTTGCTTCTGAAGCAAGAAAAGATTACGAAGATTTTCCGTAGCTATGCGGTCTTGATGATCTGCGTACTTCTTAGTACCGATGATTCCCGCAGCTGCAAGTCCCAGAGAGGCCAGGCCTACTCTTCCTCGAGCTCTAAAGGTCCTATCACCGGTCTGCTTAATACGACTAGCCAAGCCCTCAACGGTGTCGTTGTTGGCAATTGCTTTTTCAAAGTGATGCTTCCGAGCCTTTAACTCGTTATGTTCCTTGCCGGAAAAGTCATTCCAGAAGTCATACAGTGAAGCAGCTTTTTCGAGATAGGGATTTGACATGGTTCTATTTTACCCCGACAAACTATAGCTACAAAAAAAGCCCCAAACGAGGGGCTTTCTCTGAATCTTCAATCTTGCCTAGACGGCTAGAATTAGAAGTTGATGACAGCAGCGCCGTTGACGTTGCCGAAACCGATGCCTACAGACTCGTAAGTCTTGAAGGACAGCAGGTCAGCTTCAGTCTTCAGGTAGACCATCGCATCCTGGAGGATGTACATCTGACCCAGATACTGGGTAGGTGCGAAGACGATCATCTGGTTGTTCGGCAGGATATCGTTCTTGTTGGTAACGATGATCTGGTTGCCGTACGGAGTTGCGATACCAGTTTGGCCCATGAACAGCGACGAAGCTGCGTCCGAACCAATTTGGGTAGCAGGCTGAGCCAGGAAGTCAGCATACATTTCCTGAGTCATCAGGATCTTACCAACAGGCAGTTGCTTAGCAAGCAGTTTTTTGATACCTGCTTGGAAGTTAGGCATGTTGAATCCGCCAGCAATGGTGTAGACGTTGCTTGCAGCAGTAGCCATACCCAAGATGTTGGCGTAGAAACTGGTGTCTTCTACCTTCTGGATATCTTTAACACTGTTCTCTTGCAGAACGGTGCGGATATCGGTGCGGTAGGTAGCCAGTTCGAATTTCGACTTCTTGAACTCTTTGCTCTCAATCTTGTGGAAGTTGACAGCGTAACGCTCGCCTTTGAAGTAACGAAGTTCCGAACGACCACGGAAGCTCATCGAAGCAGCTACCGAATCAGGTTCTTTCTCGACGATGATTGCAGGCTCGTCGGTAAGTTGACGATCCAGATCAGCGGCGGTAACCATTTGCGGTTCCATGATCTTGCGGGTAAAACCGTCTTCACGTAGCTTTTGACGCACGAATGCGCTAGCAGCTACAGAAGCTTCCTTCTCCATACCTTGGTCGACTTTGTCGATGAAGGACTGGTTCAGGAATTGAACGTTAGTAGTTTCAGTACCGTACATGCTCGGCTCCTTATTTAACCAAGATAATCAGTGAGTTATCTTCGGCAACGATTTCCAGTACAAAGCCGATAACCGGATCAGTACCTGCGTCAAGAGCAAATTTACCGCTCTTACCAGTTACATTGGAGCCCGGTACATACGCACCTGCAGTGTAGGCAGTCGAAGCTACGCGAGCAATGTAGTTGCCCCACAGAACGACAGCTTTACCAGAAGCGGCAGCAGAAGAGCTGTCGCCATTACCTTGGACGACGACACCAACTTTGTTGGTCGCAGTAGCGCCAGCCAGGTCAACGGTACCGTCAGTTTGTTTAGCTACGACGTCACCGTTTTTAAGGGTGCTGCCAGCTTTGATGGGTTCGACGCGATCCAGGGAGCCATCTTGTGGGTATCCGCGAATTACTTCGAAAGCAAATTCCATCTTCATACTAGTGTTCTCTCCTAAAGAGTTTTTACTATGTTAGAGGTTAACTCCCCTAACTAAGATTGTGCTGGTACCGAAATTAGCCTAAACAGAAGCGCGCAATCGGGTCCAGAGATTCAGCAGTTGGGCGGCCTGAGCTGTAACCCGGTTCCCAGGGAGTACCTGTGAGGTGGGCCACCTTTTCCAAAATTCCGTGTTCCGCCATGATCTTAACTTCATCATTGCTGAAACCAGATTTTTGAAGACTTTCTGCATCAGGACCAGAGACGGCAGCTGCCTTACTGAACCCTTCGCTATTTTTGATTTTAGCTTGCAGATCAGCGATAGTTCCTTCTAGCTCCTCAATATAAGAAGCAGACTTCTCTAGCACTGTTACTACGAACTGAGGTTCTACAGACACCGGTAGGGGAGATAGGCCTTGAAGCTCTTCAGCTTGTTTAACCATAATCAACGATTCTTCCGGGCTAACCCCAGCTTCTACCAAAGCTTGTGCAGCGGACAACTTAGTTTCCTCAAAGAGAGAAACCTGCTCTGCCTGCTTTTCAAGTAGTTCGGTAATATGCCCCGCTTCATCGCGAAGCAGTTGGGAAATTTCAGACATCTGGGTGTGTCCTCTGCTATGCATGTATTTTAATGCGCTTTTACTAAGCTCGCGGCTTTTTGTAAGTAAGCGTTCTTCGCTTTTTTGTTATCGGAATGTTCTTTTAACTTTAGAGCTCCGTATACCCCAGCAACACTGCCGGTGTATTCACCAAGTTCTCCAGTAAGAACTCTGCCGCCAACATCTTTCTGTCCCCAGAAAGCTTTAGAAGCAAACTTACCTACTTTGGATTTAGCCAAAGCAGCACCGAACTTTCCACCACCAAACCTAGATCCAACTGCTTTCATTCCGAGGCCAACACCGATGGCAGTGCCCTCAGTACCAAGCGCATGGAGAAATGTAGACTGCTTCTTTACAGGAGCATCCTGAGCAATTTTTTCTAAGTAGATGTTATCCATTTTTCTTGCTCAGCTTAGAGTAGTAATTGACGTCTGACTTATCATTTTTGGCAGTCATGCTTTTTGATGCTGCGTAGCTTCCAAGGAGTGCTCCTGCGGCGACACCTGCCAATCCTTTACCGGACAGCGAGCTACCAAACGAATTACCTACTTTACGGGCGATACCGCTTCGGTCGATATGTTTAGCAACGCTTCTCGAAGGTTTGATATCTTCTAACTTTGTTAGAAACGAACCTTTATCAATTTTCTTTTCAGGATTTGATTTACGACGATGATACGCGTTTCTCATAGCGTCTTTCGTCGCTGCGTAACCGCCCCCATTCTTCATGGCTTTATGTAGGTGAAGACCGCCTACTCCTGCCGTACCCGCCACAAATCCGCCAACTCTCGAAACATCTCTAAGAGCATCGTTTCGATTAACTCTAGCTTCAACTTGAGTTTTAGTTACAGCAGCAGATTTTGTAAGAGCCTTATTGATACGAGCATGATATGCATCTACTTTTTTCTTACGAGAAGCGCCGTAAGAATGTTCATCCCCAGAAGCAGCCCCGAAGAGCGCACCTGTCAAAACACCGGCACCTGCTACTGCGGCCTGCAATTTTCTGTTGGATAATCCCGTAGATCTAAGTCCTTGTCCGAAGATAGGATCTTTGATCATCTTTTTACCGAAATGGTATGCAAGGCCACCACCGGTGACTCCGCCTACGGCTGCCCCGATACCTGCACCTTTCAACCGGACTTTCCTTTCGGCAGCATCTCCGGATTTACGAGCAGCACGAGTGTCCTCAATAGTGAGGGCAATCTTTTCCAAATAAATATTGGGCATGGTTCACCAAAAAAAGGCCCCGAAGGGCCTTCGTGATATTACGACAGAGCGCCTTGAATCAAAGCAACTGCTTCTTCGAAGGTACGACCTTCGCTGATCAGTTCATTGAAGGCAGCTTCTTTCTGAAGCTCTACGTCCATGGCGGCAACTTGGTCAACAGCCGAGTAGAAATCCATACCACCGGCTACGAGGCCAGTCAGGGCAGCAGCTTTCTGCAGCTCGATAACTTGGTCTTCGCCGGAAGCTTGTGCCGAAGGGGTATCAAGACCTTTCTTCAGGCTTTCCAGTTGTTGAGCTTCAACAGTACCACCACTCTGCAGGGCAGCAGCGTTGATTGCTTGTTGTTCGCCAGCCATAGCTGCGTTCTGCTCGTTAGCGATATGTGGTTGAGGAGCTACTGCTTCAGCTTCTTTAATCATACCGCGAATGGTGTTCATCAGTTCGTTCGACATTTTGTCTCTCTCAGATTAGGCCTGGATGGCTTCCAGGGCTTGGGTAAAGGTATAACCAGAATCCATCAACTCTTTCAGAGCAGCTTCTTTGGTCATTGATTTTTTATTAGTAGCAGCACCAAGGGAGCCACCTACTACCGTACCTGCAGCCGCACCTCCGATTGCAGATTGTTTCTTGGTGGCGTTCTTAACTGCGCTACCGGCGGACTTCGAAGCCTTGCCTGCAGCAGTACCAAGTTTAGAAGCAGCACCTTTGATAACATCACTCAGAGCAGCTTCTTTAATCATGTTAACCGCATCGCTAAAAGCAACACCTTGACTCAGAAGATCTGCCATGGCAGCTTCTTTGGTGATTTCTTCTTCTGGCTCTACGAAGGTATCGCAGGCGGCTTTAATCAGGGAAGTAGCTTCGTCAAACGAATAACCTTCGGCAGTCAGCTCAGTGAACGCAGCTTCTTTTTGAAGCTCTCCGTCGGCTACGGCTACTAGGTCAGCAGCGTCGTAAAACGAATGGCCTTGCTCAACCAATGCACTTACGGCAGCGGCTTTTTGCATATTCGAATCTTCAGCTTTGTCTTCTACTTTACGCACAAGATCTTCACTCGATGCAGTTGCGGATGGGGTGGCAAGACCTTTTTGAATAGTCTCGACGGTTTGTGCTTCTACGGTACCGCCACTCTGCTCAGCAACGTGGTTTACTTGATCCTGAGCGGCTGCCAGAGCAGCGTTGTCAGTATTAGCAACGTTAGGCTGAGGGGAGACAGCTTCGGCTTCTTTGATCAAAGTAGCTTCTACCGAGGCAGTAAGAGCAGAGAGATTATCTCCGACAACCACTTCAGTTACTACTGGATTTTCAGAAGCTGCTTTCTCCATGATGCGACGTGCCAGTTGACGGCCAAGATCACTAGCTTCTTCCTGAATAGTGGAGGCAGACTTAGTCATCAGGACTGCACGCAGGTCATCAGCAACAGTTGGAGCTGCGATAACCTCTGCTTCACTGGCCTGCTTCTCAACCCCTTCTCCTGCGGAGAGGTTGTTGATTAGCTCGTTGATATCAAAACTCATTGTAATTCCTCGTTTCTTAACCCGTAGTAATGGGCTTAGTTAAACAGGCCAGTTGCCTGCTACTGATTTCTAGTTTAACTCGCAGAGCCTTTAGTGATTTGATTGTGAGCTGCGGCAAGGACTTTTAAAGCAACCGTCAGCTTAGCATTACCACCACTAGGAGCTTGCAGTGAAGATACCGTTTTCGATAGAGCTTTCAACTGAGCAGTTCTAACTTTGTCTTCATAAGACATTTCCTTCCCTGCCGACATCCCTGCCATTTTGACGATAACGGATTGAGACCTAGGCTGCATCGCTGCAAGTCGTTTCTCAATTATAGAGTTGATGTAGGCCTTGGCCCACAGAGCTGCTCCACCGATAGTCAATAGTACCGAAATAGGATGCTCTTTTACATGATCAATGATGCTGTGGCTTTGAGCTTCCATTCGCATACGTTCATCTCTGCGAATCTCTTGCTCATTCATCTCGATCTTAGGGCCCATACCTGCATACCCTACCGAAGCTCGTTTCTCAATGAATTCCGGGAAAAATGAAGATGATCCTTGGTATCTGGCCAAAGCTTGTTTAACCATAGGATTAACTTCTCTCTCAGATTCCATTTCTACTACAGGAATCTTAACGCCAGAAAGCTCTGAAGAGTTAAGAGTTTCAATCACTTTACGTCCGATACCCGGAGTGCCATGACCCATTCTATGGGCAATGATCTCTGCCAGGAATTTCAAACTAGGACTGATCCCAAGCTCTCCGAAGGTCTGGAACAACTCTTCCAGAGGTACGCTCTCAAGTTTCTTGATGTCCTCAACCTCAGGATCTTTGATCTGAGAGAGGATCCCTTCCATGTGAGTGTCAGTACCTTGTACGTAACCTTCGATCTCCTTGATCAACTCAGAGACTTTAGCGATAGAGGCAGACTTCTCACGATCATTGCCATACTCAAGACCTTCCTCTTCTGCAAGAAGCGCTGAAGAAATTACCGGATCAAGTTCACTGGCAACTTTCTGAAGAATAGAACTTGTGATGTCCGCAGGTTTAACTACGATACTGATGTCGAAGAAACGAAGCGGACCGGAGTTGATCGCCATGACTCGTCTGCCATCCGGCATTTGTCTGCCGAGATGCTGCTTGAGGTGAACGCAGTACTCTTGACGGGTGTGGGCTTTGTTATTGCAGATAGAGCAAACATCGTAGGGTGTTTTACATGCCATGGATGTTGCGGGGAAGTCACCTTGCGCAATTCTTTCTTCGACGTCCGAACCTAGGTTACGATCTACTTCTGCAACCAATTCAACTCGGTGCATACGATCATTGTAAAGAGCAAAGATTACTTTGCCGATTGCTCGGTTTGGATCTTTGTTTACGTGATGACGGAATACATGGGCTGGAGAGGTTTCAAAAGTCTTGTAATATCTTTTGAGAATTTCTTCTGGGAAATAATCTCCGTTACGGTTTGGGCCGTAGAATTCACCAGCGCCCATGGCGTTGATGTGGAGATACATTTTTCCAGGTTGAAGCTTGAGGCTGTCCATTACATAGGACTTCACTCGTTCATCGGCAGCAGCTTTAACGAGCCCGTCGGTAAAACCGGGCCCGCTCAAGATGGTTATCTGGAGATCTTCCTGATCGAAGAACGAACTGCTATCAATGAGTTTGTACATCCCAATACCTTAAGTCAGATTCTTAGGTTTGAACGAGGTGTCTTTGCCCAGACGTTCTTCTAGACGGGTAATGGTTTCGATAGTAGTAGGGTCTACGCCTTCACCGTGAATAGAGTTCGAAAGCAGTTGGCTCAGCAAGTTCACATCTGAGGCGACGTGTGGGGCAAAGCGGAAGATGGTATCTGCATACGACATGACTTTGTTACGGTCTGCGTTTCGAACGATACGGTTGGACTCGATTACGGTCTTCAGAGATTCAGTGAAGTTACGATGCAGCAAAGAACTACGAGCAGAACCTACCAGACCCGCAACGCCACCAACTAGGGAGTTGACTGCCAGATTACCGAGGCCACCACCGATGTTTCGAGCGAAGTTATCCACGATCCCGTGAGTCATTGAGGTAGTTGCAGACCAAGGTTCTTTTGCAGGTGCTCCGGCAGGGCCTGCTGCGGCTGCTTCTTTGATAAAACCTTCTACAAAGGCATCCGCTTGTTCATTGGTGAAACCCATTTTTTCAATGGCTTCTTCGCGGAGTTGATTGACATCCATCGGGGTGTTCCTCATTTAATTGTAAATGTTGTTAAGGACGTCATTAGGACGGCCTGTTCTATTGTTGATCTTTGGCGTATAGGATGCTGCCGAAACACCAGCGGTAGCCAAAGCGCCAATACCGATGGCAGATTTCTTAAACGATCTGCCTGCAATCTTACCGGCTTTAATACCTGCACCCGCAGCCATTGCTGGCACTGCGGTTACTGCGGCAGCTACTCCTGCGATTGGATCTTTCGCGAAGAACTTAGCTGCGCCCAGCAACTTTCCCAGGCCCAGAAGGGCTTTTTTCTCCATGGTTTCCAAGTTAGCACGCTCAGTTTGGAGTTCGGCTGCTTGTTTAATCAGGGATACAACATGGCTGGCTACTTCGAGTTCTTTGCCTACAAAGACTAGATTCTGGGTACTAGCAGATTTCTCAAAACCACTTTTGCCAAAGGCAGTCATAATTCGATTGAAGTCACTACCAGAGACATGCTCCAGACGTTCCTGCCAGTTAGCCTGCTTAACGAGGATTGGGACGAATCTCTCCAGATCAGAAACACAGTTGTAATGTTCTTGAGCAGTCTTTTCCAACTGAGCTCGAACATGTTGATGTGCTTTGAAAAGGGTTTGGTGGGATTGGTCTACTGGAACTTCGTAGGAGGTATCGAAAGCAGCTTTTTCAAGAACAGGTTCTTCAGGGGTAAGGTCAACATACCCACGATTGGTCGAATGACCCATCAGGCAGTCCATTACTCCTGGGAAACTGGCAACTTCGAATTCAAAGGTTTTATCCTCTGCGCCTTCTCGAAGTTTCAGAAAAGCTATGACGTTGGTTGACTCGACTACCCGGCGAACCTGGTCTTCGTTCAGCTGCAACCCCCTCGCCTTTTCAGCGATGGATTCGTTGAGAGGAACCTGGTTCGAAACGAACTGCTGTACGGCGTAAACCGCAAGGTCCTTGATAGTGTCTTGATCAAATTGCATAGTTAGTCCGAGATCTCTTCTTCACTTTGGATAGGTAGTTCTACCTCTGCCTGTTTCTTCTTCACGTCTTCAAACAAATCTGCAAACTGACTTACTGTAGGGAATGTAGCAACAACTTCCTTAACCCTGATTTCCAGTTCCTTCTGAGCTTCATTACTATCAGTAGACCAAGCTTTCAAGAGACGGGCTACGTCCATAGACAATTTCACCCATTTTGTACTTTCTTGACTAGCCTTCGATGCACTGTTGTTGAAGAATGCTTCTTTAGCCTTGAAAAGGCAGGTATCAAATAACTGCTTCAACCCGTCCAGGGGAGGAGTTACATCAGTCCGTTTACCAAGCCTCCAGGCTAAGAATCCAAGTCCTTCCGTGAGACCCCAAAGTTTAAGGGTACTTTCATCTTTGTTTCTGACGTTGGCCATTTGAACTTTGTCCAAACGATCCATGTCGTCAGTGATGTAATATATTTTAGAGTAGAATTCTATCAACTCTTCATCGATGTCAAGTATCCTACCAATCTCCTTGAAATCCTTGGAGGCTAGTAAGCAGGCTTCGACATAATGCCGTTTCATATCATTTTCGTTTAACGGTTTGACCTTCTGAAAGAGCAGCCCGTTATATCCGGTGGGATTGCTGAGGATGTCATCAACTAGCTCATCCTCACCCTGCTGCTCTTTACGTAGAAGAATCTCCCGATAGTTATGTCGCTTTGACATTGGAGATAAGCTGCTCCAGTTTCACCAGGTTATCACCCAGGTTACGGTAAACAGCTTTGACTGATGCAATAGTAGACATCGCCGATTCACTGCCGCTGGCCTGGATAAGTTGATCCATCCTCACACGACTCATGAACAAAACACGTCCCAAACGGTCCACTGCTTCATTGATATCAGGTAGGTATTCTGCAATCACACCGAACAGATCTGGTGACTGAAGAAGTTCCGAGATAATCATCGCGTCTGCGATTTGTTTATCACCCGAGTCGAGTGCTTGTTGGATATTAGCCCCGTTCATCTGAGCTTCGGCTTGTGGCTGAGGTTTATCACCAAATTCTGGGATTTGACCTGGAGAAAAGTCTGCTTTCTTCGACATCAGTACTACGCACTTCTTAACTTCGGAAGCACGTTTTACAAAGGATTCTGCACGGGCAGGCTCAATACCTTCATTCATGATCAGAAGTTCGATTGCTTTGTGGGCAGGACCGATTACCGAACCATTGAGGCTGTAGTCGATTCCGTCGTGACCGATGTTGATGCGATCACCTAGGGCAGTCAGTGCTTGAGAAGCAAGCAGAGTCTGGGCGTAGTTGATGTTCATCGATTCGATCTTGTGAGCGGTCTCGTACGAATCAAAGCCTTCGTCCATTTCTACCAGAGGGTACCCTTCTGGAACGCAGATGGTTCCTGAAGAATCAGTGATGATGGATTTCAAGCTGGAAATAAACGCTACGTTACAAGTTCCGTCTTCAGTTCTCAGGCGTAGGGTAACGATATGACGACCCCAGTTTGCAGCCTCTACTTGACCCGATACGAGAATTCCCATATTTGGATCTAGGATTGCAAAGTGACCACCTTGATGAACGTCTCTTGCCCCAATCAGATTTCTGCGACTGGTGAACTTGGAAAGAATGCTGCCGACGATAGCCTTGTTGTCACGCTCACCAACAAGCTCATCACCAACTGCAATGAATTTGCCAAGAGTGAGAAGACGACCTGAGGCAGTTGCGACTACGCCCTTCCGAGAATGAGGCAGGCAGTAGCCTTGGCCGTGAGCACCGTATGGTGTCTCCATCTTGGTAGGAACCGACATAACTTCTTTCAAAACGTAAGCTTCTACGACACCGCCATCCGCAGACATCATGCGGAAGCACTTGCCTTGTTCAGTAGCAGTGTTTACGTGATGTAGCTGACCGTGGTATTCAAACTCTTCCTGAGGAATAGCTACACGACTGGCGTGTGGGTATTTGTCATTGAGTGAATAACCTTTATCGAGAACCTCTCGAGCCTGATGATCCGTCAATTCATCTCCGTAGGTGTACACGGCCTTAGCCGGAATTTCTGACTGAGACTTATGTTCTACAGGGGTATCTTTCAGAGCTGAGATGAAATCTTCGATTCCGTAAAGCTTGTTCAAACCATTTGCCAGGCCGCTGTCATCAGCAACTCGGGTACGTACAAATGCTTTGATATGGTTAGGCGTTGAGGCCAAAAACTCAGAGACACGACTGTCACTGGCGTAAACAAATTTGCCGGTACGAGGAGGATTGACCAAATCATATACGCTTGGATTGCGGGAAACACCTTTAGGGATCTTGGCTTTCTTACCAGGATCTAGTTTGCTGGCGTTCATGATCTTGCTCACAGTACTCTTTGAGAGAGGACGGAACTTTCTCTCATCACAGAAGAACACCGAATCAATCGGGTGAGTAGTGTGGTCTTTCTTAATTACCGGGATGTAGTAAGTAGCCGCTCCAGATTGAAGAATGAACGCACCTACGGTAACGTCGTTCTCCGCAGAGGCCTCTTCTGAAATGTCGCGGAAGGCGACGATGAGATTAACCAGTTCCGGTGCGGTCTGGCTAAGCTTCTGCATTGCAATTTCGGGGAAATCCATAGTTGGTCCACTTTCCGGCTAGGAAGCTAATGTGTCTATTTTAACGACAGATATTTCTTATGCTCCACCGCATCCGGGTGCAGTTCCAGGACTGCTCTGGGTATTGACGGCGGCTTTTATTGAGTTGGTAGCCATTCCTGAGTACTTGTTGGCTCCAGAAGAACTTGCATACCCATTTGCGTTTTTCATGACTCGATCAAGATAGTCAGTAGAGTTTATGCCGGTAACAACGTCAGCAGAGTTGGGATCACCTAAGTGAACTCGTACTGTTTGTTGTATGGCCTTGGTTTTGTCCCCGTTGTACTTCCTGATATATATTTTGTAGTTATATTCCAAGACACATAGCCCTGCAACTAAACCTCTTCTAAGCCCTTCTTGATCTTGGGTAAAGAGTGCAGTAATAGATTGCCCCGGATTAACGAGAAGACCGACACTTTCAGCAACGCCAGAATAAGACCCCTGTACGTGTGGGAATCCCTTAGGTCCGTTTTGCAGACCTCTCATGAGATACGCCCCCATACATCCTAGTAGCGATTGGGCCAATCTTCCGTGATTTATATTCCCTTGGTTCAGTGCCAGATTTGCTCTGGCAGCTTTAATCACCTGATGTGCTTCTACTGATTTACCAAAACCAGAAGTAGCGGGGACGATCTTGTGAGCAACACTGACGTTGTTCCAATTCAAACCTTGACCTGACTCTACGGAAATTACCCCGATGATAATCTTATCTACATCAGGGTATCCGCCGAGAATACTGAAGTTGCTCCCTAGCTGAGTATCTATCTCAGCTTTGAGAGCTTGTCTGAATTCAGTACTAGACGATGGGCCTGCCACTCCAGTAGCCATTAGTATTCTCCAGGGTTACCTTGGCCAAAATCTCGACCCAGTACATACGGAGTAATAGGGTCCGTGCCGTGAATTTCAGAAGAAGCACCGATAGCTCCGGATTCCTGAATCGTCTGTCTAATCTTGTTGAATGCAAGTTTGGATAGCCAGTTAGGATCGAGAAGTTTTGCAGACTGAAGACCTGGAACCATCGGGGTTACCTTTAGTCCAGAGTTACTTACTTTCACGGAAGAGATGCCTCTCAGAGCCAAGCTATCAACGTGGTTCTGCGTCAGGTAAGTTCCTGGAGTTTCTTCCAAGATACCGTGTGAAAGAGTACGACCCGCCGCAGAGGATATCGGGACTGTTTCACTGCTATTCTTCAAGTGATGCTGAATAGCGTTGATGTCAACCTCTTGTCCCGGCATGAACCCGGTATCGCCCGGATCGTTAACCTTGACGTATTTGATCATGTTGCGGGCAATCAAATCGAAGTGACGAGTATCTAGACCTGAGCCGTAGATATCTCGAAGTTTCTTAGCCATGTACAGACGGCCTGCACCAACTCCTTGAAGAGCAACGAGTTTACGAGGGTTAACTGTACCGGTGGACATTACTCCTCCGGACAGAACGTCATCACCTTTCTTAACCGAAAGGTCTTGTTCACGACTCACGAAGTGGCTAACACCGTTGATGTAAACCTCGTGATCCTTCAGGGCAGTCTGTCGAATGTCAGTAACTTTGCCATTCAATTTTGAAATAGTGGCTTCGTCTTGGAAGTTATCGGATGGGTTCAACAGGAGGTTGTTTGCTTCTTCATAAGCATTTCGCTTTTTACCTGCAACACCCCCGGAGTGCTTAGTACCTAGCATCGCCTGAGTGAGACGTTCCGATACCGACTGTGAAGCAATTACGCCTACGTTGGTACCGATGGTTACCAGCTTGCCGTCTGAAGCTTGGCCGTAGCATTTCTGACAAACACCTTTCTTAGCTTCACAAGTAAGAGTGCTTCGTACCTTGACCTGTTTATGGGACTCTTCTAGCTCTCGTTGGTATGCTTCATCAATGAACCGATTAGTTCCGGCTTCGAATCTACCAACGAGTGCTTTTTTATCAGTCGATGGGATTAGGATACCGTTGTGAGTACCGCAGTCAGGGACCGTAATAACCTCATGGTAGAGGTTCGGAGTCAACTTCTTAAACAGGGCACCGGGTAGGGAGGTAGAGAGCTGTGCGGCTACTGTGGAGGCTCGTCCAGCGTATGACATGGCGAGGTATTCGCCGGGAGTAAGACCTTCCGCAAAGGAGTGCATTACCGCGATTGGTACCGGCATACCTCGTACGTCAGCAGCCATGAGGGGAGACGATGTACCCCAAGCAAGTTGGGAAGGGTTACCCCGAGCTCCCGTCTGAGCCATCTTCGCAGCAGTAGATCCACGTTCAGCAAGGTAGTTGATGTTTTGCTTACTGATCTTTCCAGACATATCCGCAGCCAAGTTACTCAATTCGTTTGACTTTTCTTGAGTTGAAACTTTGCTTTTTAGAATTTCTGATACTTTGTGCTCGAATTCTCCAAGCAGAGCGGCTCGTTCTGAGGAATCGTTTATATAGTCAGACAGCGGAGTTGATGCACCGATCTCCGTAGCCTTACCGAAGAACAGACGTGCAAGGTCATTGATGACTTCAAAGTCCGATCCTTCGTTCTTGATGAGCAATTGAATTAGACCTTGAACTCCACCCTTATCCAGGACGCGGTGAAGGTCGTACTTTTCCCGAGCTCCGATAGGAAGCATGTGCTTGATCATTACTGATCCGGGAGTGGTGTATTTAGTGTCTGCCATGAAAGGTATCGGCCTGGTAGTAGTGAGTTAGGTATCTGGGGATTTTAACTGAGGGTCAATAGGGGCCGTATGGTTCGGGTATAAGTACTGTGTAATGTAAACCCTATATGAACTATCTTACATCTCCGAGGAGACACCTCATGGTAGTAGAAACTATTCACGTAATGGACGCCAATGAAACGACGTCCGAAGCTTTCAAAAACTACGCCGGGGCTGCCTTCCTAGTTGGTATGGCAGTTCTCTGTGTGGGCATTGGCGCAGGGATGATCTCTGAATCAATCCGCAAACTGCGTAAGCCTGCTTCGACATCCAATTTCACGGATGACCTGCTCGACAAGTTGCGGAAGTCTGCCGGTAAAAGCCCTGCAGGAAATTCCACAGAAAATGTTGTCGAGTCCACCATCGAAGACTTGAAGCGTACGATGAGCGACATCCTTGGAAGCAAGGGTGCAGTCGTCGATCAAGTCACGTCGAAAGAGACGAAGTACTACTACGTCAAAAAGTCGTATAAAGAAGAAGTAAAGGTCGGGTCTGCAATCCCGGAAAACTTCTTGGTCGAAAGGCCTTCCACGATGACCCAGGAAATGTTCATGGGTTTGGAGAACATAAAGATCAAATCTAAAACTGCTCTCCACATCAAAGGCGGTGTAAACCTCATTACCGTTGATGAAATTGTCAATTCTGAACCAGTAAAACCGGTATAAGAGTAGTGCAGAAGAAAACTGTTTGAACTACTTCCCCCACTCCTTCCCAAGGAATACTGTCATGGATTCACCAATTCGTGCTGACCACGTAACGTATCACCATCACCAAGGTCCTGAAACTCGGTCCGAAGCTGCTGGCAATTATGCCGGTGCAGCATTCTTAATCGGCGCGGCGTTCATGGCCATCGGTGCAGGCGTAGGTTTCATCCTGGGTGCCAAGGGTGAAGCAGCTGCAAAGATGGAACGTGCAAAACGTCAACCTGTTGCAAAGTAACACCATAGGGCCCGATTCCCCAAGGGCCCTCTCAATTCGCTATCTCAGCTTGGGTATAACTAAATTGAGATAGGCACACACTTGTAGGAGGGTTCCCAATGAAAGCTCCGTTAGAACATCTGGAATCGAGCACTCCTATGAGTGCCGGTGAGGGCACCCTGTACGCACTGATCGGAGGAGCACTGATCGGTTTGGGATTCGCAGTTGGCTGGACCAAAGCGTCTCTTAAAAGTGCTCGGGATCTTCAAGTAGAAAGGCGTTCCCCAAATACCCGTTCACGAGAACGGGACAACCGTCGCAACACTCAACCGTAATTCTCAAAAAACTAATACCTGGAGATTCATCATGATCGCTGAACAAGACCTGACCGCAGTTGCCGCAATCGAAGAAGCTGCTGCTAAAAACACCAACAGCAATACCATTGCGTTCGCGGTAGGCGGTGCAATGCTCGCTATTGGCGCAGGCCTGGGCTATCTGCTCGGCAATCGCAAGGGCGTGAAAAAGGGTGAAGAAGCGGCCAAGGCTGCTTTGAAAGAAGAGATCGACATCCTGCGTGGTTCGGTGGCTTCCGTAAAAGAAACTGCAACCTCGTAAGGGGTCGCAATGAAAGAGGGGGTGGTGGCCCTCTCTTTTAGGCGAATGCGGTGTGGTATAAGATAGGTAGATAGCCAGAAGGAGCTTACGCCATGTTGCAATTCTCATTACCTGCAGGTAGATCCGGGCTCACCATGCAGCGCTGTGTAGAAGCCGCTGTAGAAGAAATGAAAAACGAGTTGGATGCTCACCGGGAAGGAACAAGGATCTACCCTGAAGATGTTGAGGGTTGTGATCTACAAGTAACAGCGTTGTGGGATGAGATTAAATCCCTGAGGAATCTAGCGTCGTTCTCGATGAGCAACGCTATTGAACTCGGGTATGACTACAAGTTGAGTCCCGAAGATCCGTTGATGATCGTAACCCGGAATGCTGTTCTCCTGGAGTTCATCGATCAGGAACTAGGTGACAACAGTAAGAGCTCAATCGGTAACGTCATGAACTACGTCTTGTTCAATCCGATTCTGGACTACATCCCAAATGATGGCCCCAGAGTCCACCACTGAAAGAAATTCTAAGCCCGGATACTCTCTGGGCTTTTCTTTTAGTCTTCTCAGGGTTTTCTTGTCGAAGTAGAGACGTCCAGGTCTGACGTTCATATACTTCTTAAATCCGAACTTATCAAAATCCTCCAGGGTGTACTCTGGCCAGTCAAGACTTGTCTGTATCTTATCTATTCCTGACATGGTTAGTAGCATTCGTATTGGCTCTAGCCCGTACATGCTCCAAGAATCTTTGGCGATACGATCCTTCACTCGGAATCCTGCAATGGGATTTCCACGAAGAATCAAATGGTAGTCTCCGTTGTATTCCTCTATTGGGTAGGCACCGGTTAGGGTTGGGCAAGGAGTTCTAGACAGAATTCTGCAGATCTTCTCTTCAACTGAGTTTCTATTTATATCCCAATCGGATTCATAAACATGGAACAGTCGGTATCCAGAACGTTGAGCCATCAAGGTTTTATTCTGATGGTACTGAAATGCCTTCCCGGCCTGCTCTGAATGCCAGAAAATACCATTAAACTCAAACGCAATTCGTTCTCTCGGCAAAACGACGTCTAGCTCGAGTGGCGGTATCACCTTCCTAGTATTCCTTACGATATCGAATCCTAGATTATGAATAAAGTCAGCCAACTCATTTTCCGGGCAAGATCCTTGAGGTCTACACTTCGGACATCCACGGCCATGAACATGATCTGAGGCCACTAACGTAAAGGGGCCGTGAGAGGGGCAGACTACGTCGATATCATCTGAGAGGAATCTAAGCGAAGTATCCGCATAGGAATATGCCAAGCCATGTCTGTCTACGGCTCTATCAAAGAAGTCCTGATACATTACGCTTTGTGCATATCGAGTTTTCACCTTACCACAAGAAGGACATCCTCTTTTTTCATGAAGATGCTTTCTGGCCAAAGTAGAGAATTCTCCATGGATGGCGCAAACTATGCTTATCTTATGGGAAGAAGTTTTAAATACAGAGGAAGAGTAGTCATAGAAACCTTTGTGGATTTCAGTTGCCTTAGTAAAGAACTCTTCAGAAGTCAAAGGCTTACTCCACACTCGTGATTCTCGCGAACAAATTGGACATCCCCGACCTCTCATATGATGGTCAGGGGCCTGTAGAAACGGACCGTGTTTTTGACAGACAATCTCTACCTTGGTCCGATTATTCGTAATCTGAACTCGAGAGTAGTCGTACCGGTGCCCATGTCTGAGAATGGACTTTGTTTCAAATTCAGAATGATCCATTCGCAGAGGTTAACTGTATGCTTATAAAAGTCAAGTAGTTAACCGGGTATAAGTATTATGTATACAAAGTCACGGAGTCCACCAGACGCCGTATCTTACGCACATCGAGGGAGAAAAATGGATCTTGTAAATATTGCAAAACTTGGAGCTCTGTTAAGAGCTACCATCGCTGACTACACAATTCTTCATGAGAAAATGAAGGAGGTAATGGATATCCGAAAAGAGTTGGACGAAGCAACTCCGGATACTTACTCAGCAATATCAAAGAAGTACCTTACCGTAATAGAGTCGTACTTGATAACAAACTCGATACTGAAGCTCCAGTACAAGAGCTTGCAAGAATTTGCTCAGACTATCCAGAATCAAGCTCCTATAAAACATCCGGATATTACGAAAGCAAAATTAGAGTTAATGGTTCTCGACATGGACTACATGAGATCCTTGCCTTCGCTAAGAAACGCAGTTGAAAATATAAACGAGATTCTGATTAATTCAGGAGCTATAAGGGACGAGACGTTGACCATGGTTGGAGTTGTGCGAGATGGTGAAATTAGAGTATGACAAATAGGCCCCTATTCTTCTGGGGCCTTTTTTACATTCGCAAAGGTCAGAACGGTATAAGTACTATGTAAGGGGAATCGCACCCCTTGTTTAAAACCAAAAATACTTAAAGGTCTAGACCCTATGCTTACTTCCGATTTGTTGCTGGCGGCAAAAACCCTCCTCGAAAATCTGAAAACAACTCGAGGAAGCATGGACTCCCTGAACTCTACGTTCATGGTGGCTATGTCCGACGAAGACCCCGTCAGTGCTGTTCGAAATCTTTTCCCAATGATTATCGAGTCTTCTGAGAAATCAGCGGCGATGATCGCGGAAGCCTTTCTCGCAGTGAACTGGGAGGATGAGAACAACAAGCCTCAGTATCTGTATGACATTCTTTCAGGTGTTCAGACGGAAGTTCCAGATGATATCAAAGAACTTGTTTCGGATCATCTGTCTCACATGAGCACCGGTACGGAAGCTGAAATGATTTCTCTGTTCGGACCAGATCCGATGATGTCCTGCATCAAGAAACTGGATCTGCTCGATGAACTCTCTTCTCTCATCAACGAGCGAGACGAGACGCAGGCGCTAATGGCAGCACTGCAACATACTCCGGAAGTCCCTCTCGTAACTCAGGAATAAACATTGCTATGACGGACCATACTGCTGAATACCTCGAAACTCTTGCCAGTGAATACTTCACGTTCATGCTGAACAACCGAATTCGTCTTCGTGAGTTCGTCGGTAATTTCCAGGTTGTTCTTACAAAACCTCGAAATAATGCTGACGAAGTAATGCGTCTCTGCGAAGAATTCAACAAGTTCCGCATGGAGCCTATCGCAGATCGGATTCCGTTGCTTGATGAAAAATCAATGGACATCCTTGATGATGCGTTGTTGGGGAAGTTGAAGGGTTTCAGTATCGAGACTATTCTCAAGCATGAATGCTACGAGCATATGCGTTCTCTGGAAGAGAAGCCTTTGGAGATACCTACGGGTCCAGTCCTGATCCGAGGTCTTGCTCCTCTGTAGTAATAGTAAGGTCCTGATTCTAGGGCCTTTCTTTTTAAATTTAGAGAGGTGGTTCCAGGTATAAGAATAGTAGAAAAGAACAATACATCTATTGTTCATAAATACTACAAGGATTTCAAAATGACTTATTCTGTGAAGGTTGATGAGGCTGCTGCTGGTTTCTTCCGTAGACTTCTAGAGGAAGAAGACACCCTCAATAGAATTGTCGGGCTTTTCATGAAAGATTTGAATGATTCCGTCAGTTCGGAAGAGTCTTTCCGCACCATGACTATTTGGCAAGAGTTCCTAATGAAAACTCTGGGTGATCTAAGTACTCTCACTCCTGATGAAATAGTTGATCTGGATAAAATAGTTCGACTGTCTAGACTGGATAAATGCTCAATGGTCACTCAAGCCTTGGCTAAAAAGTATGCAGACATGAAGGATATGTCTGAGTCTCCTTTGTGGGGTAAGTACTCAATCCTTCTTCCGCGAATAAATTCTTTCAAGTAACACCTAAAAGCCTCGACTTCGGTCCTGGCTTTTTAGTTTCAATTCGGTAGGTTCGTTACCGGTATAAGAATAGTAGAGAAGAACAATATCTTCACATTCTAAATACCTAAAAGGACCTTTGATATGAACATTTCTCCAGTACTGCAAAACGCTTGCCTGACAATGCTGTCTGAAATTGCTGAGATGCATCCTGAGCTTCGTGATCTGCATGGTTGCACAATGGTAGAAATGGAAAAAGGCTCTGATCGTAATCTGACCTCTATCCTGGATGAGCTGGTCGTGCTCTCTGCCCGTGGCTATCGCATCATGGAGCGGTTCCAGAAGACTGCTGCCACAGAGATGGAGTCCGCAAATTTGGAGGATACGATTGCCGCCATGAACGCTTTCACAGCTGCATTCAGCGAAGGCAAGTTTGACGACTTTGATAATCTGAGTCCAGAACTGATCGAAGCCCTTCAGCAGAACCTGAAACGCAAAGTAGAGCTTGAAGGCGCCATGGACCTGAAGTTCGGCAAAGGTGCTTTGATGCGCATGATCTCTGAAGACGGCCTTCTGCCAAACTTCATGGAGAAAATGAGTTTGGCGTTGCACCCCGATCAAGTTCCAGATCGCGAAAGCATCAACGAGTTCTCAAAGAAAGTTGTTGAAGATGCACTTTGTAAAGTTCGGAACGATCTGAACTAAAGTACGCATCAAAAGAAAGCCCCTAATCAAAGGGGCTTTTTTAGTTTACCTAGCACCGATGGTGATCGGAGTATTCTCATCGACCGTACCGTCTTTGAGAGCTTGGAGAACGTGTGCTTCAGATTCGAAGTGCTGAGGCTTTTTATCTTTGTCAGGCTCAGTTAGGTGAACGGAACCGAGAATGGCTTCGTGACCAGGTGCTATCAGAGACTCCCCAAAGCCCATACGGGCGTCGTAAATCTGTTTAGATGGCATGAGCTTCTCTCTAGCTTCTTTCACCGCAGCCGGGCCCATAGGCAGAAACAGGGACAATGCGTCACCGTCGTAGTCCCCTGCGAACATCGGAAGGTGCAACGGGTTTACCCCGATGGAGTTACCTTCTACTGGAACCGGGAAGAATCCAGAGATGTTCGACTTCATGAGCGTAGGGTTACGGTTAGCGAGGATCGGTACTTCCTTGATGATCTTGCCAAAAGACGCGGTAGCAGAATCGTTCCTATCGTTGTAAGCCTTCTCCGCATTGATGTAAGAGTGACCTTGTCGAGCCATGTCACGAATGATATGGAACTTGTACATGGACCACAGAGTATCTCGCGGGATAGCCATCTCGTTGAAGCCTAGACGTGGCTCTGCGTAGATAGTACCTCGACCGGAGAAGTCTTGCTTCTTGCTAAGGATCTTGCTGTGGAACAGACCTCCTTTTGGAGAGCCTGAGCCTGCGATCTGAACCAAAAGACCTTTGAGATTCCGGCCACGAGAAGCACCTGAGATAGGGTCACCTACTCCGACTACTGCTTTCAAACCGTTATACATTTCACGGCGTTCACCGATCAAAGCTTCGTCAGGCAAAACACCTTTCAACTCTTTCATGCTGTTATTCACAAGCATGTGATCTCGGTAAAGTTGGTTTACGTCACTGAATTCTAAACGTCCACCCCCCTGAATCATAACGGGTCGAGTAATCGGTGGGACTACTGGAACGTTACGAATCACATAGGCTTTATCTGGGGTAGTACCCATTTTCTGAAGACCAGCAAGATACTTGATCTTCTTAATGGCCTTGTCTCTTTTAGCCACAGACGTAGCATGGATAGCCTCTTGGGAATGATCCTTGAGACTCTGATTTACGTCGATGGCTCCGAGGAGCGCTTCGAAAGCCGCTCCCCCTACCAATACTGGTTCGGTCACATCGTCACCTTTTTGATTACTTTACTGTCATCGCCATGAGTAACGATGTGGAATTCCTTATCTCCTACTTTCTTAAGTCCGTATTCACCTGTAGTGAGTTTATCAAACTCAGAAGAAGTGAGACCAGTAAGGTGTTTTACAGCACCTTCAAAAACAGGGTTAACGACAGGTTCAGCCAGTTTGTAGTGGCCCCATTTCTGTCCACGAATACCACCAGTAACACTCATGTCGAACAAACCACCATCTTCTGGCTCCAAGTTCTTCGCAGCAATCATATCTGGAGTTTTGATCTCTCCGTTGCTCATGCCGAGAATGTCGTGGTCCATCAGAGGACTAGCAGTGATATGGGTATCGCTCTGAGTAACCTTAACTCCTGCGCCATGCAGATAGTCAATGAACTTCTTGGTTGCAAACGTGGTGTTAGGCTTAGGAAGCGGTTGGCCCCTCAAGAACTTAGTCCAGTACTCTGAGTTCTCTTCGGATTTCGAAGTACCGATTTCTTGAAGGTTGTGACGTGCGTCAGAACCAAGCAGACCCAAGAACTCCATGTAACCAATAGACTTCGAACCTTCATGTCCACCTTTGGTAGGCTGAAGTACGTTGTCGTATCCGCCTACGTTACGAGCAGACAAGTTTTGGTCGGTAGTCTTGTACAGCTTCATCATGTACTGAGGTCCGGCCAGGACTTTAGGATAAGTCTTACCATTGTCTGGATCGAACACTACGTCGGTGTCGCTGAGGCCGTGGGACTTCAACTCGTCACTGAGATTTTGTACGTTAGACTTCTTGGAGAAGTTTTGTACCAAGTACGGGGTACCAGTCTTCTTAGCAATTTTCGCCGCAGCAGTTTCCATTAGCTGGCCGAGGTTTACACGGCTAGTTACAGAGGCCGGGTTCAACAGGAGATCATATGGCTTGCCAGTTTCTTTGTTGTAAGGCATTTTTTCATCTGGAAGAATCAACGAGACGATACCTTTGTTACCGTGGGAACCTGTCAGCTTATCTCCGACTTCAAGCTTCTTAACCGCCCGAAGAATCACACGAATCTCTTTGCCATCAACGTGGCGGTCTACTACCTCAGCAGGGTCATCATAACCCCAAGTATCTGCATTGACGCGGTAAGGATTGACGAGTGTTTTGTGCAAACGCCCCAGCATACGATCTTCAGCGGTAGGTTCTCTTTTTTCAAGTACAGCATATACCGGGTCGCCATGTTTTAGAATGGCACCCACTTGGGCTACGCCAAGTTCATCTAGCTGAGAAAGTTGATCAACCGTGAACTTGCCTGGGAAATAACGTTTCAGTAGCGACTTACGAAGCACTGAATAATCCATGATGTTGTAGTCAATCTTGTAGGCGTGGTGACTAGAAAGTCCTGCAGCTGCACCTTCGGAAATGACCAATCCGTCTTCGTGGTTAAAGCCTTTGTAGGGGATATACGCCACTTCAAGGTTCTTGCCTAGGGCTAGAACGCCGTCTTTGGTGTAGTTGTTCTCCGCAACCATTTGTCCTTTCTTGACAGTCTCTCCTACTTTTACATGAGGGGCTTCATCATCAAGGAAACCTTTCATGTTGAACGGAAGGTTCTTAACCAGATTGACCTTATGAGTAGTGCCAGCTGCGGTCTCGATATGGACTTCGGTAGGAGTGATTTTCTTAACTACACCGTCTACTGGAGACTTAGTGCTGAACACCTGAGCAATCGATTTTACAAACGAAACACCGCTAGGAGAAGTTACGGTCTGAACCAAGGGGGCTTCGCGGTCTACCAGAGACAGTGCCTGAGGAATAGCCTTACCGGCCATGGTCAGACGACCTGGATGGTTACTGTTCAGGAACGGTACTAGGTTGGTGGTTACGGTGTAGAGGCTGTTACCACTCTGGAACCAGTACTGAACTTTGCTACGTTCTACTTCTGAGAGGACACCATGATCCTGGGCCTGAACTCGAGCCTTATCTTCTTGGTGAGGGAATCCCACTACTGAAGTCATAAGGTCATGAACGGACATTACATGCTTCTTCCCTGCATTATCGACCACTGTCGAGTAAAGAGTTCCGTAATCATCGCGATGAGCAGAAATAGTAAAACGAAGGTCAACACCAGCATGATCAGACTCAGGCGTCCGGCTAGGGTCAAGAATACCTGTGTGAGACGCATCAATGTTACGAGCGGACTTAGGAACAGCACGAATGCTTGCGATACCGCCTTCCTGAGCTCCGAGTACAGTGACCTTACCCACGTTCTCAATTGATTCGATAGCATTGGTTTCTTCCGGAGTAGACACCAGAGTCGATTCGAGGATGTAGTTCTGATAAACCTTGTTGAAAGGCTTAGACGGAATTACTTGACGAATCTTCGGATTGGTATGATCTACGCGTTCGAGGTTGAAAGTCAGTTTGCTTTTAACTTTGGATACGGATTCGTGTTCACGACCTGCTTCGAAACGACGAGCCAGGAAGTCGGGAAGGTTCTGCACACGCTTGAACTGAAGCGAGTCTCGGTTATCTTCTTCTCGGTCACCACGACGTACAGCAACCATATTTGCCATCGCACGGAGAAGCGTTTCATGAGTGATGTTTTCAAAAGGTTTACCAAGAGTAATCTCAGTCGATTTAGCCGACAGAGTAGATCCGTTGAAAGCCTCTCTCAAAGCAACGATCATATCTTCGTAAGACAGGGTTTTATCCTGTTTATATTTCGAAGTAAGTTGACCGTAGAGAGCCTTGATTGCTTTCTGTTCTTGACCTTGAGCAGCCTGGACGTTTCTTTCCCACAGCTCTGCAGGGATGTACTTTAGAACTTCCTTACTAGAGATGTTGAAGATCGCAGTGAAGATCGGGGCTACCAGCACTCGAGATGTAGACTTATCTGCGTTGAGATAGATCAACTCATGTTCCGGGTCCAGAGTCAGCGAGAAGCTACGACCTTTCTGAGTGTTGAAGTGGGCTTCTAGTTCACCGTTTTCTTTGGTCCGAGTAAATACTCCCGGACTCAACTGGAGCTGGTTTGCGACAATGTAGTTGTTACCCTTATAGAGCATCGTATGTTTCCCGGTAAGGAAGAACGAGTCCATAAGTGGGAAATCCTTTTCCCGGTCCACAACATTACCACTTGCTTTGTGGATCAGAGAAAGAGTCCCACGAATAGGGTAGGTCAGCGATTTGGATTTGAGAATCGCCTCCTTTTCATCTTTCTGATCGAATTCTTTACGGTCAACATGCACGTCGTCAATTTGCAAAGAGTAATGCTTGTTCTCGATTGGGAAATGCGAGGTGAGACCTTTCACCAGCGCTTTGTCTGCCTTCTCGTTGATAGACTTTGGATCTGAGAAAATTGGGTACGGAGTATTAGGCATTGGTTAGATTCGTTTTTGGAAATAACGAAGAACGACAAAGAAGCGTCCCTCGAATGAATACGTCTGGCGATCACACAGAACGATTTCATCACCCTTTAGACCTACGGTCTCAACTCTCTGGAGCTCAAGAAGATCGCCAGGCTCATCCAGATCACCACGGAAATATTTAACCGTATAGTTATCTGCAATGTAGTTATTGTCTTCCGCAGCAGCCGGGAGAATACCAGGCATGCTGGCACTCCCCTCTTGGCCCTTCTGCTTATTCATTCCCTTTTCGTTCATGCTTGGGTCGCCTTAGGTTCTGCCGGTTGTTCCTGGCCTGGTTGTGCAGTTTCACCGTTTGCAGCAGCAACGGCCTGTGCAGTGGCTTCTTGTAGTGCAGCCAAGATTTTACGAATCTGGAGAGACATGGCTGGATCTTCTGCATCCATCAGTTGAAGCTGTAGCTCAACCTCAGCAGGGTCCATAGACATATACTCCATAGCTTGAGTAATACTGCTACGTACGAAATCAGCTTGTTCGGAAGACGTTTCCGAGTTCCTAGTGGAAGCTTTACGGGCTGCAGTTGTTTTCGCAGTTTCCGATTCGATAGCGACTTCAACTTGGCGTACTGCTGTATTGATTGCTTCACGTTTCATATTCTCCTCTTCCTCGGCATAATCTTCACCGAAGCTTTCGAAGAGCTTAGTCATGGACATCTTGCCAGCACTTGCGAGGTTCGCAAACATCTGCTGCATGGTAGTGTCATCGATCAGCTTGAACTCTTTCAGACTTACCTTACAGTCTTCAAGACTTAGGTACTGAGCAATCTTTCCGAACATCCATTCTAGCAAAGTATCCATCTGAGCTACGTACGAGGACATATTGTTCTCGAGAAGTCGAAGGCCTACTGTTGAGGAAGTCCAGTTAGTAGTTCCGCTCAAAAGCTCTTTCGATACGCCCAAACTCAAAAGCATAGTTTCTTCTGCTTGTTGAATTTCTTGGTTGACTAGAAGAGCTCGACCTTCGCCTGAGATGGTTCCGTAACCAATCGGGCCTGGAGCTACCAGTACATGAGCATTGTCTCGCTTGTGCTTCCGTAGAGCTGCCTCCATTCTGCCTTTGAAATTACTAAGGCTCATGGTCACCGAAGGATCATTAGAACCGCTAGGTGCTGGATAAACTACTCGAAGCGGGCTCAGGAACTCGGTGGCGATAGACTCGTTAGCCTTACGCAAAGTCTGCTGGTAAAACACCAACCCGAACAATGAAATCAGCGGAGGTACGGCAATACCGTTCAAGCTGTGTGTAGTAAGAGATGGGGCTTTTAGGTGATAAATGCCATCATCATCGAACTTGTAATCTTGATTCAGCCGAACAGCTTCTACGAAAGACCATGGGGTAGATGACAGGAATAGCATGTCTCCCATAGTGATCTTGCGACGAACTTCGTTAGGAATAGCGTAGTAGTATTCTGAACGACCAGTGATCGGGTTGTTATTCACAACCATGTTCAAAGCATCCCACTGGATGATGTTCATGTCCTTGATGTCAAAGGACTTTCTATCAATACGTTCCAGTGTCCCATTGTGGTTGCAATGAGGGCAGGTCCCATGAAATTCGTATTTCTTAAACGAAACCCAATGAGCCTTACGAACCGGATAATCAGTCTTACAACTTCTGCATCTCAACACTCGAGTAATCGGGTAGTAGATGGAGATGAATACGTTGCCCAGGGTATGGTAGCCAAAACCAATCTCTTGAAGATTTTGACGAAGACTTAGGAGTTTGAATACTTCTTTGTATTTATCAACGGTGGTCTGTTCTTTCGAGTCCACCTCAAAAGAAGTAATTGGGTACGAAGAAAGCTTGCGAATTACTTCCGTGGTAGTCGGAGATTGAGTGGTGATGTATTTCGACCAACGGATAACGTCGTGCAAATTCCTAGGTAGGAATTGATTGGCAACAGTAAACCACGGACTAGGCGTCTGTCCAAAGTTTTGAGTGTTCCCAAAGGATGGGCTTAGGTAATCGGTCATGTGGAATGTGGGATCCTTGATTGATCTCGATTTTAACGGAATAGGATTACCGATTCAATAGCAAGAGCAATATCACGGTATAAGAGTATTGGGAAGAAGTATTTGCGTATGTTGTATTTGGGGAGGGAGCGCTGTGAATGCTGAAAAATCAAACGAAGGCCCTGACTCTTCGGAGATTGGAGAACTCCTAAAGAAACTCAGTGGCCGGGTCGTAGGAGAAATCTGGGTAGTAGACGGTCGTAGTAGCGAAAAACGACTTTTCTGTTCCTATGATTTTGATTATCGCGATACGGTTGAAATTGTCTTTATGGCAGAAGAGATCCCGAAAGAGGATCCTGAATGCGATACCGGCAAAGCGGTATTTACATTTGGCATTAATCAAATGATACCTGGGGAAGAGGTTGACACTGATATGGCTGCAAAACAAAAAGGTCTTTCGCAGAAAGCGCTGGATGATTTCAGCGAGGCGTTAACGATGGCGGATCCTACGTGTGAGGATTATCTACTCAACGTCGATATTAATTTTGAAGACCTGTCCTTGAAAGAAAAATGCCGAGTGTTGGAGCATGACCTGGAAAACCTCCTGGATATGTTCGACAGCTACGGCTATTCCGAAGAAGAGAAGAAGCCGGGGCTGTTCGCCAGACTCTTTTCTAAAAACAAAACCGCTGCTTAAGGGCGGCCAAACAACCGGGCTAACCCCCCGGTTTTTAGCTAGACAAAATTTGTCTACGTTTAAACTGTTGATTTATAAAGGATTTTTAGATTTCTAGACAAATAGGGTTGGGAGTGTCTAGGTCTTGTCTAGACGAAAGTCCTTATGAATCAAGCACTTACCCTCGATCTAGACAAAATGACAAGATTTGAAGTTTCACATGCACTCAAAGCTTGTAAACCCCATATAAAAGATTTGAAACTCCTACCTACATATATATATATAAATATATTTATAAATATACTCATGTGCTGGTAGACAAAAGGGGGGTGTTTGTCAGGAGTCAGATTTATTTTCTTGAGGTGACAAATCCACACTCTGAGTGCATGTGAAACTTTAAATCTTGTCATTTTGTCTAAACTTGGCTGCAGGCCACGTAGATCAAGGGTTTAGCCGTAGACAAACCTTAGACAGCATTTTTAGGTTTTGTCTAAGACTTGATAAAACCCTTATAAATCAACGGTTTGAACGTAGACAAGATTTGTCTAGCGCTCTGGCGTAAACTTTGTAATCAAGGAGACCACCATGGCCTATGACTTTTCCGCATCAAACCCAACGATTAAATCTTGGCTCGACCGAGATTCAGAAAATCAACCCGTTCGAGAATTCCTGTATCTGCACGAGCATCCACAGATCAGACCGAATTTCGTAACAGACATCGAAGTCCTGATTTACGAGACCGGTCAGCATATGGTTGCCAAGAACATCTCTGGGGCACCTGCCAACAAGCTTGTGAGCCTCGCTGAGACGTTTGCCCATCGACTTAATGACTTTGTGCAGGATCGCTCTGAAGAGGGCGCACAGATCGTCTTAGAGAGTTTGAGAGATCTCTACCGACTTTGTAAGAAGATCAAATCCATATAAAGTAAAACCCCGCCTTGTGAGCGGGGTTTCTTTTAGTCCACGAAGAACTCGATAAGTCCTAAGTTTGTCGTCGACGCAGAGGAGGGTGTTACTGTTCCGGCAGAGGTGATTGTAACTTGGAGGATTCCGGAGCTACCGTTAAGTACGGGGAATAGATTGGTTGCAGCCGGTCTAAATCCTACTGGCAAGGTAAACGCGGAGCTGGTACCTGGGGCAATAGATCCACGTAGAAATACTCGATTACCTATTCTTCGGTACTGAGCAACTTGGAAAGCTCCACCCACATTGGTCCACCCGTTGGTAAGCGTAGGTGCAATCCACTGTTCTTCAGCAGAGACTGTGTTCATCCGGGCTGGAGCAGAAGCGTTCAGAGTCAGTACTGGGAAAGGAGCCCCTGCTGCACTGACTACCGTGTATAGAGGATCCCAGCCGGGAGTTACGGTAGGAGCTACCGAAGCACCAATGTTTGCTTCTGCACCTACGATAATGTTCACTTGCAAAAATCCATTCAGCAGAGTTGCTGGGAGAAATGCATTGGCGCCATCGTAGTTTGGATAGGTTTGGGCGCCAGTAAAGTCAGTGAACTTTGCCTGGACGATATACGTGAATTCTCTACCTAGAGTGACTGGGGCAGGACAGCTAAGCACTACGGGTAGGGGGCTTGCTGCTACTCGAAGAATTTGGCGAGTATCACCATCAGAGATGTTTCCAGGAGACAGCATGGCGCCGGGATCAACGGTCAAAGTACTTGCGGTGGTCGCAGTGGCACGAAGACCTGTTATTTTCTTGGCAGATCCGAATAGGCCTGAAAGGACTGCGGAAGAACCTAGGGCTTCAATTAACGTAGCCCTACGAGCCGCATCTGAAGAAGAACCCAAACTCCCAACGTTTTCTACGATGTCTTGAAGTGGACGGTTGTCGATTGTGTAGTAATACGGGTCAAGCTCGGTGTACAAGCGTACGTCATCGAACTCTTCAGCCGTTGGATTGAATGTTGGGGTAGACACTAAGTGACTCCTGGGAATGTGATCTTTGGATTTTAGTGGGCTTACCCACTAAACGAGTTTATATTGGTACAAGAGATATGGACCCTGCAGAGTAATCTGCGTAAACTTTAGGCTTCTAGAAAATAGGTACCCGTATTATGTGGAATTTTAACAATGTGGGGAGGATAGTCTCCGAGACTGAGCTTCATCGTGGGCTGGTAGCAAGACTTACTAAGGTTTGGCCTTGGAAGCGAAAAGAGCTTTCTGGCGGAATGAAGTATCTTGTTACGGTGACAAATCCTCAAGGCATTGAGATCTATAACCATTACCACTCTCATAAAGTTCTCTTTGGTTACGTAGTGTCTAACTACGAAGCACAAGTAAACCCTTTAAAGTCCTGGCATGACGAAGTTGACGTTCACGCTTTCTCTTTAAATACTGCGGTAGAGACCTATCTAAGCCGTAATCTTTCGGACGGTACGTATCTGATAATGATTCCTTTAAACAAAAAGGTTTCTGAGACGTTCTGGAAAGCGAAGGCAGACGAGGTGTCTATGAATCATGAAGACCCTCATCTTGACTGTTACGTAGCCAACGTCTCCGGATATGAAGGGGTGCTATCCCATTTGATCGCAGATAGCTACTCGATGTACCCAGGTAGATACATGCTTATGATCATCAAAGATGGCTTTGCTCAATCCACGGAAGATCTTCTATGAGACTGATCACGGTAGGCCAATACATCGAAGCAATTCCCGAGACCTCGAAAGAGATCAAACAGATGATGGCCTTCCCCGGATTTTTTCGGAGTGGGGCCAGATTCCTTGCGATGAATAAACCTCTGGTAGTTCAGAACTTAGCCAAAAGGCTGAAGGTTCATTTCGGAGCCTTGAATGTAGATAGAGAAACGTACGCCACTGCGAAAGGTACTTTGAAACTAAAGACTCTTCCTGAATGGTTTACCTATCACACCTCTCCGAAGACTCACCAAGAGATCGCTCTTAGATTCCTCTACACCATGATCAGTGCAGGTCTTCTACTTGAACCGGGCATGGGGAAAACGAAGGTCTATTTGGATTTCATCTTCTTGATGCAGTTCAAACGTAGTCTAGTAGTTTGCCCGAAGGCATTGCTAGGTACTTGGGTAGAAGAAGTTCTTATCCACCGTCCCGAAATAACAGTCTATGTTGTCGAGACCACTAACTGGAAAGAAGAACTTCCAAAGATGAAAGCAGCTCAGCTCGTGGTGATCAACTACGACAAAGCTGTTCGCCTGTTTGAAGGTCTTTCTACTGAGATTCAATTCGACTCGATGAACATCGATGAGGGCCTGATCAAATCACCAACTACTGCTCGAACCAAATGTCTCACTGAAATCAGCAAAGACGTTAAGAGCAAGGTGATCAACTCGGGTACCTTGATCAACAACTCACCTCTGGATCTGTTTTCTCCAGTGCGGTACTTAGAACCCTCTCTGGTTGGAAGAGACTACAAAGTCTTCAAGAACCTCTATGCCATCGAGACCCCTCCTGGAAAAGATCAGTTCGGAAAACCGAAACGCCAGTTCGTTGTAGGCTACAAAAACGTAGATGAAATGCGAGATACTCTAGAGTCTTGCTGCATCGTGATGAAGAAGACTGAGTGGCTCACCCTTCCAGACAAGACCTTCACAATCATCGACTGCTTCGTTTCAGAAGAACAAAAGAGAGTCTTTGGCGAACTCCAGTCTAACTACGTTGCCGAGTTCCAAGGACGAAACGTAGAAGTACCTAGTGCGCTAGTTTTAGCGGCCAAGCAGTGCCAAGTAGCAAATGGATTTATCTACTACACTGAAAGCCCAGACCTCCTAGGAGAAGAACTGGATTTCTTCGGAGAACGTCAGTTCAGTGGTGAGAAGAGAAAAAAGACAGCGCCTACTAAACGGGAAATTCTCTACTTTGATGAACAGCCAAAGATCGTTCAGCTTCACAACCTTCTAACTGATCGACTAAAAGATCGAAGAGTTATGGTCTGGTACAACTTACAAGCTGAACGTGTATTAGCAGAGAAAGCGCTACAAGATGCAGGTATCGACTTCCTGACAATCGCAGGAGGTGAAAAAGATACCTTCGGCAAGGTCAAGGAATTCAACCTGAATAAGAAGTACCAAGTTCTCCTATGCCAAGCCAAAGCAGTGAACTACGGCGTTACCGTGTTAGGCCACAAGGAAGACTCGGAAGTCGAAGAAGGTACTATTTTCAGTAATGTCGACAGTCAGGTCTACACTCAGATTTTTATGAGTCTGAACTTCAGCCTAGAAGTGTTTTTGCAACAACAGGACCGGATTCATCGAATCGGTCAGGAACGAGCGTGCGAATATTTTCTACTCCTATCTGACTTTGATGTCGAAAGATACGTGTATAAAGTACTCGGCGATAAAGAAGACGTGAAGGACTCCATGATGGTGGACTTCGTCAATAGCAGAAAAGTAGAGGTTTGAAAAATGAGTATTAAGCTTCCGTTTGCAAGCTACCCAACTTTGATTGATGCTCTGGAAACTTGGGGTTACGAAGAACAATTCGGTATGGCCAACGAAGAATTCGGGGAGTGCATCACCGCCATCAACCAATTCAAACGTGGCCGGATTGACGGTAAGAAATTCGCAGGAGAGATTGCAGACGCATTTATTATGGCGAATCAACTTGCAATTATGATTGGTGAATCTGAGGTGCAGGAGATGATCGAATACAAGATGAGTCGACTGAAAGAACGTCTCGATACCTTCAACGGTAGAGTTCAACCAGAGGACCCTCAACCGGTATAAGAGTAGTGCAGAGGAATATATCCACTGCCTCAAACTATAAATTGTAGGGGAATCTTATGACCACCGTTCTTAAAACTCGTACTACTGAAAAAACGGTAACAACGATCTCGAAAGAAAAGGTGGTCTTTGACCCCTTCAATGAGGAACACCGCCAAGCGTTTCGCATCATGGTAATGGCTGGTCGTCAAACTGAATTGCGCTTCGAACTTGAAGGCTTCAATGACGTGCCATCCATGATGCTTTACAAAATGGCGGTATTCGGTGCAGGGGCGATTGATACTGTTGCCAAGAACACTCGGGAGTCTCTGGCTAAACGGGCTACTATCCATGCGTTCCCTAACCGCAATGAAACTCGTACAACTTTGAATAACAATTGGATTCTTAAATAAGTACAATCTACTAATCAGAGGCCTGGGATAAACCAGGCTTCGAAGAAGAGGTGTACTTTGAACCCTTTGAATTTAATGCTTTTGTTTATCTTTCTCCTCCCAACTATCTCGGCACATACCGAGCCCGCCGCAAAACCAAAACCGATCATTCGTAATTTCATGGTTACCGAATGCAACAAGAAGAAGGTCTGTCTGATGAAGATGCGCCCTCACGAACAATATCGTGGTAAAGACGGTCAGATCTATTGGCGAAAAATTCAATAAATGCAGTAACCTTGGTATAACAATAGTGCGAGAGAGTATTCTTTAGTTAGCTTATTCCTGGCAATATCCTTTATCTTTCGAAAGACCTGGAGACTCAAAATATGTCGACTTCCCTGAACCTCGGTGCAGCTGCTTCCGTCGCATTCGCTACCAACAAAGACCTGGCAAAAACCGCCGCGTATCTGGAAGCTGGTCGCATCGTCAACAACAAACTGGCTCAACTGATCGGCCCGAAACTGCCTGTTCTGGTTCGCGGTTACGCTTCCGAGCCGCTGGGCAAACTGGCTCTGGCCAACCTGCTGATGGTTGCCGTTCAGCGCTTCAAGCCTGAGCATGTTGCTCTGCAGAAACTGGCCTACGCAGGCGTTACTTCGGCTTACACCGAAGTGTTCCGCGACTTCAACATCGAAGGCCTGATCAACGGCTTCCTGGCCGATTCGTCCATCGCAAGCGCCCTGGGCGTCGTAAGCGCTGCCGAGTAATTTCCACTCGCCGGTCGTAGTATATAAGTGGGGCCCCTTCGGGGGCTCCTCTTGTTTTCCTGACTTTTTTCTTTAGCTTTAAATAGCCTGGAGAGACAAAATGTCTGTAACAACTTTTACTGGTTTCGTAGTTATCGACGGTGAACAAGTTCTCACCTATGAACAACTTCGCGGTATCGGATTTATCGGCCCCATTGCTGAAGCAGAATATCTCGGCGGTTGCCACGGTATTAACGGCCTGCTCCAGGTTCGTGCTACTCCGAAACAAACAGAGCTCATGGACGATCACGGTCTTTCCTTGGCGTTGGTTCAGACTCCGTGGTTTCATGACCGTCGTTTGGCCATGGAGCCGGAACTTCGACTTGACGTAATCATCTCCGAAGATCACGGAGAGGTTCTCGACCTCGAGTATCTCAACGGTTACACCCGAGTAGCCTACAACTACTGTGATGGAGGGGAATCCATCAACGTTAGTGGCAAACTGAGTGTAGGGGCGTATAGCTCTAACTCCCCTCAGCCTCCCGTAAATCTGATGGCAGATATCGGCTGGAACTCCGTCATCCCGGCGATGCCTTCTCCTGCGGATGTTCTGAAACAACTGGGTTCTCAGAAGTCGTTGGCTGACCAATTCGCAGATGCGTTTGCTTCTGCTCGGCCAGTACCGGCCCCTGCTTGGGAAATGCCAAAGGCTCCGGAACCCGCTCCTTGGGCGTCTAAGCCTGAAAATCAACAAGCCCCTGAGCCAGTTAAACCCGCTCCTGCGTATGTTAAGGAAGTCGTCACTAAGCCTGCCCCAGTCGGCCATGCTGAAATGATGAATGAGATGTTTGGGCGATTCATGAGTTGACCATCAATTCTGGTATAAGAGAAGTAGAGAGAAACAACGACTCGCTACTTCTCCTTCCCAGAACTATAAATTGATAGGACATCGCATGTACGAATTTGACTTTCGGGTAACCGTGACCAAACCTTCTACAGGCAAATTGGTTCCACGAGAGAAGTTGATTAAGGTACCCGAGGCTGCAAATCGGTTGGATTCAATTGTTCAGATGAAAAAGAAGCTTCACAAGAACGAGGAACAGCTCCACGTAATACTTGATGTTCAATGCTTCAAACGGAATATCCGCAAAGAGCGAGTCCAGGTTACTGACAGCGAACTCGAAAAGCTCGAACGCGAATACATCTATACAGATCTAGGGGCTGTCCCAGATCTATTCACTCGGAAGAAAGACCCATGGGACTTCTAGGGTTTCTTGCAGGCATAGTTCTGACAATCGGTGGTATCGCACTTGGAATTCTATTCTTGGGCTTCATCATCGGACTGCTCGTAAACGGCGTTTGTTGCGATTAAGAGATTTACACCTCCTCCAGCTGTAAAGGTCCGGCTGGAGGTTTTGAGATGTCGGGCTTCCCCTCCGGCATCTCCTTTTTATATCTTGCGGCTTTTTTTAGATTTCGATAGAGTGTATTCATTATCTATATGGAGCACTTTCTTTGATTAAGTTACTTGACCACGGGTTCATTCGTTTGATTGATCACATGGGTTCTGATCTCTCGGTAGTTCGAAACGCCCGAGTTAGCTATGACGCTGATTGGCGTGCCGGGGAAGACGAAGGAAGCGATACTCGACTAATCAACTACCTCGTAAAAAATCATCACACAAGTCCTCTAGAATCTGTTCAGTTCACCTTCGAAGTAAAGTGCCCGATGTTCGTTGCCCGTCAATGGATGCGTCACCGTGCTTGGGGTTACAGTGAAGTCTCTGCTCGGTATTCGGTTCTTCCAGATGAGATGTACGTTCCTGAAAAAGGACTGCTAGGTGTTCAGAATAAAGACAACAAGCAGATGCGGGATCTAGTAGACATCGATCCTGAACACGAAGCAGAAACTCTCAGTCTTATCGCCAATGCAAACGAAGTAGCGTACAAAATGTACCTTACCTTGATTGCCCGTGGAGTTCCCCGAGAGATTGCTCGCGGCGTCCTGCCTATGAATATCTACACTCACTTCTTCGGTACGGTCGATCTCCATAACCTGTTTGGGTTCTTGCGTCTTCGCGACCACGCTCATTCTCAATATGAAATCCAGGTATATGCCAAGGCCATCTTGGAACTTATCAAGCCGTACATCCCGGTTACTTTGGCAGCTTTCAAAAAGCATGTTCTAGGTGAAATCTCATGACTCCAGAATATGAGCAAGGTTATCGAGATGGCATGGATCATCTCTCCAAACAAGTTGACTATTTGAATACTCAAGTAATCAAAGTTACAGAGATTCTTCATAAAGCAGTTTTCGTAAATTCTGCAAATAATCCACCAAAGCCAGGTATGCATGTCTGGTTGGTCATGGATAAAGAAATGATATCTACCGGGTATTACCTTGGTGGGAAATACATAGCAGATAGCGGATATATCGTAGACCCATTGTTTTGGTGTATGATTCCTCGTGTAATCGCAGGCGAAGATGACGGTCCTAGGCGTAAATTAGTCAAACGTGACTAGCCGTTCTGGTATAAGAATTGTGTAGGAGAAATGTACGTTTCTCCCCTAATAACTAAAAAGGATAATGTATGAGTGCTAGCCATAGAGTACGACCGAAGGGTGGTTCCCATCTTATGAGTCGTTCTCTCGCAGAACGATTCGAACGGTTCAAGGAAGTCCGAGTAGAGGGGGATGACCGTAGTATGGACGGTTTGGAAGAAGACTGCCCAGGCGCAATTCGACACAAGGGATCTGATCTACCGGAGTCAGATCAACCAGCTAAAAACCGTCGTCAAAAACCTGCGGTAAAGACTGCCAAATAACAACGACTTCGGTCGTTGTTTTAAAAAATAGAAATTACAAGGTGACCCACATGCTCTCTAAAGAGTCCGTTTCCGTACGTCCTAACTGGCAGACTAGAATCTCCAATAAAGGACTTGATCCAAGCCATTGGTCCGAAGGGTCTATGGTCGTTGTTAAAGAACATCCGACTAATTTGGTCAATGCTTTGATGGATTACGCAGGTCGAGTCCCAGTAGCCTTGAATAATCTGTTCGCTACCGGGGATCCTCTTGAAACTCCACAGTTCGGAAGTCTCCGCAAGGAACAAGTTTTCAACGCGGCAGCCTCTTCCTGGGCACACCAAGATCCAAGCTTCCCAGTACGCTTTGACATCGCCGTGACAAAGCTAGGCGGCTATATCTTGCTCGGAGTTAAGGGTGACTATCTTGAAGGCATGATCGCTGCTGCAGCGGCTAGCAAGGCCTGGCACCAGCATCACTTCGAAGGTATGTCCGACATGCTTGAGGTGAATTACCTGACAGAACATCTGACTCAGGAACTTCAGCCTTTCGGGGCACATGCGTCCCCTCCATCAATCCGCGATGTAACGGTTCTCTCCTCGGAGTCTATCTGCTCCGCTTACATGGCGTCCTGCATCGGAGAAGCTTCTGGGCTCAAGCTCTCCAAAATAGGCATCGGCAAGTTGGAGGACATCGAACCTCAAGAAGTTCGTTCAGATGATCCCCACACCAAGTCGATCATCAAAATCGATCCTTGGTCGAAGATTCTGAAAGATTCTGACGCTGAGTCCCTTTGGTTCAATCTCTTTGATACCCCTCGGGCCTTCACCTTCCAACCGCCGTGGATTCTGGCATTGGATGAAATGATTGACTTCTCGGAAGAGGTGGGTGAAGATCAGATCGACATGGTTCTGAATATCTGGCTGAGCCTTAGTTC